GCCGGGAGCTTCTCGGCCCCGACGGCGCGCGCCGCCGCGATCGATCGCCTCGTCGCCTCTCTCGTCGCCGCGAAGCTCCCGGCTTGACCCCTCGTTGACGCTTTTCGTGCTCTAGGCTAGTCTTTCCCCCGAAGACGCGGGGGGCTACCATCATGACGACAATCGGGATCGCCCGCTACGCGGGGATCGACTTCGCCGCGCCCGAGACGCTGCGCGAGATCGCTCGCGCCGCACTCGTGAAGGCGGCCGAGATCGCCCCGCCCCTCCCCGAGTTCGTGCTCTCGCTCGCCAAGAAGATCGCCGACGAGGGCGCGCTCGATCCGATCGACGTCGCCTTCGCGTGCGAGTTCTTCGCGCAGCGCGGCGTCGAGAAGAGCGACAACGAGCGCCTGACGCTGACGACCGACCTCTTCGGGGGCGTCGGCTGTGCCGAGTGGGCGCGCGGGATCGTCGAGAAGATGCACGTCGCCGACGACGCCGCCTGCGCCGAGGCTGGCGCGCCGCGTGCCGAGCCCGAGCCCGTCTCGAAGCGCCTCGCCACGATCACGCGGGCCGACCGCCGTCGCGTCGCCGAGGTGCTCGCCAAGCTCGCCGACTGCCCGCCCGTCGACTTCGGCTTCGTCGAGGGGGACGTCGGGATCGGCGTCGTTCAGACGCACGAGGTCGGGCTCTCGTTCGCGCAGACGCTCTCGAAGCGCGCGCATGGCGGGCAGCCGGTCGAGATCACCTCGCCCGAGTTCGTCGCGCTGGCGCAGATCGCGCCCGATCACGACTGGCCCGCACTCGCCAAGGCCGCCGCCGAGGGCGATCCGGCCGGGCTCGCCGAGGCGTTCGACACGATCTCGGCGTTCGATCTCGCGGCTTCCGACTTCGATCTCGTCGCCCGCCTGCGGCCCGCCTCGGTCTATACCAACCTGCGCTTTTTGAAGAAGAGCCCCGAGCCGGGCGCCGACGCGATCCGCGTCGAGATCCTGACCCCGGGCAATCAGTTCGAGCGCAACGGCGTTCTCGACGGCTCGGGCGGCTTCGTCAATCTGCGGTGCCCGATCGCGAAGACCTCGGCCGCGTGGTTGAAGGTCGGAACCGAGGCCCCCGAGATCGTCGACGTCGACGGCCGCGTCGACCGCTACCGCGCCCGCGACGTCTTCAAGTGGGCGGCGGGGGCGCAGGGCGACGACCTGCGCGAGTTCTACTTCGAGGGGAAGATCGTCAAGGGGCGGCACCTCTTCGAGCGCGACGCCGACGGGGTTTGGAAGTTCTACCGCCCCGCCGATCAAGAAATGGCTTCCGACGTGCTCGAAGACGACCCGGCCGCGATCGTCAAGTGCGCGATCGAGAAGGTCGACGAAGATCGCCGTCTCGTGACCGGCGCCGTGCTCGTGCCCGGGATGCTTCGCGACGACGGCAGCGTCGACGGGAAGGTCGACGCGCAGGGCGACGTGATCGACGCGGCGACGATCGAAAAGGCCGCGCACGAGTTCCTTTCGGGCTACAACCGATCGACGAAGCTCGGGCTTATGCATAAGTCTTGGCCCGCCTATCTGCAACTCGTCGAAAGCTATGTCGCCCCGCACGAGATCACGCTCGGCGCGAAGACCTACCCGGCCGGGACTTGGATCGCGACGAGCAAGGTTCTTGACGACGAGAAGTGGGGGCTTGTAAAGTCGGGCCGTCTCACGGGGTATTCCATCGGGGGGATACTTCGCGCGGGTCGAATGATTCAAGGGGGATCCAATGGCTGACCGCACGGCGAAGCGTGCCCTCGACGATATCCGGGTCGACGAACTGTCGATCGTCGATCTGCCCGCGAACGAAGAGCCCTTCGCGATCGTGAAGAACGCGGCGCCCGAGCCCACCCCGGCGCCCGCCCCCGACACCACCAAGGCCGAGCCGCCCGCGCCGCCCGCGCCCGAGCCCGATCCCAAGCCCGCCGACGCGGGCGACAAGCCCGGGTGCTTCGGCATGAACGGCGAGCCCCTCGACGGCCTCGACTGCGCTTCGTGCCCCTTCGGCGGCGACTGCCTCGCGGCGACGCCCGAAGAGAAGCGCAAGCCGAAGGCGCCCGCCAAGACCGACGAGCCCGAGCCCACCCCGGCGCCCGAGCCCACGACCAAGGCTGTCGGCACGCCCGCTCACGACGCGCTGCTCGCCGAGAAGCTCGGGATGATCTCGGGTGTCGCCGCGCAGATCGCGAGCATGGCGCCCGACGCGACCCCCGAGGGGCTCGCGAAGCTCCGCTCGCAGGTCGACGCCCTCGGCGATCTGACGTGGTCGGTGCGCAACCTGCCCGTCGAGGCTATGGCGCTCTCGAAGCGCTACACCGAGGCGCTCGGCAAGAACGACGCGAAGGGCGCTCTCGCCGTCGTGGGCGAGGCGATCGCGAAGGTCACGGGCACCGACCCGACGATCGTCGCCGCGCCCGCCCCGGCGCCGACCCCCGCCGCCGAGCCCGAGCCCGTGAAGAAGAACGCCGCCGCTCGCCTCGACGCCGCCCTCGGCAAGATCGAAGCGGTCATGACCAAGCGGGGCGCGACGCAGTTCGGCGAGATCGCCGGGCTGCTCGACAAGCGCCTCGAAGACGATCCCGACGCGGTCGACCTGCGCGCCGCGCTCGAAGAGGTGCGCGAGGTCGTGAAGTCGCTCGAAGGCGTGCCCGACCTGTCGAGCCTCTTCGAGAACCTGACGAAGCGCGCCGATCCGGCCGCCGTCGCGGCCGCCGAGGTCGCCGATCTGCGCAAGCGGATCGAGCGGATCGAGGGCGCGGGCCTCACGAAGAGCACGGGCGGCGATCCCGCCCCGGCCCCCGCGCCGCGTTCGGTGTGGGAAGGATCGCCGATCGGCTAGAGGCCGAACCGGCGTGCGAGCACGACCGCGAACGTGAACCAGGGGGAAAGAAGATGCGCAACGAAGAACTCTTGAAGGCCGCGATCACGGCGGCGGGCGCGCTCGCCACGACCGGCAAGCTGTCGCCTGAGCAGAGCGACAAGTTCCTCGACTACATCGTCGACGAGACGAGCCTCGCGAACAACGCCCGCGTGATCAAGATGCAGGCCGAGACGCGCGAGATCAACAAGATCGGCGTCGGGAAGCGCGTCATGCTGCCCGCGACCGAGGCGACCGACCCGGGCACCCGGCGCGGCGTCACGACCTCGAAGATCGAACTCACGACCCGCGAGTTCATGATCCCCTTCGAGATCTCGGATCGCTTCGCCGAACTCGCCGTCGGCGCGAAGGGCGACGTCAAGGATCTCATCGTCAAGATGATGGCGAAGCAGGGCGCCAACGACCTCGAAACCCTCTACCTGCGCGGCGACGTGCTCGGCGAGGCGACCCTCGAAGGCGACGTCGTCGACGGCGGATCCGACACGCTCTTCGTCAAGGATCCGCTGCTCGCGACCTTCGACGGGTGGCTGCGCAAGGCCGACGCGGGCAACCTCTTCAACGCCAACGGCGCGAACATCGGCGCGAGCGTCTTCTCGGCGATGATCCGCAAGATGCCCACCAAGTTCCGCCGCAACCGCAAGGATCTGCGGTGGTTCGTGCCGAGCGACCTCGCGCAGTTGTGGCGCGAACGCGTCTCGGCCCGCGCGACGACCGAGGGCGACAAGGCGCTCGGCGGCGACTCGGGCCTCGCGCCCTTCGGGATCCCGCTCGTCGAAGTGCCCCTCCTGCCCTTCGAGCCGCCGACGGTCCAGCACGTCACGCTCCCGGGCACGACCAAGGTCAGCCTGCGCTACGCGCCGATCTCGAACGTGGTCGTGACCCCGACGACGCTCGGCTCGACGCCGACCGCGAAGTTCGTCGAGAACACCGACTACGAGGTCGACCTCGTCGCGGGCACGATCAACCGCAAGGCGGGCGGCGCGATCGGCGACGGCGTCACCGTCAAGGTGACGTTCCTCGCGCAGCCGCAGATCCTCCTGACGCACTTCGAGAACTTCATCGTCGGCCTCGGCCGCGATATCCGCGTCGAGAAGGATCGGAACATCTACACCCGCATGGACCAGTACGCCGTGACCCTCACGGCGTCGGTCGCGTGCGAAGAGCCGACGGCGATCGTCAAGGGCTACAACGTCGGCCTCGGCGTCTAGTTCCGGGTGGGGGCGATAGGCGGGCCTAGCGCCTGACCTATCGCCCCCTGCTCGGTTCTTGCGCACGGCGACGAAGGGGGAACGCATGGCGCGGTTGATCGTCCCGAAGGTGAACGTCGAACTCGACGCGAGCACGCTCGCGCAGGTCGCCGACCGCTCGACGGCGGGATCGCTGCGTCTCTTCGCCGGGCAGCCTGCCCGGTTGACCGACGGCGAGATCGAGGCGCTGCGCGTCGCTGGCGTTCGCTTCGTCGAGCACGTCGCCAAGAAGGCCCCCGTCAAGCCCGCCCCGGCGCTCGTCGAGGCCCCGAAGCCTGCGCCGAGGAAGCGCGGGGGCGACGCCCCGACGAGCGATCCCGAAACCGCGACCAAGTAAGGGGGAACCATGATCCGCAAGCTCTCGAACAACGACGTCGCGGGATCGGGTGTGGCGGCCGACCACGCGGCCGCGCTGCTCTCGAAGTTCAATTCGCTCGTCAACGGCGCCTCGAAGCTCGACGCCGACGTCGTGCTCGTGAACGACGACCCCTACGGCCCGCACGACTTCCTCGTCGTGTTCGGCTTCACGGGCGACGCCGCGAAGTTCCTCGGCGCCGCCGTCTACGAGCGCGCGCTCGTCGCGGGCGGCGGCCCCGGCTTCGTCGGTGCCGACGTGACGATCGGCGTCGTCGACGTCGCGACCTCGACCTTCGTCGGCGTCAGCAAGACCGCGACGCTCGCCGCCGACGACAAGGTCGGCGTGATCGAGTTCGACGACACGGCCGAGAAGACCACGGCGATCACCGACGAGGCGTTCGCCGCGCTCGCCGGGGGCGGCGGCTCGCTGCCGTCGCACTATTGGGCCGCCGTCGTCACCGTCCCGGCCTCGAAGACCTTCGCCGCCCGCATCGTCGGCGCCGTCGAACTCGCGACCCGCTAACGCGCGAGAAGCCCCGCCGTTCGCTTCTGCGCCTTCGCCCCTCACGAAGACACCCCTTCGCCTCTCGAAACGCGTCTGCGTCGATCCTCGTGCGAGCGGAGGGCCGATCGGCCGAACTTGCACGAACACAATCGCGGCGGTAGACTTCGCCGCGTCAATTCGTCTCGTCGGGGGAAGGAATGTCGAACACGCTGCGCCCGGGGCTTTGGTCGGTCTGTCGCACCGAGAAGGGGGCGCCTGTCGCCGCCGACGGCTCGACGAGCGGGGTCTTCCCGAACCGTCAGGGGTTGACGAACTGCGACGGCTACGACTCGATCCTCGTCGGGGCGAAGCTCGCGGGCGGCGTCGCTCCCGACGTCGACGTCGAGATCCTCGCCTACGACGGCACGCTCGACGCCTTCTTCGTGCTCGGCACGCTCGCGGGGCTGGCCGACTCGGAAGTCGCCGAGGCGACCGTCTACGGCGCCCGGGTCTTCGCGCGGATCGTGCAGGTCACGGGCAACCCGACGAACGTCGCGCTCTACGTCATGCCCGGGAGGGCTCACCCGTGATCGTTCTGCCGCTGCAAGGCGAAGACTTCCGCGCGAAGAACGAGCCCGCGCTCGCCGTCTGCGACGAGTTCGGCCGCCTCGTCGACGCCGACGCCGTCGATGCCTGCGTCGAGTATCTCGACGGGGGCGCGTGGCGCGTGGTCTTCGATTGGGCGAGCGTGCTCCCGTCGCGGTTCGACCGTGGGTGCTACGCGGCCGCCTTCGGGGGTCAATCGCCCTACGAAGACCCCGGCGAGATCACGGCCGGGCTCTTCCGTTGGATCTTCCGCTACAAGCCCGCCTCGTCGCGCAGTTTCGCCACGCCCCCGAGCGTGGGCGCCGACTACGTCTACGTCGAGCGCTACTTCTTCCTCGCCGCCGACGCGCAGAAGAAGTCGCGCTCGATCCTCGGGAACCCCGTCGCCGTTCGCGAGGCCCTCGGCGTCAGTGAATCGCGCCTTTCGTGGGCGGCGATCGTCGAGGCTCTCGATCTCTGGTCGAGCATGATCGAGCGCGTCGCGCGCCAGCGCTTCCGGCTCTACCGGGCCGCGAAGCCCCTGCGCGTCGACCGCAACCGATCGCGGATCCTGCACCTCGACGAGCCCGTGCGCCTGCTCTCGCTCGTCGACTCGACGGGCTACGAGTTCGACGTCGCCGGGATGATCGCGCAGCGCGTGTCGCCGTTCGCCGTCTACGGCGTCGAGGGCGACGAGCGTTTCAACCCCCGGATCGAGTTCTTGCAGACCCTTTCGACGGGCTCGATCTTCACCCCGTCGAGCCTCGACTCGTTCCTCTCGGGGATCACCTACACCGCGATCGGGCTGTGGGGCTTCGTCGACCCCGAGACGCTCGACGCCCCGATCGAGATCAACGAGGCAGCGAACCGTGGCGCCGTGCTCTCGTTGAAAGACGCGCTTCGCCGCCCCGAGTTCGCCCGGGTCGGCCCCGTCACGAGCGAGACGACCGACGGTCACTCGATCTCGTTCGGGATGGGCTTCGCCCCTCTGCGATCGGGGATGCTTGCCTATCTGCGCGACCCCGCGATCCGCGACGCCGTGCGCCTCTATACCGGCCCCGTGAAACTCCGCTCGCCCGGGGGTTAGACGTGCCTATTCCCCGCCTCGTTCACCCCGTGCCCGTGCGCGTCGTGCCGCTCGCGAAGGCCGACTCGGCGTTCGACGAAGACCTGCGCGAGCCCATGCGCGAGGTCGAGGGCGGCGACACGATCGAGACGGTCGCGCAGGTATCCTACAACGTCGACGCGCGCAGCCTGCCGATCGGGATCGTCGAGGGCGTGTCGGGATACCTGCTTTTCTTGCGGGCGGATCTTGAAGCTGACGGCTACGCCCCGAAGATCGGCGACCGCATCGTCGAGATCGGTAACTCGGGCGAGACGCTGCTCTTCGTGGTCTTCGTTCGCGACGGGGCGCACTACCCCGACGCGGGCGGCGCGACGACCCGCTATGTCTACTTCAACGATCGGCGGCCGAGCGCGCAGATCCCGAGCATGATCTAGGGGGCTGGCGTGGCGAAGACTGGCGTCAAGAAGGGGCCGGGGTGGGACGCGTTGAAGGTGAAGCTCGGCGCCCTCGGCATGACCTCGGCCGACGCGACCTTGAAGACCGAGGTCGCCAAGGCGACCCGCTTGAACTGCCTGCTCGGCGTGCGCTATATGCGCGACTACATAGCGAAATCGACCGGCCTCGACCCGAACGCCGTCTTGACCCGCCTCGTCAAGCGCTCGTCGCGCGCGCTCGTCGACACGGGTCAAATGCGGCAGGCGGTCACGTTCCGAATCAAAGAATGGAAGACCGGCTTCGCTGGGATCGCGCGCAATGCGGGCGTCGGCGGGGCGACGTTCAACGTCGCGATCATCGTTCACGACGGGGCGACGATCCCCGTTACCGCAAAAATGCGAACGCTCTTCGAGCTTCTCGCGCAGGCGAGCGAGGGGAAGCGCGATCCTGCGAAGCTCACGGGGCGCGCGGCCGACCTTTGGAAACGAACGAAGCGCTTCAAGTGGCGGCGTCTCTCGAAGGGCACGACGCAGATCGTGATCCCCGCCCGGCCGTTCGTGTCCTACACCGTGCTCGACCTGAACTTGCAAGAGGCCGTGCGCGAGAACTACGAGATCGCCGTCAAGAACGCGATCGCGAAGGGGATCTAGGATGAAGCGCACGATCTCGCACGCCTTCGACGCGGGGGAAGACTCGCTCGCGAAGTGGGATCGCGGCGCCTCGGTCGTCGAGTGGGTGTCGACGCCGACGGCGAGCTTCTTCCGCTTGCAGGCCGCCGCCGACGGCACCTACGCCACGGGCTCGATCGTGCGCTTGGCGTGCCCCGAGATCACGATCTCGCGTCACAAGGCCGAGATCTTGGGCGGTTGGGTCACGGCTGGCGATCAACCTCGGGGAACGATGATTCGCGCCCGCCTGTGCGCCGACGGGGTCGATCTCTTCTACTCGGGCGGGGTATGGCGCGCGGCGGGCGCCGACGAGTGGTTCGACGACCTCGTCGCGCTGAATACCGCCCTCGCCGTCACGCCGATCTCGTTCGAGCGCGTGCGCCTTGTGCTCGGCTTGGGCACGGCCGACGCGCGTCGCACCCCGAAGATCACGGCCGCAGCGATCGCCGTCGTCGTCGACGGGCTCGGGAGTGTCGTCGAGGAACTCGTCGCCCGCGATCTCTTCGCCCGGTTGCGCGAAGACGTCGCCGCCGAGGCGAGCGTCGTCGTGAAGTGGCCCGCTACGGGGGGATCTCTTGTCGTTGGCGACGTGATCGACGGCGCAGGCGCCGAGCCCCTGTCGATCGTCGACGTGCTCGGGATCTATCTCGACTTCGGCGGGCACGGCGAGACGGGCGAGAATCTGCTCGTCGTCTACGACCCCGGCATGAAGACAGCCCAAACGACCGAGTCGATCACCGCTGGCGTGCGCGTGCTCGTGCGCGTGCGCGCCGCTGTCGAGTTCGCGATCGTGACGCATCCCGACTTCTACGAGATTGCCAAGACCCCCGCGATCGTCGTCGAGGCGATCGACGAAGAGACGACCGGCGAGCCGATCGCCGAGACGCACTTCCCCTATCTGTCGACGGCCGGGGGCTACGACCCCGGGGGCGCGCCCCTCGCCCTTGTCGTGCCGCCGCCCGTCGAGATCGATCTCGTGCTGCGACTGCGTGTGCTCGGGTCGCGCTCGCTCGAAGTGCTTCGACTCGTCGAAGATGTCGAATCTTCCCTTCGATCCCGACCCGTGCTAGGTTGTGGCGGGACCGGGGAAGAGGTCATTTTGCAGATCGCCGAAGGGCAAGCCTATTCGCCGAGGCCCGACAACGGGCACGCGCAAGACGCGACGATCTCGGTGCGGCTTGGCGGCGTGAAGCGTTGGATCTCTCGTGACGGGCGCGCAGGGCGTCACGTCGCGACGCTGAACGCGCGGGTAGGAACGCAGACGTAAGGGGGATCATCATGGCGATCGTTCGTCGGTGGGGCGTCACCCACGCAGCCGGGACCGCAGTCGTCGAGCAGCCCGCGCAGGAAGCGATCAATGCGAGCGCCCTCGGGTGGTTCGCGCCGATCGGCAAGTTCGAGCGCGGCGAGATCTCGAAGCCCGGCACGCCCGCGATCAACAAGTGCTACACCGCTGACGACCTCGCGCGCAAGATGGGCTCGCGGATCGACGGGAGCTTCGCCCCCGACGTCTGCGAAGACTTCTTCGCCTACGGGCAGGGCGCGGGCGGGCTCGTGCCGATCCGTATCACCGACGGCACCGAGATCACCCCCCACGTCGACCTTTACTCGCGCCATTGGGGCACCGACTACACCGCCCCGCACGGCACCGCCCCGACGCAGCGCTCGAAGGTTCCCGTGCTGCGTGTCAGCGCGAAGAACGCGGGTCGGTGGGGTGGTCGCAAGCGCCTCTTCTTCAAGACGATCGCGCTCGCCGACGTCGCCGCCGCCTTCACCGAAACGACCGTCACCTTCGCGGGCGAGGCGTTCGTCGTCGACGAGTTCAAGGGCGCGCTGCTCGTGCTCGTCGCGGGCGCCGTCGCCGTCTCTTACCGCGTGATCTCGAACACCGCGACCGTGATCACCGTCGAGGCCGATTCGATGATGGAATCGGATCTCGGCGCGGCTGCCGACACGTCGTGCGTGCTCGTCGAGCCGAACGAACTGCTCGACAGCGGCGCCCGCTACGCCCTCGGCGTCAAGGTCGTCGGCGCCGAGGTCGATCCGTCGACGAACTTCGGCCTCGAAGTCTACGTCAACGAGGCGCTCGTCAAGCCGTTCCGCACGCTGTCGCTCGACCCCGCCTCGCCCTACTACGTCGAGAAGGTGATCAACGACGACGCGAGCAACGACTACGTCGTCGTCGACGACCTGTGGGCGGGGCTCTCGCTGCCCGTCACCCCCGAGGCCCGCCCGGCGAACTTCTACGGCAAGCTCGCCGCGCTGACCGCGACGAAGGCGACGTTCAACGTCTGCCAGATCGTCGACGTCGAAGATGCGAACGTGCAAGTCGTCGACGTCGACACGAGCGGCGTCGTCGCCCCGAGCGTCGGGCACAACGACGAGATCTTCGCGGGGCCGGTGCGCCTGACCTTTACGTGGGTGCTCGCCTCGAACAAGTACACCGTCGCCGCGACGGCGATCCGCGACAAGAGCGTCGTCTTCAAGACCCTTCCCGACTTCGCGGTCGGCGCGGGCGCGCAGGCGAACAAGGTCTACACCGCGAACTCGTTCCTGCCCGCGATCACGATCGACCACAAGGGCGCGGTCGCGAACACGAAGACGTTCGTCGTCGACTTCCTGCCCGTCCCGGTGCTCGAAGCGACCTTCAACGGGCACGTCATGCCCGACGTCGCCGGGAAGCCCCTCGCCCGGCTGCGCGTGAAGAGCGCCACGGTCGACAGCGTGACGATCGAAAGCGGCGACCTGACGACCTACGGGCAGGCCCCGACGCAGGCGAGCGTCACGGGCACGGCGATCGGCGCCGGGGCGACGTTCACCTTCGTCGTCGGCGCGGGCACGAGCGACGCCTTCGCGTTCAACGTCGACGGTCGCGGCGCGATCGTCGGGACGCTGCCCGCTGGCGGCGCGATCACGCTGGCGGCGATCGTCGCCGCGATCAACGCAGTTGCGAACCCGATCCTGGGCTACAACCCCGCGAGCGCGACGGCCGACGGCAAGGTCAAGATCACCTCGGGGTGGTTCGAGGGCGGCGGCCCCGCCTCGTCGGTCGAGGTCGCGACGGCCGCGAACGACTGCTACACCGTGCTCGGCCTCACGGTCGCCACGACGCGCGGCACCGAGGGCAAGCTCGCCGGGCTCTCGTTCCCCGAGCAACTCGGCGGCGGGCACGACGGCGGCACCCCGAGCGATAACGACTACCTCGAAGCCCTCGCGGTCGACGACGGCCCCTTCTCGCTCGTCACCCCCGAAGACGGGATCGGCACGCTGCGAATCTCGCTCGCGGGCGTGACCTCGACGACCGTCCAGAAGGCCGCGATCACGCTGGCCGAGGCGCACAATCACCAATACCTGACGAACATCCCGGCCGCGAACGTCACGACGCAGGCGATCGTCGACTACGTCAACGACACGATCGGCCGCAGCGACTTCGCGGCGCCCTTCTTCCCGTCGTGGGTCGACGTGCCCGATCCCGACAAGTCGGGGATCGTCTTGAAGCGCATCCCGATCGACGGGCAGATCGCGGGCTTGATCGCCCGCTACGCCCACGCGAACGAGGGCTACCACGTTCCGGCCGCAGGGCTCGACGCGAAGCTCTCGCGCGTGGTCGCGCTGCCCCTCGACGTGAAGTTGATCAACGCCGAGGCGCTCACGCCGCAGGGGATCAACCCGATCCAGAAGAAGCGCGGCTCGTTCGTCGTGTGGGGGATGCGCTCGCAGAACGCGACCGCCGCGTTCAAGCAGTTGACCCACCGAATGCAACTCTCGCACTACGAATGGACGTTCCTCTCGTCGCTCGATTGGGTGATCTTCATGCTGAACGTGCCGACGACGCGCGGGAACGTCGTCACCGCGTTCCGCGAGTTCTTCAAGCCCGAGTTCGCCAAGGGCGCGATCACGGGCAGCGACTTCGACGACGCCTGCTCGATCAAGTGCGACGCGGGCAACAACTCGCAGGCGAGCGTCGACGACGGCGAACTCTACGCCGACGTCGCGGTGCGCATTCCGAGCTTCGTCGAGCGCTTCGTGATCCGGGTGTCGAAGGCTGGCGTCTTCGAGGGGACGTCGAACTAGCAGGCGCTACGATAGGCTAGCCTATCGACAACGAGAAAGGGGGCTCGCATGACCGCCAAGGGAACGATCAAGGCCGACCATATCTCGACGAACGCGATCAAGCTGCTCGTGATCGGGCTGCCCGAGTTCGTGATCACCGAGCTTTCGGGGCTCGAAGAGGAACTCGAAACCGTCGAGCTTCCCGACCGCACGGTCGCGTCGGGCGGGAACACCAAGGCTTCCGAGTTCACCGTCAAGACCCCCATGCACCACCTCGTCGAGCAGGCCGCGTGGGAAGCGTGGTTCAAAGAGGGGCAGGATCCCGTGTCGCCCCTCTACAAGAAGGCGGGCACGCTCGTTCACCCGTCGATCTCGGGCGGGACGCTGCGCACCTACTCGGTCGTCGGCGTCTTCGTCAAGAAGCGCAAGCTCCCCGACCTCAACATGAAGGGCGAGGGCGAAATGGCCGTCGTCGAGTGGACGCTCTCGGTCGACGACGTGCTGCCGATCTAGTCGGCGAGGCACCAAGAGGGCATTGGAAGGCAGGCCAAAATGAGACGGGCTACCGTTGCCGAACTTCGCGACCGCCTACCCGTGGGCAAGGTCGCGGCCGACGGCACCCGCGCTCGGTCGTTCTCGTTCAAGCGCTGGCGCGGCGCCGACGAACGAGTGATCGGCGCGATCCGAGAAGAGAACCGTTCGATCTCGGCGGGCGCGTTCGCCGCCGAGGTGCTCGCGCACTTCCTCGCCGACTGGCAGGGCGAGAGCTTCGAGGGGCTGTCGAAGGGCGAGAAGCGCCTTCGGATCTCGCAGTCGTGGGCGGCCGACGTCTACGCCGCTTGGTTCGAGCTTCGTCGTCGGGCGCTCTCGAACGAGTTCGACTCGCGCCTGCACTGCGCGCAGTGTCGCACGCCGTTCGACTACATCGTTGACGTGGGCTCGATCGACTCGCTCGAACTCGAAGACGGCGAGGCGATCTCGACGCCCTTCGCGTTGCGCGACGGGTTGTCGTGGCAGGGGCAGGATCGCAAGCTCTTGACCCTCGAACCGCTGCGATGGGAAGCCTACGAGGCACTCGCCCCGGGGAACGAGGTCAACCTCGGGACGGTCAAGCTCGCGGTCTGTGCGAGCGCGATCGTCGGGCTCGAAGGGATCGCCTCGCGGGTGAAGCTCCCGACGACCGCCCTCGACGACCTGTCGAAGTTCGATCTCGAATCGCTCTCGGCGTGGGTCAACGAGAACCAGCCCGGCCCCGTGCTCTTGATCGAGACGCACTGCCCGAAGTGCAAGGCCCCGATCGCCCGGTCGTTCCCGTGGGTGTATGACGTTTTTTTCTCGGCGAAGACTTCTTCGACCTCCGCACCCCTGAGCGGTGGCGCCGGGAAGTCTTCGCCCTTGCCTACGGCGTGCCCGGCTTCACCGTCGATCTCGACGGGGCAACCCCCGCCGACCGAATAGCGTGGTTGAAGCTCTTGCGCGAGCAGCAGGCCCGCGAAGAGCGGGCGCGGGCCGACGCCGCGAAGAAGTGAGGGGGCTACCTTGGAACGCCTCGGCCTCGAAGCGGTCTTCGAATTCGACCCCTCGCACGGGATCTCGGGCGCGAAGCGCGCCGAAGTCGCAATGAGAGCCCTCGAACGCGGCGTCGACAAGGTCGGCAGCGGCGTTGGAAAGATGGGCGAGGGCTTCCGACAGGCGACCACGGCACTTGCCCCGGCCCTTCTCGCGGTCGGCGCCGCGACCGCCTTCGCGGTCAAGAACTTCGTCGATTTCAATTCCGAGTTCGCCAAGATCGGGACGCTGCTCGACGGGGGCACTCGCGAGGCCCGGGGGTTCACCCGGGACGTCGAGCGCCTCGCCTTGCAGTTCGGCAAGGGCACGAAAGACATTCAGGCCGCCATGTTCCAAACCCTGTCGGCGGGTGGGTCGGCGGCGAAGCACCCGATCGAGGTCTTGAAGGCTGCGGGCATGGCGGCGACGGCGGGCTTCACCACGATCGAGACGGCGGCCGACGGCTTGACGAATGTCCTGAACGCCTACGGGATGAACGTCAGCGAGGTTGGGCGGATCAACGACGCCTTCTTCATTGCCAACCGCGAAGGCAAGACCACGGTCGACGAACTCGCGAAGTCGATAGGGCAGGCCGCCCCGACCGCCGCGCTCGTGGGGGTGCCGCTCGAAGAACTCACGAGCGCGATCGCCCTTATGACCACGCAGGGCATTGACACGCAAATGTCGGTCGTGTCGATCAATCAAGCGCTGCTCTCGTTCGTCAAGCCCTCGCGCGAGGCCGCGAAACTGGCCGAACAATACGGGATCGATCTCTCGCTGTCGGCCTTGAAAGCCAAGGGGTTCCGACAGGCCCTCGCCGACGTGAACGACAAGATCGGCGACAACGAAGACGCGCTCGCCATGCTCTTCGGGAACGTGCGCGCCTTCCGCGCCGCCGCCTCGCTGGCAGCCGAGGGCGGCGCCGCCTTCTCGCGCGTGCTCGAAGCGACGCGCACCGAGACGGGGATCACCGCCGAGAAGTTCCGCGACGTGACGGGCGATATCGGCTTCCAGTTCAAGCGGCTTCTACCTGCGGCCGGGATCGCCGCGAACCGGATCGGGAAGGCGTTCGCCGAGGTCTTCAACCTCGCTGAAGCGAGCGGGGGCGCTGATTGGATCGAGGCGAACCTCGACCGGATCGAGCAGAAGGCGAAGGCGTTCTTCGCCTCGGTCAAGCGGGGGTTCAACGAGCTTCGGATCGGCGAGAAGATCGAGGCCGCCCGCGCCGCGTTCGAGCGCCTCGGCAGGTCGATCGACGCGACCTTCGGCAGCGAGTCGGGGCGGCGCGTCGCCGATATGGCGCTCGCGATCGGTGCGATTGGGATCGTGGCCGCCCCGTTGTTGTTCGCGCTGTCGCCGATCGTCGGGATGATTGGCGGGATCGGCAAGGCGGCGCTCGGCCTCGGCGAAGCGTTGGGGGGGATCGCGACCACCGTCTCGGGGCTCGGCGCCTCGATCCTCGGTGTCGCTGACGCGTCGGCGATTCTCGCCGGGGCGGTTGGCGGGGCTGCCGTCGTGGGCGCCGTTGCCGTGGGCGCCGCTGCCGTCGAAGCCTACCAAGACAAGTCGACCGGGCTCTCGCTGGCGATCGACAACCTGTGGGGCTCGATCAAGAACCTTTGGACCGTGATCGCCGAGTCGGCCGCGTTCATTTCCGCGCAGGCCCCGGGCGCGTGGCAGGGGTTCGTGAACGTGATCGGCGAGGTCGCTCGCGGCGCGGTTCACCTTCTGACGATCGGGATCGAGCTTCTCGGCGTCGCGTTGAAGGGGGTTGGGCTCGTGATCGCCGGGATCGTTTGGTTCCTCGACGAGATCGCGCAGTCGATCTCGGCCGTGATTCGCGAGGTGCGCGACGCCTACTACGCCGTCGGGACTATGACCGGCCTATGGGAAGACAACCGGGCCGCCGTCGAGCACTACAACCGCGAGGTCGAGCGCACCGTCGCCGCCGCCGAGACGCACCGACAGCAGGTCGAGATCGACGCGCGCGCCTACCAATCGCTCGCCGCAGCGACCGAGGCCGCCGCGAACGCCGAGAACGCCCTCGCCCGTGCGAAAGACTCGCGCCGGGCGAGCGAAGCGGGCTACGGCGACGCGCTGACCGACGAGATCCTCTCGGATATCGCCGGGGCGAAGAAGAGCGAGATCGTCGCGACGTCGAACGCAGTTGCCAACGCGACGAGCAAGCAGAAGATCGAGGTCACGGCGAACTTGAAGGTCGACGGGCAGACGATGAACGCCGCGACCGGGCGCGCGCAGGTCGAGCTTTCCGAGCGCGCCGGGGCGAACGTCACCCCGTGGCAGCGTCGAACCATGATCGAGCGCGGCGCGCAGGCCGCGACTGCGGGGTAGCGCATGGGGATCGCTCTCGGCAAGTGGCCGTTCCCGAAGCCGCCCCTCTGGTCGCTCGTCTGCCTCGAAGGCGTCTTCGAGGATCAAGAGATCAAGGGGCAGTTCCCGCCCGAGGCGTTCACCGAGAACGTCTCGACGAGTTGGTCCGACCTCGCGATCGCGAAGCGGCGCGAGCCGATCTTGCAGTGGTCGAGGGGCGAGGCCGAGACGGCGAGCTTCTCGGCGAAGCTGTGGGCTGAACGGCTTTCCGACGATATTCTCTCGCAAGTGACGATGATCCGCGCCACGGTCGAGCCCGACGCCGACCTCGGGCGGCCGCCCCTGTGGCGTTTCGCGTGGGGGCCGATCGAGTTCGACTGCGTCGTCGTCGAAGTGGGCGGGATCGTCTACGACGGGCTATGGTCTGACGGCAGGATCAAGGGCGTGACGTTCGCGCTGCGCCTGCGAAAAGTCGTCGACAAGCTCTCGCTCGAACCGATCGACCCGGCCGCCCCGGTTCACGATTCGCTTTACTCGCCGGTCGTCGCTGGCGAGACGTTCGAGAGCATGGCGGGCCGACAGTATGGCGAGCCTATGATCGGGGTTCTCTTGCGCCAGCGTTCGAAAGTGGCGTTCCCAAGGCCCGGCGAGATCGTGCGACTGCCCGAGGCGGGCCGCTTCGCGGGCAAGCCCTACAAGCCCCTCGCCTACGCCCTCGGCGATTCGCCCGCCGCCGTTGCCGTGCGCTCGGCGCGCCTCGACGAAGCCGCACGCGACGCCGAAGTTCCCCTCGTGAGGGCGGATCAATGACCGCTCGCGATTTCATGGCGCCCGCCTTCCGGCTCTTCGTCGAAGGGCACGAGGTCGGCGAAGAGGTCACGCAGCACGTTGTCGAGATCGACGTCGAGCACACCGTCGACGTGATCTCGAAGACGTCGATCGTCGTGCAAGACGCCGACAACCGTTGGACTGACTCGATCCTGTGGGAACCGGGGAACGAGGTTGACGTCTTCATGGGCTACGGGAACGCCCTCGGGCACGTCGGGCGCTTCGAGATCCTGCGGCACCTTCCCGACTACCCCGAAGACGGGGTTCCGACGTTGAAGATCTCGGGCTACGATCGCGCCTACCGAATGACCCGCCAATCGGTCGACGTCACGGGTGCAAAGCGCGCCCCGAAGAAGAAAGACAAGCTCGCCGAGGCGGGCCGGGTGTGGGCGAACACCTCGATCGGCGAGGTCGTGTCGTTCGTCTGCGCGAAATACGGGATCACGCCCGACATTGACCCCGAGATCGCGACCAAGCAGATCGGAACCTTCGTGCAAAAGAAGGGAACGAGCGACTACAAGATTCTTCGTTATCTCGCGAACATATACGGCGCCGAGTTCTTCGTCGAGTTCGTGCCCGAGTTCGCAGCGATCGAGGGCGTGTCGTTCGGCGCGATCAAGGCGAAGGGCGCGGGGGTCGCGCCGTCGTCGAGCGCGCCCGGGTGGGTCTGCCGTTTCCGCCTGCCGAAGAACGCCAAGCAAGAAAAGACCTACGAGTTCGAGCGCGGCACCCCGACGGCGACGATCCTGTCGGCCTCGGTCGATTGGGGGATCGATTCGAGCGTAGTCGACGTGCAAGTCTCGGTCTTCGATCGGGCGAAGGGCGAGTTCGTGGTCGTCAACGCCGAGGCCCCCGAGCCGAAGGGCAAGCCGAAGCGCTTCTCGCCGGGGCTTTTCGCGCAGGGCGGCACGCTCGGCGAGGTGAAGACCGACGCCACGACCGCCGACGCGATCGAGAGCCCTTCGGCGATCAAGATCGCGGCGCAGGGGCACTCGATCGACGTGCCGACGAGGTCGTTCAAGAACGCCGAAGAGGCGATCGCGTTCGCGCAAACGTGGTTGGAACGGCACCGCGACGCCTTCCTCGTCGCGCGGGCGACCCTCCCGGGCGTCGAAACGCTGCGGGGAGGGCAGACGCACCGCTTGAAGGGGCTCGGGCGGCGCTACGACGGCGACTTCTACTTCGCGGCCGTGCGGCACCGCTACGATTCGAACACCTACCGAACCGAAGTGATCGCCCGAAAGGTCGTCGAGGTCTAGCAATGGGGCACACCTTCCGCGATATCTTCGCCGCGATCGTCGTCGACGTGAACGATCCCGAGAAGCGGGGTCGGATCAAGGTCAAGAGCGGGGCTCTTCTCGCCGAGGGGACCGATTACCCCGATTGGATCGAGCCTGCCTTCCCCTACGCGGGCAACTCGGCGGGGTGGTTCGCCGTTCCTCCCGTCGAATCGGCTGTCGAGATCGAGATCGTCACGGGTTCGAGTGACGACGACGCGCCCGGTGAGTCGTTCGCGATCGACGCCCAACCCCGTTGGCGCTGCGGGCTCTACAAGACGACCGAAGACGTGCCCGCCGACCTCGCCAAGAACTACCCGCAGCGCGTCGGGATCGCGACGCCGGGCGGGCAAGTGCTCGTTTTCGACGACAAGCTCTCGGAAACGATCTTGAAGTTCGGGAAGTTGCGCCTCGGCGGCGACGCCAGCGATCAACCGCTCGTGCTCGGGACGGTCTTTCTCTCGTTCGCCGGGGCGTTGATCGACGCGATCGTGTCGCATTTGCATATGGTCGACCTGTCGATCCTCGTTCCGGCCCTCGCCCTCTACTTCCTCCCGATGGTTCCGCCGCCTGCGCCGCCGCCCCCGGGGGCTGGCCCGTCGACGACCCCGCCGTTGAACGCCCCCGCCTTCGTCGCGTTGAAGGCTTCCCCGATCACCGATCGGGTGATAGTCTCCGACGTGGCGTTCACGCAGAAGTCGTGAGGGGAGGGGCACCGTGCGGGGTTTGGCGCTTCCGATTGTGGTCGTGCAAGGGCGGGCGAGGATCTGCGACGGCGAAGAGCAGGTCGCGAAGCTCGTTCTTCTGTCAATGCTCGACGGCGAGAGCGCAAATCCGTTTAACGGCGACGTCGGCCTCTCGGCGCCCGTCTTCTCGCTCGATAGCGGGGCGACGCGGGCGAAGATCTCGCGATCGATCACCCGGAATTTCGCGCGTCTGCAAGCTGGCGGCCGGGCGAAGCTCTTGTCGATCTCGTTCGACACCCCGAAGGGCGACGAGGCGGTCGTTCGGGTGCGCTACCGCGATCTCGAAACCGACGAAGAGCGCGAGGTCGTGCGCGACGTGCGGAGGGCTTGAAAATGGCGAAGCTAGCTGCAACCACCTTTAGATTCAGTGGTCTCTACTACCCGGAAATTCTTCAAGATCTGACGGTTCACGGTCGGATCAACACCCCCGAGATTACCGACGAGGATCCGCACGAGCCCTTCGTTCAGTTTCGCCGCGAAACCGCCTACGCGTTGCACAACGCGAACGTCTTGCTCGACCATATCGCCCTTGAAGCCTTGCTCCCGACGGCCCGCCTGCGCGAGACGGTGCGCGGGCAACTCGCCTTGATCGGCTACCGCCTCGCGCAGCCCTCGCCCGCCGTCGCCGAACTCGTCGCGAAGCTGTCGAGCCCGCTCTCGGGGGCGACGACGTTCGCGCGGGGGGCGCGCTATGCCGTCCCGGGCACCAAGACGACCGCCGAGATCCGCTTCGAGCAGAGCGCCGACCTCGTCGCGAGCGCGTCGCGTTACCCGACGAAGGTGCTCGAAGACGACGCGGGCGTCGTGACCGACCGCACGAGCGCCGCCACGACCCCGGGGGCCTTGTGGGTGCCGTGGGGCGCCGGTCCCGTCAGCGGCGACGCGCTTTACGTCGGGCACGATTCGGTCGAGTGGGTGAAGACGTCGTTCGTTCTCGGCGGGCTTGGGCTCACGGGCTCGCCCGACTTCGTGATCGAATACTACGACGGGGGCGTCGACGATTGCGCCCCTGACGCCGTCGCCGTTGCGGGCGGCGGGCTCGTCGTCGACCTGACGACCCTTCTCGGCCCGCTACACCGGCACGGCGCGACCGTGCGCGTGCGCTGCGTGGCGACGGGTGTCTACGAAGACGTCGTGTCGACGTGGAACGGCGGCACCTCGACGAACGAGGCGACGACGTCGACTTTTCTCGGGCAGGCGATCGCCTCGGTTGCCCCCGGCGACTACGTCGTCGGCGCCCCGTGGAAAGAGTTCGAGGGGCTCGTCACCGAGATCTCGGCCGATCACCTCACCGTTTCGCTAGAAACGCCCCTTCCCGAGTCGACGTCGCGTCAGTGGCAGAAGACCACGGTCGCCGCGACGATCGACGCCTATTGGTGGCGCCTGCGTTGGTTGGCGACCTTCGGCTCGGCCCTCACGTTCGACACGATCGAGATCGACGACGGCGAGCAGTTCGTCAAGTTCGAGGCGATCCAAGGCGAGAGCGTCACCGACAACCCGGCCGGGTCGTCTTCGGGCGATTCCGACCAAGTGATCTTGACCTCGCGGGAAGACGTGATCGACGGCTCGCTCGTCGTCTACGTCGACGAGGGATCGGGGTGGGTCGCGTGGGGCAGCGTCGACGACTTCCTCTCGTCGACGAGCACCTCTCGGCACGCGGTCGTCGACTACGACGAGAGCGGGCGCGCGATCGTCATGTTCGGCGACGGGGCGCACGGGATGATCCCGCCGACCGGGACCGACAACTATCGCCTCGACTACCGCGTCGGCGCGTCGGCCGACGGCAACGTCGGCGCGGGCGAGATCTCGCGCAACCTCTCGGGCTCTTCTCGCGTGCGCAGCGTGACGAACCCCCGGGCGGCCGTCGGTTGGCAGCCCGCCGAGGGCGGGACCGACGCCGATCTCGCCCGGGTGAAGATCGCAGGCCCCGCGACGCTGCGCACTATGGGGCGGGCGCTGACCGCCGACGACTGCGAAGCCCTCGCCGTCGCCTACAAGACCGCGAACGGCTCGCGGCCCGCGCTGCGCGCGAACTCGATCGAGGAAGCCTTCGGCGTGAAGACGATCGGGCTCTACCTCGTCGGGGCGGGCGGGGGTGCGCTGACGGTCGATCAACTCGACGAGTTCGATCTCTACTTCAACGGCGACCCGATCGAGAACCTCTCGGGGGTTCTCGTGCTGAACTCCGAATTGACCTCGGCGAACTACTCGCCCAAGACGATCGATGTCGTGATCACGACCAAGGGCGGGACGCAGGCGGTAGTCGAGCAGGCGATCGCCGCCTACCTGTCGCCTGTGGCGAAGGTAGCGAGCGGGCCGAACGTCGGCGCGTGGTTGCACGAGTTCGACTCGGCCGTCTACCTGTCGAAGATCGACGCGATCGTTCACGACGCCGATCCCGACGTGCGGGGCGTCGTCGCGCTGACGCTGAACGGCGCCGCCCTCGACGTCACCTACGGGCCGACCGAACTCCCGACGCTTGGAACTCTCGCCGTCATCGTTACTTAATAGGGGGCGAACGTGGCAGGGCTTGAAGAGCGCGCGCTAGGCTGGCCCGACGAGACGGGCGTCGCCGCGAATATCGTTGGCCCGGTTGCAACCGACGTTCCGCCCGTGGGGGTTTACGACTCGCTGCCCGAGTCGCTGCGCATGATCGACGAGACGCTCGGGAACGGGCTGCTCGCGCGCTACTTCGCGCGAATCGACGAGCACTTCGCCCGCTTCGCGCAGAAGGCTTGGAAGATCCCCCGCCTGACCGACGTCGCCAACGTCCCGCCCGAGATCGTCGACGCGCTGCGCTACCTCGTCGGCCTCGGTGACGACGCGATCCCCGCCTCGGTCTATGAGCAGATCGCGGGCGACGATCGCGCGACGGCCCGAAAGCTCGTGAAGGGCGCGTGTCGTTTTTGGGCGCGACGTGGGCGACGCGACGCGCTCTACGATCTTTGCCGCTTGATCGTCAACGACAGGCCCGCGATCGATTCGTGGTTCGACGTGCGCTTCCTCGTCGGCGAGGTCTTCGTCGGTGTGACCGCGCTACCGGGCGCCGACCCGTGGGCGCTGATCGCCGACGTTGGGCTCGCGACCCCCGGGATCACCTCGGGCGAAGTCGCCGTGTCGATACGCCTGCCTATCGCCTCGGGCGATCTGACCGAGGCCCTCGCCGCGATCGTGGTCCTGACGCTCGCCCGGCCGGTCGCCGAGCGCTACGAGGTCGCCCTCGTCGACTTCCTCGACACCTTCGCGATCGAGCGGGGCTCGAACTGGCAGACCAAGTCGGGGCCGCAGACGACTTGGATCGCGGGCGACTCGTCGATCCCGCAACTCCCGGGCTTGCTCTTCACCGAGAACGGGCAGCGTGAAGGCGCGGCGCCCCCTCTCGCGTCGACGTGGGCTCAATACCACGTCTCGGCCGTGATCGATTGGCTTGCGTCGCAAGAGGCCGTTTTGCGCTTCTACGTGCTCGACGATTCGAACTACTACTTCGCGCGGTTCGCACCCCCGGGGACGGTCGAGATCGGGAAGGTGATCCTCGGCGTGTCGACTGTGCTCGCGACGACCGCCGTCGTCGACCTGTCGACGCCCGCCCCTCGGGGGATCCGGGTCAACGTCGAGGAAGACAACGTCGGCGTGAATCAGATCGACGTGTGGGTCGACGGGGATCTCGTGCTTTCTCACCACGGCGACAGCGATCGTCGCAGTGGCGCGATCGAGTTCGAGGCGACGAGCGCCCCTGTCGGCGGCGCGGGCTTCATCCTGCAACGGGTCGAACTTTTCACGCACCCGCTCACCGTGCTACACTTGACCCCGTAGGGGAGGCGCGACTATGGCAACCGAGCAAAGATCCGTTCGGCTTTACGATAAAAAGCTCTTGGGCCTCGCCGACTTGAAGGATCGTTGGTTCGATTACTTGAAGTCGAACGTCGAGACGATCTTCGCCCGGGTGTGGGGGCGCGTTCCGGGGCTCTTCGCCGCCCTCGATCTCGATATCACGGTCGCGAATGCCTTCTCGCTCGACCCCGTGTCGTTTGCGGCGCTCGACGGGAACGGCGGTTGCATCGTCAACACCGCTTCCGACTACACCTCGAACGTCACCTTCAAGAACACCGTCGCGACGAGCTATGAGGTCGGGCTCTTGAACGTCACGATCCCGAGCGGGGTCGAGCGCAACCCGCGCACGGGCGACGCCGCCTACTCGGCGAACGAAGAGATCCTCGGGTTCGTGAAGCAGCCGACGTCGATCCTCGGCTACTCGGGGCCGGGGCTTTCGATTCGCGTCGATAGCCTCTTTCAAGCGGGCGTGTCGAACTCGGGGCGCGCCGTGCGCGTCTACCTCGTGACGCCTCGAAGCGCGGTTTCGACGGTCGCGTTCGAAGACTGTTACGTCACCTACGCCAGCGGGCAGAACCGGATCACGACGACGGGCACGCTCGGGCAGGGGATCCCGTCGAGTATGGTCGCCGCCGACTACCGCGTCGCGCTGCTCGGGCCGATCGTGGCCGAGGGCGTCGGCGCGCTTGCCGCGATCGAGCCCCTCGCGACCTACGTCGGGACCGTGGTCGGCGGCGGGGCTGGCAACCCGCCCGCCTCGAAAGACACGAGCGCGCAAAACGTCTTCTCGACGACGGGGATCGGCTTCCTCGGCGAAGTGATCGAGATCGACGCCCACGGGCACGCGAAGATCTGCGTCAAGGCCGACGCCAGCGACGCGGACACGCCGCAGATTTCGGTGAAGTCGGCGGCGGGCGCGCGCCTCTTCACGGTCGACGAAGACGGCGACGCGACGATCGGCGACGGCACCGCTGCGACGTCGCCCCTCTTCAAGCTCGACGGCCTCGCGGCCGATCTCGATCTGCTCGTCGATGCGGGGGTTCCGACCGTGCGCTCGGTGGGCGCCGACAAGGATCTTCAACTCTTGGCGACAGGCACGGGCGCGGCCGTCGTGGCGGCGCGCTTGCGTGCCCTCTCGACGTTGAAGATCTTCGACGTCAACGCGGCGGCCGGGGTCGACTTCTCGTCGGCGAGTGACACCGCGATCGACGCCGCGCTACCGTCGAACCTGCTCGGCGCGATCAACGTCATGGGCGAGCACGCTACCGCGTTGCAATGGGCGTTTTCGACCGTGCTCTTGACGGGCGGGCTCGTCAGCGGCGAGGGGGCGGCGACGCTCGACGCGCCGATCTCGGCGTCGTTCTATCTCTACAACGGGCGTCGCTACTACAGGGCGGGCACGACGATCGCGCTGCCCGACAACGCGACGAGCTACGTCTACTGGAATGCGGCGACGAACGCCTATGCTTGGACGGCGTCGATCACGTTCGGCGGGACGGCGCGCGTCTACCTCGCCCGGGTGACGACGACGGCGGGCGGGATCGACTTCGGCGATATCGCCGACCTGCGGGCGCCGCTGAATATGCTCGGTTCGCGTGACGAGATCCTCGTCGGCCCGACCGGGACTGACGGGGTGCAGTTCAACACGATCGGGCGCGCTCTCGAATACGTGCGCGAGCACCTCGATCCGACGTCGGGAACGGCGACGCGGGCGTTCAAGATCAAGCTCGTCGGCCCCGTGGTCGAAACGACCCTCCCCCTCACGATCCCCTGTAGTGGGATCACGATTGAGGGCTCGTCGACCGACCCCGCGCGACCCGCGTCGGTGACGTGGTCGGGAGATACGCTGCTCTTTGACCTGAACGCGAAGAGCTATCTCGTCTTCCGCGATCTCGCGCTGCGATTCTCGTCGGCGACCCCCGCTTCGGCTGCCGCGCTGCGTGCGCCGTTTGGGGGTACGGGCCTCTCGCAGTTCTGCGTTTTCGACAACGTGCGCCTCGAAAACGTAGGGTTGACCGCCAATGGCCCGCATTTCTTCCTCGCGGGTGCTTGGGCGCCGGGGTCGGGGCTCTCGCACACCGTTTTCCGCAAGTGCTCGGCCGAGTTCGTCGCCAACGGCGGGATCGAGTGCTACTCGTTCAGCGATTCGACGGTTGTCGACTGCGAGTTCTACTCGGATCTCGCCCTCTACAACGCGGCCGTTGGCGGCCGAGACGGGATCCACGCGGCGACGGGCGCGCTCGTTCGCGTCATGCGGACCCGTCTCGAAAAGTTCGAGTTGCGGGGGGTGTGGTTGACGGGCGTCGACGACGCCCTCGTCGACGGCAACTTCGTTTTCGGGTGCGGGTATGAGGGGATCTCGTTCCCGTTGGGCGGCGGCGTGCGCTGCAAGGTGACGAACAACACCGTCATGGGCTGCGCGACGCAGTTCACAGCGGCCCAAGACGCCTATGCGATCGTGGTCGAGCAAGACGACGCGTCCGTCAGCGACAACTACGCGCCCGTTGTCAACAATGCCCCTGCGGGCGGGAAGTATGTCGCCGGGCTGCTCGCCAACGGGCACCGCATGACGATCACGGGGAACAACGTCGTCGGCGTCGGCGGCGGTGGCGCGACACAAGCGGGGATGGTTCTTGGCGCGAACGCGAACGCCTGTATCGCGACGGGCAATCACTTCAACGGGCGGGGAGTCACCGATCTCGGCGCGGCTAATCTCTGCGACCTCTTGGTCGCGAATCAGCCCTAGTCGAGCGATCACCCACGGGGGCAGCCGTGACAACCGAGCAGTTCTACAAGGCGGCGGCGCAGTTCAACGAGAAGGCGGCGGGTAAGATCTGGCCCGTCGCCCTTCTGCCTTGGTGGGTGCGCGGGATCGACCCGCTTTCGCACGCCTTCGTCGACGCCGTCGCGGGCTACCAACGCGCGCACGGGCTCGACGTCGACGGCAAGCTCGGGGGCGACACTTGGGGCGCGATCGTGGCGACCGAGCACGTTCGCGAGCCCGACGTCACGCAGGCCGCCCCGCGCTTCGAGCCGTGCCTCGGCGATAGGTACGCCTATCGACCGACGGCGCGCGTCGAGAAGGCCCGCACGAAGCCCGTCAAGGGGCTCGGGCTGCATACCACGGGGATCGGGATCTTCAACGCGGCGACGAAGCGCGGGATCTCGGTGCGCGCCGTGCTCGATTCGTTGATCTCGCAGCCGAGCGCCTACTCGCCGAACGCCTACGTCGTGCCCGGGGGCGACGTGATCGTCGTCGTGCCGCCGAACGAGCAGGCCCTTCATGGGGGCTACGGCTCGACGCGCGCTCTCTACGCGCAGGGGTTCGAGGCGTGGTCGCGCTACGTCGGGAACGGTGGGGCCGAGTCGGTTCGCCCCGGGGCGAAGCCGGGCCGATACGATGCCTGGGCCGCGCTCGCGAAGCGCTACGGCTTCAAGAGCCCGCTCGAACTCACGGCCGACCCGAACAACGAGCTTTACGCGGTCGACCTCGTGCCCGTCTACGCCGACGGGATCAAGGGCGAGCACTACGACGACGCGCAGATCGATCGGTTGGCCGAGATCGCGGTATGGGCGGCCGGGCGATTCGGGTTTCCGCTCGCCTTCCCGCGTGTCTTGCAGCATATGCATTGGAATCCGCTGACGCGGTGGGCTTGGGATGTCGGGGGCGACTTCTCATTCGCCCGGCTCGGCGCTGCGATTCGCGCGCGGGGCGTCGACGTGAAGCTCGGCGCGGGCGACGACTAGGGGGAGGGGGGATGCCTAAATTCGTGAAGCGCCGGGGGGCTCTTCTCGTGCTCGTGATCGTGGCCGTCGCGGGGGTCATGCTCGCGGCGGGCGCCGCGTTCGCGCAAGGCGAGGCCGCAGCGATTCCGGCCGGGCTGCCTTGGAACGCGATCGCGTTCGGGGGCATGGCGGGGTTGCAGATCTTGACGCTCGCCGTTCAGTTCGCGAAGGGCAGCGCGCAGCGGATTGACGGGATCAACGACCAAATGGTCGCGCAGGTCGAGACGGTCGAGGCCGCTATCGAGGCGCGAATCGTCGGCGTCGAGAGCGCCTTCGGCGAACTGAACTCGAACCTCGCTGCGGTCGCGAACGCCTTCGCCGACGTCATGAACGACGATCGCATTCACCGCTACTATCACGACGTCGAATGCGCTCGGCGACACGAAGAGCCTACGCCGCCTGAGCCGAAGCGGATCTCTCTGCCGAAATTCGCCGAGATCACCACGGGAAGGAAGCCGTCATGAAGCGCCTTTGCGCCGCCCTCGCCCTTTCGCTGCTCGCGTTCCTCGTCGTTCCGCACCTCGCCGCGCAGACCGCCGGGGCGTTCGACACCCCGGGGGCTGCCTCGACGGCGACCCCTGCGCCCTCGCCGACGGCCGAGCCCTCGTTCGACGACGTCACGACTACGACGACGGTCGTCTCGACCTCGACGGCGCCGCTCACCCCGGGCGAGATCGAGTCAATGCTCGTTTCGATCCTCGCCGGGCTCGTGCTCGGGCTTGTGATCGCGATCGGGAAGGCGATCCCCGTCTTCTCGGCGTCGGCCTCGAAGGGGTCGTTCGCGAACAAGGCGATCGTCCCGGTCGCGCTGCTCGTCGGGATTGGCTTCGCAGCGGTCAAGTCGGCTGCGATCGGGCCGCCGATCGTCGACGAAGCCTCTTGGAACGCCCTTCTCTTGCGGGGCGTCGAGATCTCGGCAATGGCGGCGGGCTTCCGGTCGTGGGTGAAGACCTTCGGGCGCCCGACCGATAGGCTAGCCTAACGTTACGCCTCGCGAATCGCCCTCGTATAGCGCCAATCCAGCGCGCACCCCTCCCCGAGAATCTTCAATCGCGCCAACGACTTGCGAGAATGGCCCTTTATACGCCCGAGAAGGCCCCTTCCTGCGTTCCGCCCCCGCGGGGGCGGTCGTCGTAGCCCCGAGGCCCTAGAAACGTCGCGGCGACCCCGCCGCGTTGGCCGTCGACGGGCTCTCTTCGTGCGCGACGGTCGACCGTCAGGCGGCGTAGAGTCGGGCGATGATACGAGCGACCCAAACCGACGCCCGCGTGACCCTCGATCGCTTCGCCGACGATCGCGACGAGGTCTATCGCCTGCTCGATCGGCGCTTCCGCTACAAGGTCGAGGGCTACGAATACGCCCCCGCCTACCAAGCTCACCGTTGGGATGGTTGGACGCACCTCGTCAAGAAGGCGAGCGGGGTCGCGCTCGTCGTTCCGCTCGGGATCTGGCCCGAGTGCGCCGAGGTGCTCGCCGAGAACGGGGTCGAGTTCGAGCACGTCGACGAGCGCCGCCCGGTCGCGCCGCTCGACGGCGACGTCGAGTGGGTCGGCCCGACGCTGCGCGACTACCAACGCGAGGCCCGCGACGCCGCGATCGCCTCGGGCTCGGGGGTCTTGAAGCTCCCGACCCGCGCGGGGAAGACCTTGATCGCCGCCTCGATCGCGCACGCCCTACGCCTGCGGTCGATCTTCGTCGTGCCTTCCGAAATGCTGCTACGTCAGACCGCCGCCGCGTTCGCGAAGGCCCTCTCGGGGCTGCGCGTCTCGACGATCGGCGACGGCGAGTGGGATAGTTCGGGCGACGTGGTCGTCGCGACGATTCAAACCTTGTCGGCCGTGATAGAGACGAGGCGCTTTCGCACGCTCTCGCGCTCGTTCGATATTGCTTTTATTGACGAATGCTTTCCGGCCGGGACGCTCGTTGACGGCGTCCCGATTGAGGCGATCCGTGAGGGCGATCTCGTGACAGCCTACGATCCCGACTCGGGATCGTTCTCTTCGCGGCGTGTCGCACGCACGTTCAAGCGTCCGGCCCCCGGGGGGCTCGTGACGATCGCCACGACGGCCGGGACTGTCTCTTGCACGCCGAATCACCCGTTCTTCACCCGGCGTGGTTGGGCGGCCGCCGGGGTGCTTGACGTTGGCGAAATGGTGGCTTACGCTACCGGCCCGACGGGGTTAGATGAAAGGGGCGGGGATGAAGCGCAAGGTGATTCAGGGGAAGTGCGTCGAGTGCGGCTCGCAGATCGAGATCGTGGGATACAATCGGTGTCACCTTTACGAGACGACGGGCCGGGGGTACTGCTCGGAAGTCTGCAAAAAGACTTGGATGTCCCGCCGTTGGTCAGAAACGATGGCCCGCACGAATCGAGTTTACGCGTCGGCGAGGATGCGCAAGCACAACCCGATGCACGACCCCGAAGTGCGCGAGGCCGTGACTGCGAAAGCTCGGGCTCGTGGTTGGCCTGTCGGCGTGCCGCGAGGGGGGAACGGGCACGGGCCGACGAGCGCGCAATCGACGTTGGCACTCGCTCTTGGCTGGGCGATCGAAGTAGCTGTGCCGACGGGCAGGGGGGCTCGCGCGAAGGGATTCCCGCCTTGCTACAAGATCGACGTAGCGAATCCGGCCGCGAAGATAGCCGTCGAGATCGATGGATCGGGGCACACCTCGACGCGCGTCAAGCTAGCCGACGAGCGCAAGGCCGCGTTCTTGCGTGGGCTCGGGTGGAAAGTATTACGATTCAAGAATCAGGAAGTGATATCGGATCTTCCGACGGTGATTGCCTCGATTATGTCTACAATTTAGAAGTCGAGGGCGTGCATACATATACGGCGAATGGCTTTGTCGTGCATAATTGCCACCACCTCTCGGGGCAGGGCGACGCGTGGCGCGCCGCCGCGAATGCGATCGAGGCCCGGCACCGCTTCGGGCTGTCGGCAACGGTCGGGCTCGACCCCGTCGGCGAGAACGATGCAACCGACGTTTGGCTTCGCGCCGTCTGCGGCCCGATCGTCTACGAGGTTGCGATCTCGACCTTGATCGAGGCGGGTTACCTCGTGCGGCCGACGATCCGCTTTTTGCGCCACGGGGCGCCCGATCTGCCTTACGACCGTTGGTCGACGCGCGCCTACGCCGACGGGATCTCGAAGTGCGAGAAGCGCAACGAGAGGATCGTCGCCGAGGCTGCGCGCTACGCGGGGCGCGGGCTGCGCGTGCTCGTCGACGTCGCCCGCGTGGGGCACGCCCGAGCCCTCGCCAACGCCTGCGCAAAGGCCCTTCCGCCCGGCCGGGTCGCCCTACTGCTCGGCACCTCGTCGGGCGACGAGCGCGCGGCCGTCGTGGCGTCGTGGCGTCGTGGCGAAGTGCTCGTCGTGGTCGGGACGATCCTCGGCGAAGGCGTCGACATTCCCGAACTCTCGGTCGTGATCAACGCCGAGGGGGGCAAGGCGAACGTCTCGGGGCTTCAACGCCTGCGCAACCTGACGCTCTCGCCCGGTAAGACCGAGGCGATCGTCGTCGAGTTTCTCGACACGCATCACCCGCACCTCTGCGATTGGACGGCACGCCGCCTCGCGCTCTACAGGCGTGAACGCGCCTTCAAGATCGAGGCTGAACCGAAGGGGGCAACGTGAAGAACCTTCTCGCTTGGTTGGGATTGAAGCCGAGGCCCGCGAACGGACACGCGACCAATCCTCGCGCGACGCTTCCGGGGGTGCCCGACGTAGATCCGGCGCTCGCGCACTTCCGCCGCGACGACTCGGGGCGCCGCCTCTGCGCCTGCGGGAACGTGGCGAAGGGCGGGCGGGCGCAGTGTGGGCCGTGCTCGCGCGGCGAGCGCTTCGTTCGCTTCGGGGGAGGCGAACCGAATTTCTAGGCTCGGGGGATCCAATGCCGACGCGGGAAGAGATCGTCGCGGGTATCGATCAAGCTCGGGGCCTTACGCCGCCCCTCGAAGTGCTGCGCGCGTGCCGCCGACTGACGCTGTCGGGGGTGTCGAGCGTTCCGGCGCTCGTTGACGGGCGTTGGTTCGCGGTCGTGTCGACGGCGACCTCGACGTTTGCAATGCCGATCGCCGGGTCGACCTCGCGCGTCGGCCGCCTCTACGACCGGATCTTCCCGGTCGGGACGCGCTCGGTGCTCTTCGGGGTTCACCATTGGGCGTTGCACCCCGTGCTCGTCGCGCTGGCGTGGCGCAAGCTCTACGGGGCATGGCCGACGCCTCGCGAGGCCGCCTGTATCTTCGTTCACGATCTCGGCTACCTCGGGAAGCGCACGATCGACGGCGCCGACGGCAAGCGTCACCCGGTCGCCGGGGCGACGATCGCCGAGCGCCTCTTCGGCGCCGAGTGGGGGGCGCTCGTGCTCTTCCATTCGGGCGACTTCGCGAAGGCGAAGGGCGGCGCGATCTCGAAGCTCTACGCCCCCGACAAGCTCTCGTTCTCGCTCTACCCGCGCGCCCTCTATCTCGCCCTCGCCCGGTTGACGGGCGAGCTTCACGAGTATCGGGCGACGGCCGCGATCGCGGGGGTCGTCGACGAGCACCTTCCCGACGTCGTTTGGTTCGACGTGATCTCTGCGCGCATGGCGGCGAAGGCTTCAAGATCGGCCGCTGCGTTCAGGGCGGCAGGGGGCGACAGGGGTTGACGATGCGCGTCGATCGCTGCTACCTTCGAGCCCGCCTTCCGTTTCCTTCCCATTCGCTCGGGGTCGGCCGGGAGATCGCGCGGGCTGCCTCTCGCGTGATCGCCCACGGGGGCCGACCCTCGCCACGATTCGGCCGCACAACGTTACCGCAGGGCGCCGCATGAAGCGCCCCGCCTTCTGCCCGCTCGACGCGCTGCGCGCCTACCTTGGCGCGATTGCGAGCGGGCTCGGGGGCGACGGGGCGATCGAGCAGATCGCGCGCGTGACGCAGTGTTCCCGGGCTGGCGTCTACCGCCTGCTCGACGATCTTCGCGGGGTGGGGCTCGTGAACGGCGATCGCCTCGTGCTCTTCGCAAAGGGGTTGACGGTTCATTCTCATGCGCCGGGCGAAGAGTGCGCGGGCGAGATCGTGCTGACGCTCGCCGAGTCGGCCGATATGCTCGCCTGCGCTGCCGCCGGGCCGCTGCCGTGCGCCAACCTTCCGCTTGCGCTGTTGCCCGAAGAGCGCGCCAAGCTCGCCGCCGAGCTTCGACAAGGGGCGGCCGAGATCTGCGTCGTGCGCGAGAGGCGCCGCGAGAAGATCACGCCCGACGACGAATACCTCTTTCGGCTCTACTCGGCCCGTCGCGTGCGGATCGACGTGGCGTGGTCGGGCGGTCGCTGCCCGAAGAAGATCGCCGACGCCCGGCGCCTGCTCGTGCGACACCACGTCGAGAAGCCGCAGTTCGCCGCCTATCTCGATTGGCTTTTCGAGAACTTCCCGAAGTGGTCGAAAGAGAAATTGCACTACCCGCCGATCGGGATCGTGGCGTCGCAGTCGGTGATCGACTCGTTTGTCGCGACGCTCGGGGAACGCCCGTTGAACTGGCGACGCGCCGTCGAGATTCTCGCCGAGGGGGGCTTCGCCGACGTCAACGTCTTCGTCGCCCTCGACGTCGCCAAGATCGCTCGCGCCAAGAACCGCGACCCGCGCACGCTGCGCGGGCTCGACGGGCGCTACCCCGACGCGGTCGCCTACCTGCTCGAACGCTACGCCGAGATCGGGATCCTACCCACCGAAGAGGCCGCCCTATGACCACGACGATCGACGTAGAGTTCGAGCGAGACGTTGTCGCCTCGTGCCTGCGCGACGAAGACTTCGTGCGCGCTGCGCTGCCTACGCTCTCGCGGCACAATTTCTCGTCGAAGCCCCTCGCGTTCCTGTGGGATGCGATCTCGACGAACTTCGTCGGCTCGCGCGAGCTTGTGACGCCGCGCCTGCTCTTCGCCAGGATCGATCGCGACTTCGCCCGCGAGGAAGAGCGCGACTTCATGCTCGACGTCGTGCGCGGGCTCTACGCCCGCAAGCCTGCCGCGCCGCGATCGTCGCTCGACCAGATCCGCGAGTTCGTGCGCCTGACCTCGGCCCGCGACACCGTCGGCGAGATCCTCGAAGGGCTTGACTCGGGGGATCTCGCGCGGGCCGAGGCCGCCATGATTGCCGGGATCGAGCGCGCGAGGAAGGTCGTCGACGACGACGAGCCCGTCGAGTGGGCGACGTCGGCCTCGGCCCGCCTCGATCGCTACCGCCGCGAGAAGTCGATCGCCTCGATCAAGACGCCGCTCGAATCGCTGAACCGCTTCCTCGGGGGCGGGATGCGCCCCGGGCACCTTGGCTTGATCGTGGCGACGACGAACGTCGGCAAGTCGTCGCTCGCGACTGACTTCGGCTACTGCGCCGCCTTCCATTCCGACGCCGCCGTGATTCACCTCACGACCGAAGAGCCCGAATTCGAGCAGTCGGCCCGCTACGACAGCCGCTTCACGGGGATCGAGCGTTCGAAGTTCTTGCGGGGGGATCTGAGCGAGGCCGAAGAGATCTTCTACCTCGACCGCTTCAAGAGGCGCGAGGCCGAGATCAACCGGATCGCCGTGAAGGAAATCGGGACCGGGGGAAGCGCCGTTGTCGTGCGCCTGCTCGCCGAGTGGGCGAGAAGGAAGCACCCGACGCGGCCCCTGCTCGTGATCGTCGACACGCCCGATCAATTGAAGATGCCGGGCAAGAGCGAGTCGAAGCGCCTCGACGCGACCGACGTCTATCTCGGGCTGCGTGGCATGGCGTTAGACAAGTCTTTAGCCCCGATCGCGGTGTGGGCAGTCACCCACGCCCCGGCCGCGTTCGAGGGGAAGAGCTTGACCCCGAAGGCCGTCAGCGAGTCTTACGACAAGGCGCGCTGTGCCTCGGTCATGGTAGGCGCCGAGGAAAAGGGCGATCTGCCGTCGGGCAAGAAGACGATCGTCGTGCGAATCGTGAAGAACCGTCTCGGCCCCGTGAAGCATTACCGGATTTACACCGAGGCAGACTTCGGGATCTGCAAGTTCGAAGAGGTCGCGGGATGCGAGGAAGACGAGGAATAGCCCGCGCCTTCGACGTCGAGGGCTACGTCGATCGCGAGATCGGGGTCGTCTCTCGCTCGACCGGGAAGCACGGCGCCGAGTTGATCTGCGTCTGCCCGTTCTGCGGGCGCCCGAAGCTCTACGTCAACGTCGAGTCGGGGCTTTGGGTCTGCTACCGCTGCGCGCCGAAGGGCGGCACCGTGATCGACCTCGTCGCCAAGACGCAGGGGATCCCGCGATCGCAGGCTCGCGAGATCGTCGCCGACCCGAAGAGCGCCCCGGGCGAGTCGCTCGAACGGATCGCCGAGCGGGCCGCCGCCTCGCTCGACGAAGAGGCCCGGCACGAGCGGCGGATCGACGCCCCGCGCGTCTCGCTCGACGTGGGGCTGCCCGACGAGTTCGTGCCGATCTTCGACGCCGCCTCGGGGACGTGGCGGATCCCCGACTACTGCCGCGAGAGGGGCATTCGCGGCCGCACCGCCCGCGCCTACGGCCTCGGCTATTGCACGGGCGGCCGCTACGGCGGGCGGTTGATCTTCCCGGCGCACGTCTTCGGCGAGACGGTCACGTTCCAAGGGCGGATCATGCGCCCGCTGGCAGACGACGAGCACGTTCCGAAGTATCTCGGCCCGTCGGTCGAGAAGAGCGTCGCCGTCTACGGGCTCGACGAGGCGATCGGGGTGCGCCGCGTGGCGCTCGTCGAGGGGCCGATTGACGTCGTGAAGCTCTATCAATTCGGCGTGCCTGCGGTCGCCCTTATGGGCAAGTCGGCGAGCATGGGGCAGGCGACCACGCTTTCGCGAGCGGGGTTCAGGTCGATCGACCTACTGCTTGACGCCGACGATCCGGGGATAGAAGCTCGCGCCGACGCCGTCGCGGTCTTGGGTCTGACCTTCGACGTTAGACTTGCCTTTCTACCCTACGGGGTCGATCCGGGGTCTGCGACCCGCGACCAAGTCGAAGACGCTCTCGCCCTCGCCCGTGCCCCGAAACTTAGCGAAACGATTGGCCGATCTAGAAAAGCGACGTGATCTTTTCAAAAAGTATTGACGTGCCTATCCTCCCCGACTATACCTGTAGTCGACCGCCACGACGGCGGGGAAGGGGCACCCAATGACGACCGAACGACCGACGCTGCGATTCGGGGTTGCGACCGTTGCAGTTCGTGACGACCTGACGCCTTACGACGAAGTCTTCGTTCCCGAGTGGGACGAGAATTTCCAAGTCGACGACCGGCTCTTCGAGACGCTCGCCGTCTGCGCCGCCGACGATATCCCCGCGCTGCTCGTCGGCCCGGCCGGGTGTGGCAAGACGCAGGGCGTCAGAATGATCGCCGCCCTTCTGAATCAGCCCGTGCGCAAGATCTCGCTGAACGCCGACGTGCGGTCGAGCGACTTCGTCGGGCAGAAGTCGATCGACGTCGACGAGGCGACGGGCACCTCGATCGTCACCTTCAAAGACGGGATCCTTCCCGACGCTATGCGGCGCGGTCATTGGTTGGTTCTCGACGAGTTCGACGCCACGCCCCCGGGGATCGCCTTCGTGCTGCAAAGCGTGCTCGAACCCGGTCACGTCTTGACGCTGCTCGACAACTACGGCGAAGTCGTGACCCCGCACCCGAGCTTCCGCCTCTTCGCCACGGGCAACACGATCGGCAAGGGCGACGAGTCGGGACTCTACACCGGAACGAACGTCATGAACGAGGCGACGCTTGATCGCTTCGTCACGATCGAATGCACCTACGTTGTCCCGTCGGTCGAGTGCGAGATCCTGACCTCGAAGACGGGCGTCGCCGCGCAGATCGCGAAGCGCCTCGTCGACGTGGCGACGCTCGTTCGGCAGGGGTTCGACAAGAACGAGTGTTTCTGCACCTTCTCGACGCGCCGCCTGCTCGCGTGGGCTGCCTTCACGACCCGGTTCGGCGCCAACGACGCCGCCGTCGTGCGGGGCTACAAGCTCGCGGTCGCCTCGAAGCTCGGCCGCGAGGATCGGCTCTACGTCGCCGGGGTCGTTCAGCGTGTGATCGGCCTCGACGTCGCTCGCTAACCCCGCCCCGTCGGTGTGCATCATGAAGAAAATCGACCCTCGCCCCGGCCGCCCTCGGGGCGGGGCTGCGCCTCTCGTGTCGATTTCTAGTCAAAAAGTATTGACCCGTTGCGGCGCCCCGACTATACCTGTGGGCGAGGGCACGACGCCCGAGGGGTTGACGAAATGACGATGGTCGAGACGGGATACTTTACGAAGATGGCGCGCACCTTCTCGCAGAATTGGGGCGTGACCGTCGCCGTGAAGGGGTCGCGCGCCTTCGCGACCGACAAGAACACGATCACGCTTCCCGCGACCGCCGACTTCCTCTCGGGCGACGCCCGCGAGGCAATGGAAGGGATGCTCGATCACGAGACGTCGCATATCCGCGCCGAGGCCGAGGCTCGCGCCGAGGGCAAGCGTACCCCGCTCGAAATGCGCGCGTTCGTTCGCGCCAACGAGACGAAGGTCGTCTTCGACCTGACGAACGTCTTCGAGGATATCCGCGTCGACCGTGGCGCGGCCGCCCGTTGGGCTGGCGTCGCGACGAACCTCGTCGCCTGCCGTCGCTTCTGCTACGAGCAGATCGCGAAGAAGCTCGCCAGCGGCGAAGAGCTTCCCGCGCTCTTCCTGCTCGGCTGCGGGATTATCGCGCAGGCTCACGGCGAAGACGACTTCGCCGCCAAGCTCCCGGCCGCGACCCGCGTCGTGCTCGCCAAGCTCGCCGACGAGGTCGCCGACAGTCGCAAGGCGGTTGACGCCGAAGACGTGCTCGCGCTGTCGCGCCGCGTCGCCGCCAAGCTCGCCGCCCTCGCCGAGAAGAAGCCCGAGCCCGAGCCCGAGCCCGAGCCCGAGCCCGACGGCGAGAAGGAAGAGGGCGACGACGAAGGCACCGACGGCGAGAAGGAAGAGGGCGACGAGGAAGACGCCGCCGACGAGAAGAGCGAAGCGGGCGACGAGAACGACGAGCCCGAGGGCGACGACGAGAAGGAAGGCGACGACACCGACGAGGGCGAGAAGAGCGACGACGCCAGCGACGACGAAGGCAGCGACGCCGACGAGCCCGCGACCGACGGCGAGAAGGAAGAGGGCGACGACGAAGGCACCGACGGCGAGAAGGAAGAGGGCGACGACGCCGGCGACGAGAGCGACGAGAAGGAAGGCGACGACACCGACGAGGGCGAGAAGAGCGACGACGCCAGCGACGACGACACCGACGAGGGCGAGAAGAGCGACGACGCCAGCGACGACGAAGGCAGCGACGCCGACGAGCCCGCGACCGACGGCGAGAAGGAAGAGGGCGACGAGGAAGACGCCGCCGACGAGAAGAGCGAAGCGGGCGACGAGAACGACGAGCCCGAGGGCGACGACGAGAAGGCCGATTCTGACGCGACCGAGTCGACCGAGGGGGAAGACAGCGACCCGAGCGACACGAGCGACGAGAGCGACAGCGACGAGCCGACCGAGGGCACGAGCGACGAGAACGTCGACGAGATCGCCGACGCCGCCCGCGCCGCCCTCGAAGACAAGTCGCCCGCCCCCGACTTCACGAGCGCCGCGAAGAAGGAACTCGTCAACGAGGCGAACGCCGCCGCTTGCAGCGACAAGGCCCGCGTTCTGCCGCACCCGAACGCGTTGAAGGCCGACCGCGTCGTCGACTGCGTGCCCGAGGCTTACCGCTTCGAGAAGATCAAGACCGCCGCAGCGGGCGTCGTCGGCGGGCTCTCGACGCGCCTCGCCGCCCTTCTGCGTGCCCCCGGGAACGTGCGCTTCTGCGACCGCGACGCGGGCAAGATCGACGTTCGCGCGCTGCCGAGCCTACTCGTCGGCGAGCGCCGGATCTTCTGCGAAGAGCGCAAGGCCGCTTCGACGAATACCGCCGTCTCGATCTTGATCGACCAGTCGGGGTCAATGTCGGGCACCCCGATTTTCCTCGCCGCTCAGGCCGCCTACGCCCTCGGCGAAGCCCTCGCCCGCGCTGGCGTCCCCTTCGAGATCTGCGGTTGGGACAACACCCACGCCGAGACTTACGGGCTCTCGGCCGAAGACCGCGCGATCTTCACCCGGTTCGAAGCGCAAAACTTCTACGTCTACAAGAGCTTCGACGCGCAGTGGAATCGCCGCGCCCCGACGCTCGGTTCGTGCGCGGCGGGCGGGAACAACGACGACGCGAGCGCCGTCTTGACGGCTGGCGCCCGCCTCTCGGTTCGTCGTGAGGCCCGCAAGATTCTCGTCGTTCTTTCCGACGGCTACCCTTCTCACGCGGGCGCCCCGGGGCACGACACGACGGCGCAGTTGCGGGGCGCGATCGCCAAGCTCGACCGCGCCGGGATCGAGTGCGCCGGGATCGGGATCTGCTCGCGCTGCGTCGAGACGTTTTACAAGACGAACGCCGTCGTCAATCAGATCGCCGACCTGCCGACCGCCGCGCTTGGCGTGCTGCGGTTGTTGTTGGTCGGGAAGAGGGGGTGAGGTCATGGGGCAGATCGCGAAGGCAGTCGCGCTCGAAGTTCGTCAGTTCGCCCGCACGGCTACCCGGGCGATTCTCTTCCGGTTCCCGTGCGAGGCCGATCGGGAAGACCTCGAACAAGAGGCGGCGATCGGGATCCTGCGCGCGCTCGGGAAGCTCGACGACGCGCGGCCCGAGGCCGAGCGCCGCTCGTTCTTGATCTGCGCGGGGCGTCGAGCCGCGATCGACGCGCTGCGGCACCGCAAGCGGCACGCGCGCGACGTTCTCGGGTTCGTGCCCGTAGAAGAGTCGGTCGATTGGAACGGCGCCGCCTTCGTGGGCTGCCGCGACGGCGTGCCGTCAACGGATCCGTGGGGCGAGTTCGCCTCGGCCGACGACCCCGACGGCGCGTTCGTGACCGCCGAGATCGCGGCGCGGATCGTTGACGTGCTCGAACTGGCCGAGTCGCGCATGACCCCGGGGCAGCGGGCGATCTTCCGCGCCCGCGTCTACGGCGAGATCGTGCCCGAGCAGTTCGCGCACGTCTCGCAGTCGGGGGTTCGGGATTTGGCGGCGCGTGCCCGTGCGTGCGTGAACGCGGCTTCGAGGGATCTAGGATGCGTCGATTTGATTGGTCCCGTCGAGTGCGTCGACTTGCTCGCGATCTAGGCGACCGGCCCGAGTGCGTGGGGCACTACGAGGCGGGCAATCTAGAGTGCGACGGCTCGCCCTCGTGCGCGTGGCGCGCGCCGTGCCGTGCCTATCGCGATCACTGCGCGATCCGGGGGATCAACCCCGAGGTCGAGAAGGCCGCGACGCCGCCCGACGCGCTCAATGCGTTGATCTTCGCCGTGCTTCGGCAAGCCCCGCCCGAGGGTGGGTATGCCCGTGCCCACAATTCAACGCGGGGCTGGCGCCGCTTCCTCGACGCCTACGTCGACGCGCTGCCCGAGGGCGTGGTCGTGCAAGCGTCGCGCGACGTCGCCCTCGTTGGCGAACTCTACGTCGTGACGTGGGCAGGGCGCCGCGAGGGGCGCATTCGCGCGGGCGGGATCCGGGTGCGAACGACGATGAAGGGGAACGAGATCCCGATCGTGCGTTACTGGCCGACGCGTTACGACCGCATGACGCCCGAGATCGAGATTCGGGCAGATCTCGCACGCCTGCTCGAAGTCTTTCCGGCCGCCCGGGGGATCCCGTGGCGTTGGTCGGAAAAGCACGCGAACGGCGAGGCGAAACGCCCGCTCGGCTCGCTTGCGTCGAAGGTGCCGTCGGAACGGATCGAGGATATCGCCCGGCTCGCCGCCCGCGCTCTCGGGGCAGGCTTGATCCGCGACTGCCGCGTTCGCGGTTCGGGCGTCGAAGTCAAAGGGAAGGGGGAACGATCATGACCAAGCTCGAAGACGCTCGCGCCCGGTTCGCCGCGAAGAACGGCGCCGCGAAGCCCGCGTCGACGCCGTCGCCCGAGCCCGCGCGCCCGAAGCAAAACGTCGCCGCCATGCTAGGCAAGGGGGGCGGTTCGACGGGGATCGACCCTGCCGCCATGCGCACCGCACGGGGGCGGGGTGGGCGGTTCACGCTCGACCGCGCCCACGACGACGCGACGATCGGCTTCGGCAAGTATTCGGGAACGCGCGTTTCGGTTCTCGCGAATGACGAGGAAGGGCGGGGGTATCTGCGTTGGATGCTCACCCAAGAGTTCCCCGAGGCGCTGCTCGAAATCGTGCGGCACGCTCTCGACTCGACGCCTGAACTCGGGGGCCGACGGTGATCGACGTCGCCCGTCTGCGCGCTCGACGCGAGGGCTCGATCCGCTTCCCGGTCGAGAACGCCGGGAGGCTCGACGTCGTGCTCGGCTTCGGCCCGTTCAAGGGCTACGCTGCGAGCGCGATCGCGCTGACGTCGAGGGGGCGCGCCTACCTGTCGCGCCTTTGGTGCGAGCACGGGCTACCGCACGCGGTCAAGAGCGCGATCGCGTGGCAACTAGAGTTCGCGCTCGACGAGCCCGACTCACTCTTCGGCGAGGTGTGCTGAATGCCCGAGAACTTCGTTCACTGCCACGTTCACACCCACGCGAGCGCCTTCGACGGGCTCGGCACCGCGAGCGACTTCTTCAAGCGGGCTGCCGAAATGGGGCAAGTCGCCCTCGCGACGACCGAACACGGCACGCTGCGCGGGCTCTACGAGGCGACGACGGCCGCGAAAGAGACGGGGGTCAAGTTCATCCCCGGGTGTGAGTTCTACCTCGCCGACGACGCCCTCGCGCGGGGGTTGACGAAGGAAGAGAAAGCCGCGATCGAAGGGGCGGCCGCCCGTGACGGCGGCGATCCGAAGGAACTCGCCAAGGCGGCCGAGCGCCTGCGCCGCGAGCGCGATCACGTCACGGTTTGGGCGCTCGACGACGAGGGGCTCGGGAACTTGATCGCGCTCTCGTCGTGGTCGTGGCGAGAGGGCTTCTATTACAAGCCGCGCGTCGACGTCGCCCGGTTGACGTCCCGTTCGCGCGGGCTCGCGATCTCGACGGGCTGTCTCGGGGGCGTCGTTTCGGCGCCGCTGCGAGTCGGCGACGTGCGCGTCGCGTTCGACCGCCTCGACCGCCTCGTCGCTGCGTTCCCCGGGCGAGTCTACGTCGAGCTTCAACCGCACTGCCCGCCCGGGGCCGAGGGGCTCGCCGAGAAGCTCGCCCGGCTCGCGCGCGACTACGATTTACCCGTGATCGCGACGCAGGATGCGCACTACCCCCGCCGCGACGACAGCGTCGCGCAAGAGGCCCTCTTGTGCGTGGGGACGCGCGACAAGATCGCGAACCCCGATCGCTTCCGCTTCGACTCTCGCGAGTATTGGCTTCGCTCGCGCGCTGAAATGGCCGAGGCGTTCGCCGCGAACTGCCCCGGGCTCTCGTCGCTCGTCGTCGAGAAGGCTCTCGACGAGACGGTCGCCTTCGCTGAACGGTGCTCGGCCCGGCTTGCCCTCCCCGGCGCGGGCGCCTACCTCGCCGCGCCCGCGTTGCCCGAGGGCGTGACGACCTACGATGCTTGGTTGCTCCACCTCTGCGCGATCGGTTCGATCGCGAGATATGGCAAGTCTATTTCCGATCTTCCGACCGAGCACCTCGCCCGGCTGCGCGCCGAACTCACGACGATCAAGAGCCTCGGCTTCGCTGCTTACTTCGCAATGGTCTACGACCTGCGGGCGTGGGCTCGCGCGCAAGGGATCTTCGTCGGCCCGGGGCGTGGGTCGGCCGCAGGCTCGCTCGTTGCCTACCTCGCGAGGATCGTCGACGTCGACCCGATCCGACACGGGCTGTCGTTCGATCGCTTCCTCGCACCCGGCCGCGTCGACCTGCCCGATATCGATCTCGACTTTGAAGACGAGCGCCGCGACGAGGTGCTCGTCTACCTGCGCGAGCGCTACGGCGAAGACCGGGTCGCGCATATCTCGACGGTGGGAACGATGCGGGGGAAGAGCCTCGCCCGCGACCTCGGCCGGATCTATGGCGTGCCCGATCGCGACGTCTCGGCCGTCGCCTCGGTGCTACCCGACGCGACAGAAGACGTGCCTATGATCGAGGCCCTCGCCTCGACCGCGATCGGCCGCGAGTTTGCCGAGCGCTACCCCGACGTCGTCGACGTGGCGACGCGCCTCGAAGGTCAAATGCGCGGGGTGGGGCTTCACCCCGCAGGCGTGGTCGTCTCGCGCGTTCCTGTCGCCACGATCGCCCCGGTCGAGACTCGCCCGCGCAAGGGCGGGGAACGGGTCGCCGCTGTCGCGTGGGATATGGTGGCGGTAGAGAAGGCGGGGTTCGTCAAGATCGACGTGCTCGGGCTGCGCGCGCTCTCGTTCTTGCGGCGCGCCTGCCTGCTCGCCGGGATCGCCGACCCGACGACGATCGAACTCGAAGACGCCGAGGCCCTCGACGCCTTCACTGCGCACCGCTTCGGCGGGATTTTCCAGTTCGACACGCCCTCGGCCCGCAAGGCTTGTCGGGGGTTCGTCTTCCGCCGCTTCGCCGATATCGCCGCCATGACCGCGCTCGACCGCCCCGGCCCTATGCAGACCGGCATGGTTGCCGAGTTCGTGAAGCGCAGTGAAGATCCGTCGCTCGTGCCCGCGTTCAATCCCGTCTACGATAGGATCACCGCCGAGACGTTCGGGGTCGTGGTCTACCAAGAGCAGATCGTCGCGCTGGCCCGCGAGCTTGCAGGCTTCACGCCCGAGGCCGCCGACAAGTTCCGCAAGGCGATCTCGAAGAAGAAGCGGGAAGAGGTCGATGCGATCCTGCCCGTCTTCGTGAAGGGCTGCGTCGACGTGGGCGGGATGGATCGGGGCGACGCCGAGAAGTTTGCAGAATCATTGGAGGGCTTCGCCGAGTATTGTTTCAACAAGGCGCACGCGATCTCGTATGCCGCGATCGCGCTTTGGTCAATGCACTTGAAGGTTCACTATCCCGAGGCGTTCTTCGCCGCGTTCTTGCAGACCGAGCCGAACGCCCAAGTTCAATTGAGAGTCGCCGCCGAGGCCCGGCACCTCGGGATCCCGGTCATGCCGCCCGACGTCAACGCCGCCGCCGAAGGGCTTACGCTTGCCTATTCCTCGACCGGGGCCGCGCAGATCGTGAACGGGATCGCCGAGATCAAGGGGATCGGCAAGCCGACCGCCGCCTCGATCGCGGCCCGCGCGCCGTTCAAGTCGCTTGTCGACTTCTACGATCGCACGGCTGGCGACGGGCTGCGCGTCACGGTCGCGACGTTCGAGCTTCTCGCCCGCGCTACCGCCTTCCGCTCGCTCTTCCCGAGCGTGCGCTTCCTCGTCGAGAACGCCCGCGAGGTGTGGGATTGGTTGAAGGTGGGGGTCGAGCCCGTGCTCGACGTCGACTACGACTACGACGGCGACACGATCGCTCGAATCGCTGGCGAGGTGTGCCCGCTCTACGTCGACGCGAAGGGGCGTTCTGCGTTCACGGTCGTCGAGCGCCTACTTCGAGAGGGGACACGCCGCGAGATCGCTACCGTGGGCGAAATCGCCGACGCTGGCGCCTACGTCGTGCTCGCCCGCGTCAGCGCCGCCCGGCTCTTCTCGGAAGACGGGGGCGGGAAGACGCTTCGAGTGCTGCTATCCGACAACGAGGGCGCCGAGGTCGCCGCGAAAGTCGATCAAGACGTGACCGAGGCGACGCTCGGGGTGCTCGACGATCCCGGTCGGCTCGTGCTCGTCGTGTTGCGCGTCTCGAATCGCGGGATGATCACGGTTGAAGTCGGGCTCGACGCGAACGCAGCGATCACCACGTCTTCGCCGCTCGCCGACGCGATCTTGCGCCCGAAGCGCACGAGCCCCCGCGACCCGGGCGCCGCCCTCGAACGCACCCCGCCCGACGCGTCGTTCGCTGCCGAGGGCGTGGTCGTGCGATCCTTGAAGCGCCGCGACAAGTCGGGGGGCAAGCTGCGCGTCGTGACCCTTGCCGGTTCGGCGGGCTTCGCGCGCTTCTTCGTCTTCGATCGTCGGCACCGCGCCGACGTCAAGGCGCTGACCGTCGGCGCTCGGGTGCGCGTCAAGTTGACGCGCCTCGAAGGCGACGCCGCCTGCCTCGCCGACGCGGCCGTCGAGGTGTGCGCGACGCTTGCGCCCGCCGTTTCGTAACACTGGCAGACCTGGGGGAACGAAGCATGAAGAGCACGAACCAATCGACCCTTGCAGACGTCGCCCGCCGAGCGGGCGTCGACGCAGAGGTCGCCGAGAAGATCGTCGAAGCGCTGCTCGAAGAGGCGAAGCTCGGCCGCAAGGTTTGGATCCGCTCGCTTGGGATCTTCCGGGTGACGCATACCAAGGCCCGCGAGCACGCGACGCCGCTCGTGCCCGGGGGGATCGCCAAGATTCCCGCGCGCTGCGTGCTGCGCTTCCGCAGTTCCGAGGCCGCGCAAGAGTTCTTGAATCGGGGGCAGGCGTGACGACGTCGCCCGCTGCCCGGCACAAGGCCGTCGGCCGCACGTTCACGCTCGACGGGGGCGAACGCGTGACGCTGCTCGTTGGGGATCTCTTCCCGGGCGAGGATCTCGACGAGGAAGCCGGTTGGTTGTCGTCGACGATCGGGCTCGTCGGGGAACTGCTCGGGCAGACGACGCACGCGCTCGAACGCGAAGACGCCGCCTATCGACGTTGGCGCGCGGGGGCTTCGCGCGACGTGCTCGCCAGCGAGCCGAAGACCCCCGAATGGAAGATCAAGCACGAGGTCGAGAACGACCCGAAGTTCGAGGCGTTCAAGAACCGGGTCGCCGCGCTCGAAGGCGACAGCGAGTTCTTGCGCGCCTATCACGACGCGCTGCGCACCAAGTCGAGCATGATCCGCGCCCGGGTGGAACTGCGCGGGGGCGAGCGCCGCTCGCAGCACGAGCCCGACACGCGCGGGGACGAGGAACGAGGATCGGCCGGGGGTGTCACCCGGCCGCGCTTCTACGAGCCCGAGGTTCGCGAGCCGACCGCCGATCGTGCGGCCCGCGTGCGAGAGGCTCTCGCGAACGGCAGGAAATCACCGAAGGAAGGGGAACGGCAATGAGTCTCGATCTTGGCAAGCTGCGCGATCGCCACGCGCAGGGGAAGCGTTTCGCTGGCGGCGACAAGGGGTCGTTCTTGAAGATCCCCGACGGCCTCTCGACCTACTACCTCGTCGCGCCGACCGAGGCAATGGGGGGGATCCCGTTCGTCGAGTTCCTCGTTCACCGCGAGGTCGGCCCCGAAGGCAAGATGACCGTGTGTCTCGCCGACGAGAACGAGATCTTGCGCGACCCGAGCGTCGCGCCCGCGCTGCGCGAGAAGGGCGTCGACGTCGGTCGCTGCCCGGTCGACGACTTCCTCGCCGACGACGCGGCGGCCGCGTCGCTGCCCGAGGTGAAGCTCGCGAAGATGGTCGCGAAGCCGCAATATCTCTTCGCGGTCGTGCCGTGGGAAATCCAGAACGCGGCGGGCGAACTCGTGCCCCTGCCCGACGGCGATCGCGTGCCCCGCCCGCTCTTCTGCGGCCCGCAGATATGGGATGGGATCTGCGACGTGATCGAGGCCGAGGGCAACGTCACCGATCCGAACGCCGCGATCTTGATCCGCATCAAGAAGAGCGTCGTCAAGAAGCGCACGAGCTACAAGGTCGAGGTCGACACCCGCTGCATTCGCGAGCCGATTCGGATCTCGAAGTCGACCAAGGCCGCGATCGCCGCCGCCTGCGCCTCGACGGGCGACTGCAACCTCTTCCGCATCGTCGTCAACATGACGAAGAGCGCCGACGTCGTCGACGCCTTCCTGCGCGGCGACACGGTCGAGACGCGCACGACGACCACGGGCGACGCCAAGCCGCACTGTTACTCGAAGGATCACGACCACGACGACGACGAGTGTCGCGTCTGCGTCTACGAGGTCGACTGCGCGAAGGCGTGCGGCACCGCGCCGTTCAAGGGCGCCGACAAGCCCGCGCCGCGTGGCGCCGTGACCGCCGCGCCCGCCACGAAGCCCGCCCCGGCCGCTGCCGCCGTCAAGGCGCCCGCCGCCCGCGCGGCCGCCCGGCCCGCGACGCCGCCGCCCCCGCCGCCCGAAGAGGAAGAACCCGAGTTCGACGCCGACCCGCCCGCGCCCGAACCGCCCCCGCCGCCGCCGCCCGCGCGTCGTCGTGCGGCGACGCCCCCGCCGCCGCCCGAGCCCGAGAGCAGCGTCGACGACGCGTTCCCCGACGAGCCCGAGCCCGGCGACGAGCCCGAGCCCGCCGAGGCCCCCGCCGCCGCGCCCGTCGACGAGGATCCCCTCGCCGAGATCGACCGCGAACTCGAAGCCCGCCGCGCGCGCAAGGGCGCCCGTTAGAACCTTCAACCCGGGAACTTGATCGAGGTCTTTCAATGTCGCACCGTGGCGCGTTCAGCACGAAGAAGGCGAAGTCGATCGCGAGCGCCCTCGCCCGCGATAAGGCGTTCGCCGAGTTCGACGATATCGTCGCGACGCGACGACGCACGACCTCGATCTCGACGGGGTCGCCAACCCTCGATCTCGCAATCGGGATCGGGGGTTGGCCCCTCGCCCGGCTCTCGATCCTTCACGGGGGCGAGGCGACCGGCAAGACGACGATCGCTCTCGAAGCGGTCGCGCAGTGGCAGCGCGCCGGGGGCGTCGTGCTCTACGCCGACGTCGAGCACGCGCTCGATCTCGACTACCTCGCCCGCGTCGTGCCCGATCCCGAGGGGATCATTCTGACGCACCCGCCCTATATCGAGAAGGGCTTCGAGTTGTTCGCCGCCTTCATCGATCGGGCGCGTGCCGCGAGCGTCGACGCGCCGCTCTTGATCGTGCTCGACTCGTTGCAGGCGTGGCCCGCAATGCGCACGTTCAACGGCGAGTATGATCGCCAGGACTACGGCCCCGAGGCGAACGCCTATTCGCGCGTGCTGCGCAAGTTCACCCCCAAGCTCTCGACGAGCAACACCGCCATGATCGCGATCTCGCAAGTGCGAACCAAAATGGACGGGTGGGGGAACTCGAAAGAGAAGGTCGGCGTCGGTCAAGCGCCGCTCTTCTATGCCAGCGTGATCGCCGACGTGAAGTCGAAGACCTTGCGCGGCACGACCGCCGAGGGCGTGACCGGGAATCACCTTCGGGTTCGCGTCGTCAAGAACAAGGTCGCCCCGCCGTTCCGCACGGCCGAGTTCGAGATCATCTTCGGCAAGGGCTTCGACCGCGTGCGCGCGCTCGTCGACTGCGCCAAGACGATCGGCGTCGCCCGTGCCTTGAAGGGGAAGATCCTTTGGACGATCGACGGCGCCAAGGCCGACGCCTCGGGGCGAGCCTACGAGTGGGCGGCCGACGATCTGTCGAGTCTGCTCGTGAAGGCGCCCGACCTCTACGACGGGCTCTTCGATCACGTTCACGATCTGCTAGTCGCCCGGCCCGACTTGATCGCGGTCGAGGTCGACGCCAGCCCCGCCGAGATCGACCTCGACGCGCCGCCCGCCGACGCGCCCGAAGACGAGGGCGACGCGTGACGCTACCGCACGACAAGCCCAAGAAGCCCGCGAAGCGCAAGCGCCCGGCCCGGCCCGAGGTCTTCGCGCGGTCTGCGGGGATCACCGCGCCGCGCCGCGATTGGGAAGCCGTGGGGCTAGACGTGTCTATCAATCACGCCGGGGCGGTCAAGCTCGACGGCGTCGACGGGGAGCTTCTCGACTTCGCGTTCTTGACGCCCCTCGTCGGGCTCGCGAAGTCGAGCCGCTCGTTCGGCACGCGGATCCCCGCGTTCAAGCAGGCCGACGTCGAGCGGCACCAATCCGAGATCGACCGCCTGCGTTGGTTGCGCGAGTGGTTCGGCCGCCTCGCCGACCGCCTCTTCCCGCTCGACGGGGTCGACTACTTCGTCGCGATCGAAGACTACGCTCTCGACGCCGCCCGGGGGGCTCACCAAATGGGCGAGGTCGGGGGAGCGCTGCGGTTGGCGTTGTTCGACTTCGCCGCCCGGCACCCCGGCCGCTCGATCAACCTGCGCTTTTGGGAACCGGGTTCAGTCAAGATCTTCGCGACCGGCAACGGCAACGCCGAGAAGGAACTCGTCGGCGAGTGCGCTCGCGCCAAGTGGCGCACCGCGCCGCTATTCGGCGACGACGACGTCGACGGGGATCTCGCCGACGCGCACACCCTCGCCCGCATGGTTTGGCGCGAGTGCCGCGTTCGCCTCGGTCGCGACGCGCTCGCCGACCTGCCCGACGAAGAGCGCCGGATCTTCCTGCGCACCACGAAGAGCGAGCCCGTCGCGGTATGCGACAGGCCGTTCGCGAGCTACCATGCCCCCGCGTAACCTTCGAGAACTCGGCGCCGAGTGGGCGACGTGCGCGCGTTGCCCGTTGCACGAGCGGCGCTCGTGCGTGATCGTGGGGGCTGCGGTCAAGAACGCGCCGACCGTCGACGATCCCCTTCTGCTCGTGATCGGCGAGGCGCCCGGCAGCGAGGAAGACGCCGAGGGCGTGCCGTTCGCCGGGAAGGCCGCCCGGGTCTTGCACGACGAGATCTTCGCGGGGGCTGGCGTTAGGCTTGCCTATGTCTCGAACTGCGTCGGCTGTCGCCCGCCCGGCAACCGCACCCCGGCACGCGCCGAGATCGAGGCGTGCGCGCCGCGTGTCGCTGCGTTGATCGAACTCACCGCGCCCGACGCGATCGTCGTGGTCGGCCCGGTCGCCGAGGAAGCCCTCGCCTCGGGGGTGTGGGGCGAGGGGGCCTCGACGCTGCCTTCCTGCGCGATCCTTCACCCGGCGACCCTTCTACACCGGGGGCACCCGACCGACGCAACGCGCCGGGCTTTGCGCGCCGAGGTCGCCAAGATCTCGCGCCTGCTCGTGCGCCTCGGGGCGAAGAGGCCCGCCAAAGCCGAGCCCGTGCCCGAGGTCGCCGAGGTCGTCGCGCCCGAGTGCGCGCACGTCGGGGTTCCGCTCGGTCGGCTCGTCGCTCGCGACGGCCGCGAGGCGCCCCTCGTAGTTTGTCGCGAGTGCGGCGTCGCCCTCTCGGATCCCAAGGCGGCAGGATTGACGCCAAGGCGTTCCGGCCGTCGAGGGGATACGACGTCAGGGGGCGCGCGCTCGAAACGCGCCACAATCGATCCTCGTGCGTCAGGCGACGAACGGGAGGGGGTAGACGATGCGACTCGCAACGATCGGTGATCTTCACGTCGTCGACGGTGAACTCGACACGCAAGGCCCCGTGCTCGACGAGATCGCCGCAGGGGTCGAAGAGGCCCGGCCCGATCTCGTGCTCGTCGTGGGCGATCTGTCGGGACACCGCGTCCCGCACAAGGCGACGCCCCGCGAGCGAAACGCGCTCGTCGGCTTCTTCGCGAAGCTGGCGCAGTGTGCGCCCGTCGTGATCGTGCGGGGGAATCACGACTACCCGCGCGATTGGGAGTTCCTGAACGCGATCGGCGGGCATTCGTTCTACTCGATCGGGTTCGTCGACGAGCCTTCGACGCTGACCGCTGGCAAGGCGGGGGCGCTCGCGCTCGTCGCGTGCTTCCCGTGGGTCGACCGTTCCCGGTTCGGTCCCGACGTCGACTACGGCGAGGCCGTGCGCACGCTCTACGACGCCGTCGTCGACGAGGCGCGCTCGACGATCGCCACGCTGCCCGACGACGAGTTGCCGAACGCCGTGGTCGCCCTCGGTCACTGCGCGATCGCCGGGGGCATGATCGGGATCTTCGGTCAACCGTCGGTCCCGACCGCCGATCCCGTGGTCGCGATCGACGACGTCTGCCCGAGCGACGTCTTCGACGCGGGGTTCTTCGGGCACTACCACGCGCCGCAGGAACTACCCCGAGAGGGCGAGAGCGGGGGCGCCGCGTGCCGCTACGTGGGAAGCGCTTTCGTGTCGCAGCACGGCGAAGCGACCGCGAAGTCGTGGGGCGTGGTCGATATCTCGGGCGAGGGCAAGGCCCGAGCGCGAGAGATCCCGATCCCGCAGGCCCCGCGCGTGCTCTTGCGCGTCGACGGCGTCGCCCGTCGCATCGTCGAGATCGTGCCCGCCGCCCTTGTCGGGCTCTCGGCCGGGACGTTGATCGACGAGTGCAAGCCGATCGCCTTACCTCGGGGCGCGCCGAGCGCGAGCGTGAAGGTGCGGATCGAGGGGGCGATCTCGATCACCGAGGCGGCCCGCGCGTTCGATGAGATCGCCGCGTTGGTCGCCCCGGCTGCGCACTCGATCAAGCGCGAGTTCGCGATCGAGCGCGTCGCCCGTGCTCGCGAGGGCGCCGACGAGATCGCCAAGGCGACGACGACGGCCGACAAGCTCGCGCGCTACCTCGACACGATCAACCCCGCGCCGAGAGGCGTGATCCGCAAGCGGGCGATCGCGTTGCTGGCCGAAATCGAAGCGACGCTCGACGCCCCGATCGCGTAGTTCGGGCGAGGCGCGCACACCACGGGGGCGATCATGACGACCGACGGCAAGCTCGACGTCACCAAGTCGACGAAGAAGCGGGGCGATCTCGCCCCGGGCGCAGCGAGTGAGGCCGTGCCGGTCCCCTCGGGGCTGGCGCCTTCGGCGCACGAGCCCGAACATAGGTTCGCGCGGATCCGCGTGAACAAGGGGGCGACGATCAACATTGGCCGAATGGAGTTCCTTCGCTGCGACGTCGCGGTCGAACTCCCGTGCAAGCCCGATCTCGCCTCGCTCGACCGGGCGATCGATATCGCCGATACGATCGCGAACGACCGCCTCGTCGCTGAGATCGAGAACGCCCGCAAGCAGTCGGGCGGGGGCGACAAGTGAAGACCTACCCCTCGCTCTTGCGCGCCGCGAAGATCGAAATGCACGGGGCCTTTCAGCCCCGCAAGATCGACGGGCTCTTCTCGGCCGACGACGTCGAGAAGATGCGCCAAGGCGGCCGCGACGCGGGCCGCCCCTCGGGGTGGGATCCCGCGCGCTACGAGCCGATCAAGGTGTGGAACCCCGACAGCAACGACGCGACCTGCCCGGCCGCGCTGCGCGATCGCTTCGCCGAGTGGTTCGTGATCAAGGGCTTTCACCGCCTCGCGCTGGCGAGGGCGTGCGGGATCGAGTCGCTCGACGTGATCGTCTGCGCGGGCTCGTTCGACGAGGCGGTCGCCGCGAGCAAGCGCTCGAACTTCGAGACGCGCGCGCTTCACCCGATCGACGAAGCCGCCGTCTATCGCGATCGCCTTGAAGCGGGCGACACGCCCGAGCAGATCTCGCGCGACCTCGACCGCCGCGCGCCCGCCTACTACCGCAAGCGGGCCGCCGTCGCCTACCTGTCGCCCTCGTTGATCGCCGACGTGCGCTCGGGGCTTCTGCGCCTCGACTACGCCGAGCACGTCGGCCGCGCCGCGCAAGTCGGGGCGAGCCCGGCCGCGCAGGTCGCGATCGCCTCGGTCGCTGCCCGAACTTCCATGCGCGCCGAGCTTTTCGGGCGTTACGTCGACAAGGTGATCGCCGCAATTGCCGCCGCGAAACCGGGCGAAGACGTGGTCGACGTCGCCGCCCGCGAGGGGAAGACGCTTGATCTCTTCCCGCCGACGTTCGACGCGGGGGTCGCTGCCGTCGAGTCGATCACGATCGGCGAGGCTCGACGCGAGAGCGTGCGCGACGGGTGGGCGTCGATCGGGCACGCCGCCCGAGCGCAGTTGAAGCGCCTCGAAACCGAGGGGGTTCCGCCCCCGCCCGCCCTTGGAAGGTTGATCGCCATGATCGATAAGCAGCGCGCAGGGGAAGACAGGGCGGTCGCCGCGAGCGTCGGGGCAACCGACACGCGCGAAGCGCTGCCGTTGATCAAGTGGGTCGGGTCGAAGCGCACCGAGGCCCCGACGCTCGCCGCGATCATTCGCGCACGCCTGCGGCCCGGCGCCGAATACTTCGAGCCCTTCTTCGGATCGGGCTCGGTCTTCTTCGCCGTCGCCCCCGAAACCGCCGTGATCGGCGACGTGCTCGAACCCGTGGTAAACCTTTACAAGTCGACCCGAGACGACCCCCGCGCGGTCTTCGCCGCCATGCGGGCGATCGTCGAGAAGGGGCTCGACAAGGCGTCGTTCCTCGCCGCCCGTGACGCCGACCCGCCCGCCGATCGCTTCGAGCGCGCGGGGTGGTTTCTCTACCTGAACCGCACGGGGTTCAACGGGCTGTGGCGCACGAACAAGTCGGGCAAGCTGAACGCCCCCTTCGGCACGCCGAAGACCGTCGCCGCCTTCCCGACGCTCGATCGCTTCGAGCGCTGCGCCGAGATTCTCTCGGGCGCCGTGCTCTACTGCGGCGACTACTCGAAGGGCGTCGCCCGCGCCAAGGCTGGCGACGTGGTCTTCGCCGACCCGCCCTACCCCGGCACGTTCAGCGACTACGCCAAGCGCACGGGGCCGATCGACTACGCCAAGCTCGCCGCCGACCTGCGCGCCGCGCACGATCGGGGGGCGCACGTCGTGACGACCCTCGCCGCGAGCGAAGACCTCGACGCGCTCTTCTCGCCTTGGTGCTACCGCGTCGACCTTTCGCGCACCTCGAACGTCTCTTGCAAGGCGTCGACGAGGGGCGAGTTCAAGCAGGTCGTTTGGTGCTCGCACGAGCGAGAGGGGGCCGCCGAATGAAGATCGAACGCGTGCGCCTCGACGGGATCACCCGCTACCGCAGGCCGATCGAACTCGCGCTTCCCGAGGGGGTCGTCGCGATCGTCGGGCCGAACGGGTGCCTACAGGGCGACGTAGAGATTTACGATCCAACGGACGGATCGTCCGTCGCCGTTCGCGATCGTTACAATCGGGGCGTGCCGTTTCACGTATGGGCGTTAGGGCCGCATGGGGTCGTAACGACGGCCGCAATGCCCCCTTGCAAGTATCCGCCCGCTCAAATGCTGCGATTGCGGTTCGCGGACGGGAAGTCGATTACGGTGACTCCGGCGCACAAGTTTTGGAGCGGCGCCGAGTGGTTGACAGCTTCCGCCATTTTTCAAGCCCTGCGAGAGAACGGGCGCGTCCGGCTGCCGTCCAGTTCGGCCGCTTACCTGTCAACTCATGCCGAAGATGATCTGCGTTGGTGCGAAATAATTCCAGATTCTCCGGGCGGTTGTCGGCGTGTTCCCCGTTGCGATGATGCACGACTTCTTCCGGCAGAAGTCGGCGCCCGAGAATCCGTTCCATTACGAGGCGATGCTCCCGAACTAGCCCTTTGCGATCTGCGTCGGGGTGATACGGAAGCCGTAGAAGAATGTAGCCGTCGGCGTCAATCACCCGACCGCCGCGCCACGACCCATTGCGAGCGCCCGGCGCTCCCCGGTCACGAATCGCTCCTCCGACGTTGCGGATTGCCTTCGCGATCCGGCTTTGATTCGAGTGCATTGACCGGGCGATCTCCGCGAGACTCGCCCCGCTCTCGTAGCGTGCAAGAGCTTCGCGCCTCCGCTCATCCGTCCAATTCTGACGCATCGACGCCCCCCGGGGTTATGGTTCCTTTCGAAACATACCCCGCGATTGACCCGTCGACAATCGAAATTGTCGCGGTTGGCGAGCTACCGTGCGAGCCTTACTACGACTTCCACGTCCCGGTTCACCTAAACTATTGGGCCGCCGGGGTCTGGAATCACAACTCCGGCAAGACGACGCTTCTCGAATGCCTCGGCCCGGCCGTCTTCTTCCGCGAGTTGCCGACCCGCGAGCCCTCGGGAATCCAGAATTGGATCGGGCCGAAGGGCGGCCGGATCGAACTCGACTTCGTGCGGGGCTCGCGCCGCTACGAAGCGATCGTCGAGATCGACGGGTCGGGCAGGCAAGCCGCGTTCCTGACGTGCGACGGGGTCAAGCTCGCGTCGGGCAAGGTGCGCGACTACGACGTCGAGATCGCGAAGGTGGTCGGCAACCGCGACGCCTTCTACGCCTCGGTCTTCGGGATGCAGGGCGGGGGCGGGCGCTTCGAGTCGCTCGAAGTCACCGACCGCAAGGCGATCTTTCGCTACTACCTCGGGCTCGACCGGGTCGACAAGGCGCACCGCGCCGCCCGCGCCCGCCTCGAAGCGCTCGACGTCTCGAAGATCGCCACGCTGCGCGCCGATCTCGAAGCCTGCGAGACGGCGATCGCCGAGGCCGAGGCCGACGTCAAGGCTGCGGTCTTCGCGGCCGACGCCGAGCGCGAGGTAAGTCGCAAGGCGCGCGCCAAGCTCGACGACCTGCTCGCGCTCTCGTCGACGGCCGAACTCGTCGACGCCTACGACACCGCTCTCGACGCGGCGGGCGAGGCGCAAGACGCGCTCACCGCCCTACCTGCCCGCCCGGCCGCCGCGCCTGCGCCGACGGGCGACAAGGGCGCCGCTACGATCGCCTTAGAGGCCGCGAGGAAGAAGAACGAGGGCTACCTCGTCAAGAGCGCCGAGATCGCCCGCGTCGGCTCTTCGCTGGCGACGGCGAACGCCGACCTCGTGCGGGCGAACAAGGCGACCGAGCGTCTCGCGCGCGTGCCGTGCAAGGGCGAGGGCGCCTTCGCCGGGTGCGAGTTGCTGCGCGACGCGATCGCCGCGCGCGAATCGATCGCTGCGCTGCGCGACGTGTGCGCCAAGGCCGAGCAGGCGCACGAGACGTTGAAGGTCGAGGTCGCCGCGCTCGTCGTGCCCCGCGAGAAGCTCGACGCACTGCGCGCCAAGGTCGCCGAGGCCGAGCGGGAACTTGAAGCGCACCGCCTCGGGGCCGAGCGCTGCCGCGCCTACGACGAGAAGCGCGATCGACTGAACCGTGCGCTCGCTGACGCGAAGAGGCAGGCCGCCGCGCTGCGTGCCCGGCTGCCGAAGGTGATCGACGACGTGCCGTCGCTGGCGCAGATCGACGCCGCTCGCGAGGCGAGCGCCGCCGCGAGTGCCGCCTACGAGAAGGCGATCCGCGAGCACGAGGCGGGCGTCGCTGCGTTCGGCGGCGCCCTCGATCGCAAGGCCGGGATCGAGAAGGCCCTCGCCGCCGAGGAAGCTCGCGCCGCCGACGCGCCCGCGCTCGAACTGCTCGCCCGCGCTCTCGGGGCGAACGGGATCCAAGCCTACGAGATCGACGCCGCAGGCCCCCGCGTCTCGGCCCTCGCGAACTCGCTCTTGCATGCCTGCTACGGGCCGCGCTTCGACGTCGAGGTGCGCACGACGAAGGCGTTGAAGAGTGGCAAGGGCGAGAAGGAAGACTTCGACGTCGTCGTCTACGACAACGACAGCGGGATCGAGAACACGATCGCCGGGCTGTCGGGGGGCGAGAAGGTGATCGTCGACGAGGCGCTTCGGCTGTCGCTCGTGATCTTCGCCGACGAGCGCCTCTCGGTTCCGTTCCGGGTGCTCTACCGCGACGAGACGATCGGCGGGCTCACCCGGGACAACCGCGCCGCCTATGCGCGAATGCTTCACCGCGCCCGCGATCTCGGCGACTTCGGGCAGATCTTCCAAGTGACCCACGACGAAGAGTCGAGCGAGAGCGCCGATGTCGTGATCGCGATCGACGAGTCGGGCAATGTCTCGGTCGCATGACCTCGCCGCCGCCAACGCCGAGAGCGCGAGGCGCTACGATTGGACGCCTCGCGACTTCGGCGCGCTCGACTTCGACGACGTGCTCGCCGAGAAGGTGCGCGCGTTTCAGCGCGATCGCCTGCTCGACGAGACGGGCTTCGTCGACGCCCGCACGTTCAAGGCGTTCCTGCAATGGCAGGTCGCCTACGACGACGGCTCGAAGGATCGCGAGCGCGAGGCGAACCCGCCGCCCGTCGCCGACGTCAGCGTCTATCCCGACAACGATCCGCGAGTGCTCGCGACGCGCGTCTTCCGCGCGTCGAACTGCGTCGTCTCGGCTCTCGATCCCGCGATCTGCGACGTGCTGACGGGCTGCGGAAAGAGGGCGAACGTGATCACCTCGCCCCGTGCGTGGGAAGGGGCCGCCCGCGCGTTCGAGGGCGCGCCCCTCGTCGACGTAGGGGCCGCGCTCTCGACCCGCATCCTAGACGAAGGTCGAGCGTCAGGCGCCAAGGGTTGCGCGTTCGCCGTCTTCGCCCTCTCGTCGGCCGACTTCGACACGAACGAGCGCGCGCCGACGTGGGCGGGCGACACCGTCGCGCGAATCAAGGCGCTCGTCGGCGACGTGCCCGTCGGCGTGCTCACTGCGATCTGCGTGCGTGACGCCCGCCGCGTTGAACGTCGCCGCGCGTGGGCTCGGCTCGCCGCGTTCGACGCCGCGCTGCCCCTCGTGCCCGGCCCCTATACCGGGGTCGAGACTGCGACGGGGCTCGCCTCGTTCGAGTGGGCGATCTATGGGCAGATCCGCGCGCCGTTTCAATTCCCCGTCTACGCTGGCCCCGCGAACGCCCCGATCGAGCAGCAAGAGCAAGAGCTTTTCCGTCTGCGCGATTGGCTTGCCCGGTGGGGGTTTCGGGGTTACGGTGCCCGGGTGTCGAGCGATAGGCTAGTCAAAGCCCTTGTCGGGGACGTCCCCCGCGAGGTGGTTCGGATCGACGTGCGCCGTGAAGGCGCCCAAGACTGAGGGGGATCCCATGTTGGTATTCATGCAGCCCAACGTGATCGACGCGATCAAGTCGTGCGTCGGGAAGGTGGTCGTGATCGAGACGGCCGAGGGTGTGACGCGCCGGGGCAAGCTGACGCAGATCCGCACGCGGGCGATCAACGTCGGGGTGCGCACGGGCGAGCCCCGCGAGTTCGTGCCCGGCATTCGCGCGACTCGCTCGCGCGACTTCAACTTCCCGATCGAGTTCATCCTCGACGGCGACGCGGCCGATCCGATCCCGTTCGCGACCTGCTCGCGCTTCGACGTCGACGGGGTCGCCGAGAAGATCGACGTCGTCGCCGAACTCGCCGAGATCGAGAAGGCCGAGAAGAAGGGCGCCGAGCCCGCGAAGAAGCCCGCGCCCGAGGCGCCCGCCAAGGCCGAGCCCAAGACGTCGGCCGTCGACGACGCCTTCCCCGATCCACCCCCGGCCGAGGGCAAGAAGGGCGTGGGCGCGACGCCCAAGGCGCCCAAGGCGTAGAAGGGGCGAACGCACCAACGCAACGACAGGGGGCGAACGTGGGCGAAGAGCAGAGGGCAACGCAGGCGGCGGGGCGCAAGCTCGTGATCGCGGATCTCGGGCTCGTGAACCGGGCGATCTCGGCCGCCTTCAAGGCGGGCAGCGACTACAAGCTGCTCGAAGTGGGCGCGCGCTTGCAGGAAGACAAGCGGCTTCCGCCGAAAGACGTGCTCTTGCAGCGCGCCATGAACCAAGCGGGGATCCCGAACGGGCTGCCCGTCTTCGACGTGGCGTCGGGGGCCGACCCCGCGACGGTGGCGCTGCGCGTCAAGCACGAGGTCGCCGAGGGCGAGGGGCGCCCGACGCCCACGATCGGCGACTACCTGCGCCGGGCTCGCGCCGGGCGGCCGCAGGGCGAGATCGCCAAGGCGGCCGGGATCTCGGTCGAGACGCTCGCGCGCTACGAGAGCGACGGCGTCGCGCAGAAGGGCGAGATCCTGGCCAAGATCGGCGACGCCCTCGGGGTGCCGAAGGCGCACGCCGCCCTTTGGATCAAGCTCGCCGACGCGACCAAGGGCGCCAAGACCCCCGCTGCCGCCGCCTGACCCGTCCCCGGGGCTGCCTGCGTTGGGGCGGGCGCTCCGGGGGCTTGGGTCTTCGCCTCGTCGAAAGGCCCGCCTATGACTTCGATTGTCGTTTCAATCCTCGCCGCCCTCGCGCTGCAACCGACGAGCAAGATCTCGAAGCCCGAGGCCGTCGCCTTCGCGATCGTGGCGCACGTCTGCGCCTGCCTTCATGACGTGCCGCCCGTCGAAGCGATCGCGAACGCCTACGTCGAGAGCCGCTTCGACAACGCCGCCGAGGCCGGGCACGGTCGGGGGCGCTTCCAAGTTCTCTGCGGCCCGGGTCGGCGTTGGTGCTCGCCGTTGGTTTGGGCGTTCAAGCTCGACGTGCGCGGCCCGATCCTGAACGCCTACGAAGGGGCGCGTCGCATGGGCGCGTTCTTGCACGACTGGCGCCCGGCCGTGCGCGCCCGCTACCTTTGCCACTACAACGCGGGCTCGCGCTGCGACGCCGACGGGCGCCGCCACGAAAGGCGCGTGAAGGCCGTTCTCGCGAGGCTCGCCGATCGCCTGCCCGATTCCCGCGCCTTCTGACCTGCGAGCGACGCACGGGCACGCCGACGCGTAGAACCGGGCGAACAAGCAAGGGGTCGAGAATGTCGAAGCCCGTTCCGCCCGAATTCAAAGAGAGCGTGCTCGGTCTGCTCGTCGACCGGATCAAGGCGGCCCGGCCCGAGGTCGTGGTCGTGGGGGTCGTCGACGCGACCTACAAGTCGCCCGTCTGCTCGATCGTCTTCGACGCCGACCCGCTCGATCCCGAGGGCACGACCCGCAAGACGATCGCGCAGGCCGAACAAGACAACGCGCCCGGCCCGATCGCGTTCGACCTGGGCTTCGCCAAGCCCTACGGCAGCGACAAGACGAAGGTCACGCTTCATTCGCGCAAGTGGTCGTTCGGCGCCGACGAGTCGAAGACGTTGACGCAGAGGCGCGACGGCGACTTCAACCTCTCGCTCGGCGCGGTGTGGGTGCTCGACGTGCTCGACGACGTCAAGCGCTGCCGCCTCGCCAAGAAGAAGGCGGCCGAGGATCGCGCCGTGATCGTCGAGGCGGTCTTCGAGAAGCTCGGCTCGAAGTTCTGCGACCCCTCGACGGGCGCGCCCTTCGCCCGCCGCGAAGACGGCACGGCCCCGGGTTCCTACCGTATGAACGCCGCGAGCGATCGAACGCGCCTCGACGTCGTGCGCGTCGACCCTTCGGGCGTCGACATTCCCTGCGTCAAGATCGAGGCCGTGCTTCACGGGGTGCCCCTCGACGCCGCCGAGCGCATCTTGCGCCGCCTCGTGCTCGAAGGCTTCGTCGACGAGGCGCCGCGCTGCCCGCCGAACGAGGTCTTGCGCAAGGCGTTCGCGCACGCCGACGCGACCCACGAAGAGCGCCTCGCCGAGCACGACGCCGCGTTCCTGCCCGGGGTCGACGCGCGGCCCGACCTCACCGACCCGCGCGAATAGGGGCGACCCATGACGACGACCACGACAGCGCCCGAGACGGGCGCCGAAGAAGCGCTCGGTTGGCTTGGCGGCGACGCCGCCCGCCTGACCGCGCTCGCGAAGCGCTGCGCCCGCATCGTCGACAAGCTCGCCCCGATCGGCGACGAACTGCGCACGCAAGACAACCTCGGCACGAGCGATCCCGTCTTCATCGTTCAGCAGAAGCGCCGGATCTATGGCGGCGACGAGGGCTACGGCGATCACGTTTGGGTCAACGACGGGTGCGAGGCCGACGAGGAAGATCACAAGCGCTTCGACGAACTCGACCGGAACTTCGACGAGATCCCCGAGGGGTGGTCGCGCCTCGACTACGTCGACGTCTTCGACTTCGTGCGTGCGTGCTTCACCCGCAAGGCGGCCGAGCGCTACCTCGAAGAGAATCGCCACAACCTGACCGAGCCCCGGATCTGGACCGACACCGCCTATCGCAATCGCGAATGGATCGAACTGCGGGCGCTCTTCGTCGAGTGCTCGCAGATCGTCGAGGAAGAGCGGGGCCGCCCGCTATGACGCTCGCGACCTGCAACCCCGCGCTCGCGACGGCCGTCGGTGCGGCGGTAGGGCTGGCGCTCTTTCTCGCTGCGATCGGCCTCGGCGCGCTCGTGCGTGGGCTCGTGCGGGATCGTGAGTTCCGACGTTGGGCGCTGCGCGAGAGCGCCGAGATCGCAGCATGGATCGCCCTCACCCTATCCGCGCTCGCCCTTCTTCGGTCGTGCGCATGACGACCAAGGCCGAGGCCCGCGTAGGCGAGATCGTGGTTGCCGCCATGCGCGCGATCGCGGCCCGGGGCGACCGGGCGATCGTCTTCGTGACGCAGGGGCGCCGCGTCGAGAGCGATCTCGCGCCCGTCGTGGCGCGCGGGATCGACGACGTGCGCTTCGCCGAGGCCGTGCTCGTGCTGTCGGCGAACGGCTCGTCGATCGTCGTCGCCAAGAACAACCACGGGCGCCCCGAGGCGATCCCGCTCGACGAGCAATCGTGAACCGCGCCGACGACCTCGCCCTCGTGCTCGAAGTCTTCGCCGTGCGTTGGGTCGGGCAGACCTGCGCCCGCCTCGCTGGCGCGCAGACGTGGGCCTACGACCTCGACGTTCGCGAAGTGGGCTACCTCGCCCGGGTCGTGACGTTGATCGCGACGCCTGCCCCGCCTGACGCGTAGAAGGGGCGAACGCTTCGAGGGGATCGCCGTGAAGCTCGCCGACGCCCGCCAACGCCACGACGAACGCACGCCGCGCGAGGTGCCGATCGTGCATTGGGCGGATCCCGCGCCTGACGCGCCGGGCTTTCGTTCGGTGCTCGCCGTCTGCGGGAACCTCGCGGGCTTCGCTGCGACGCACGCCTACGACACGACCTGCCCCGAATGCCTCGCCCGGTTGCGCGAAAGGTCGGGGAAGTGAAGCTCGCCGACGCCCGCGATCGCTTCGTGCGTGGCGTCCCGACGTCGACGCCGCCCTTCACCGCTTCCGAACTGCTCGCCGCGTTGAAGGCGGCCCGCCTTCCGCTGACCGCTGGCGAGTTCGACGCAACGCACGAGTGGGCGATCCGCTACGGGCTGCCGCTCGCAGACGTGGTCGAGCGCATGAAGAAGGCGACCGACGACAAGGCCCTCGAACGCGCACAACGCAAGCGCCTCGACGCCAGCGCTCGCGCGCAGATCGACGCCGCGTTCGAGGCCCGCGAGCATTCGCCCGAAGCGCACGAGAGCCGCACCGCTGCGGATCTCTACCGGGAGGGGCACACTGTAGCCGACGCGGTCGCGATCGTCGTGGAATCGGCCGCCGCGTTCGCCAAGAGGGGCAGGCCGTGAAGCTCGCCGACGTGCGCGCCCGCTTCGAGAAGGGGGTTCCGACCTCGACGCCCGAGGTCGAGGCCGTGACCGAGCCCGCCGAGCGCCCCGAAGACTACGGGCCGCACCTCTTCTCGACCCGCGAGCAACTCGAAAAGCTCGCCGACGCGTTCAAGGCTGGCGCGGTGTCGGCGAGTGCCTTCGGCGAGGCGTTCGCCCGCGTGGGTCGTTCGTTCGCCCACGGCTTCGGCACGCCGCCGACGTTCGTAATGTCGCTCGAACTGGCCGAGGCATACAAGAAGGCCGGGATCTCGGGCGTCAGCGTCGAGGGGCCGACGGTCGATCGCGTCGCCGGGATCAAGGTCGTGACGAGCCCGCACGTTCCAAAGGGGACCGTGCTAGTCGTCGGCGACGATCCATTCGCGGGGGTGAAGGGGATCTTCGACGACCCGCCCGCGCACCCCGCCTGTCGGTGCGGGATCGATCACGGCTTCATGGCCGAAGACGCGCTCGCGCTGTCGAGGATCTCGGCCGACCCGTGCGGCTTCGAGGCCCGCTTCCCGCGCCTCTTGAATCGCGACTTCAAGTTCGCCGCGCAGGCTCGCGCCGCAGGGCTCGCCGCCGCCGCGTGGGTCGTGCGCCTCTTCGCCTCGGTGGTCGGAGGCAGTCGACCGCCCGAACCCCGCGCCCGGTCGCCTACCTGCGCCCGGTTCGGGGCGCTTCTTGCGTGTCAACCGATAGGCTAGCCTATCGCCAACCCCGCACGCCAAGCCGACCCGCGAACAATCGACACAAGCCCTTCGCTTTTTTCTTGCGACGTTTACGCCCTAGACGTAAAAGGAAGGCGTCGGCAATGACGCCGCGCAGGGGTTGAAGATGAACGCCGTTCAGACCGAGACGATTCGCCAGTTCGTGACCCTCACGCCCGAGAGCCTGCGCTCGAACGGCCGCACCTTCAAGCGCACGACGACGCTCTTCGGCGCCGGGACCGAGGTCGTCTTCGCGTGGGCGAGCAAGCGCAAGGGCGCCTTCTGCGCCGACAAGGTCGTCGCGACGGTCGCCTACGACCACGCGAGCGACACCTACGGGATCAAGGTCGTTCGGTTCGACGGCGTCACCTTCGCGACCGAGACGCTCGCCGACCTCGACGGCGCGACCTTCGAGGCGTTCGAGAACGTCGCCGCGATCGCGGCGTAGGGGGGGGCGGCCATGAAAGAGCACTGCGGGAACTGCGCGAAGACGCGCACCTTGTTCGACGTGACCGGGGCGCTCGCCTCTCACACGACCTGCGGCGTCGAGGCCGTGATCGGCGAGGCGACCGATCAACCCCCGAAGCGCTGCGTCTGTCAGAACGTCTACGACGAGACGAAGCCCGAGGGCTGCCCGGGTTGGGCGAAAGCGGCGGTGACGCGATGACCTGCGAGCGCCAGATCGACGGGCTGTATATGGTGCGTGGGCTCGGGGCGCCCTTCCTCATGGCCGACAAGCCCCGCAAGCTCGGGATGACCGACCCCGCCCGTAAGGGGTGGGCGTTCGCCCGTACCAACGGGCTGTCGTTCGGTTGGGGGCACAAGACCCGCAAGGCGTGCTTGGTCGAGATTGAACGCGTCATGAACCGCGACGCGTGAGGGGGCAGCCGTGATCGAACGACACGAGATCTTGATCGCCAGCGTGGCCGAGGGGGACGTCGTTACCTATTGGTCGAGGAAGAGAAAGCAAGTGCGCACGGGGCGCGTCGTGCTCGTGCGGCCGCGCAAGCATACCTTGAAGGTCGAGCACGCGCGCGGCTTCAACGAAGAGATCGACCCCGCCGACGTGCGCCGCGTCGAGCGCGAGGGGCCGCCGCCGTTGACCGAGGCGCAGGCCGCCGCGTTGAAGCACACCCTCGACGGGATCGACGCCTGCCTCGATTTGCTCGCCAGCGACGAGAAGGCCCCGCCCGCCGTTCACCCGTTCAAGGCTGCGGTCGAAGCCGCCCTCTCGCGTGGCGGCGTCTTGAAGGGCGATCTCTGCGACGCCCTCGGGCGGGGCTCGCGCCCGGCTTGGTTCACCGAGATCATGGGACGGGTCGAGAGGGGCACGGCGACGATCGACGAGATCGGATCGATCGCTGTCGTCTGCGCCAAGCACGACCCCGAGGCGACTCGCCGCGCTCGCTACCTGCGGGATCTCGTGCTGCTCGCCTTCGACTTCGGCACCTACCAATAGACAGCCCTATCGCTCGGCCTCGCCTGCCGTGCGGCCTTCCCGACAATCGACACAAGCCCTTCGCTTTTTTCTTGCGACGCTTACGCCCTAGACGTAAAAGGAAGGCGTCGGCAATGACGCCGAGGCGAGGGGCCGAAGATGGAAATGGTTCAGGCGGTTCGTAGCGAGATCGTGAAAGACACGTTCCCCGGTTCGCGTCGCCCCTACGGCGTGCGCGTCTACCTGACCACGAACTACGGCACCGAGATCAAGGCCGTCGATACGTTCAACGGGGGCACGGGCTACAAGACGCGCCCCGAGGCCCTCACCGCCGCGCGCGGCTTCGTCGCCGCCTACGCGCCGCACGTCTCAAAGACCGGGAACTAGGGGATCAAGATGGATCAAGCGACCTTCGACACCCGCGCCGCCCTCTACGTCGACGTCGTCTCGCGGCTCCCCTTCGGCCGCGCCTTCCGCGCCCGGTTCGCTGGCGTCTCGCCCGTGACCGGGATCCGCTTCAACGTCGGCGACCCCTGCCGCATGATCGACGGCCTCGGCTGCGTGCCTGACGCCGATATGGGAACCGAGCGCCTCTCGATTCGACAGGGCGACACCGTCGCCCGCGTGCTCGACCGCTGCAACCTGCCGACCGTCGAGCGGGCGAAGGCGTGGGCGACCCGCGCCGACGTGCGCATCGTCGCGACGGTCAACGCGCAGGGGAAGGCGACGCCCTACGCGGCCGACGCGCAAGGTCGCTTCGGGCGCTCGGGTTGGGGCGGTCACGTCGAGCCCATGACCGACAAGCAGATCGCCGCCCGCATGAACGCCGCGACGCTGCTTGTCGCGTGGCCGAAGTAGCACCTCCTGCACCTCCTGCCGATCTGCGTTGCGCCTGCACCTCCTGCCCCTTCCCGCGACGCCCGACCCCTTCCTCTCGTAGAACTCGGCGAAGACACCCCGCAGGGGCTACCATGACCGACGCCGCGCCCGTCAGAACGATCCCGAAGCTGACCCCGGTCGACTCGTCGAACATCAAGGCGATCGGCTACGCCAAGGCCGCCCGCGAGTTGTTCGTCGAGTTCAACAAGGGCGGGCTCTACGTCTATCTCGACGTCCCGCCCGAAGAGGCGCTCGCCTTCGTGAAGGCCGAGAGCCTCGGCTCGCACCTCGCCAAGCGGATCAAGCCGACCTTCCGCTTCGAGAAGTGCCCGTCGCAGCCCGTCGAGGTGAGGCCGTGAAGCGCCAGCGCTGCGACGCCGACACGGGCGGCCCCGGGAAGCCTTGGAAGCATTGCACGCGGCCCGCCGTCGTGAAGATCTGGACGAAGGGCGGCGTCGAGCTTTGCTACTGCGACGAGCACAAGGCGCGGGCTAACGACACGACGGGCCGCTACCATTCCGGCGCCGCCTCGACGCTGTCGCTCGTGCTCGAACCTGCGGGGGTTAACGATGCACTTTGAGATCTGCCGCGAGACACTCTCGGCCGCGCTGCGTTCGCTCTCGACGGGGATCGAGGTCGTGCGGCTTGAAGCCGACAAGACCCAACCGAAGCGGATCGCCCTCGTCGCGCGCCTGTCGGGCGTCGAGGTGACGACCTTCGTTCGCGCCTTCGGCGTGCGTTGGTCGGGGGCTTGCAGCCTGCCGCGCGCGGTGCTCGCGCGAGTCGTCGGCGCCATGCCCGCCAATGCGATCGAGTTCGAGTCGGTCGCCGGGTGGCGCACGAGCCCCGCCTTGAGGTTCAAGCCCGATTCGCCATCGGCTTGCGAGGCGATCCCGGGTTGGAATGCGCGCCGGGGTGTGCTCGTCAGCGGCGGCACAATGGGGGCGATCCTCCACCAACGCGCGACCTACGACGCCGTCGAGGTGCCGACGCGCCCAACGACCCGCGCGACGGTGCCTGCCCGTGCGCTCGCCCGTGCGATCTCGCTGGCGCTCGACTACACCGAGAACGTCGCGAATCACCCCGAGTTTCTGCTCGTCAACGTCGAGGCGTTCGCCGATCCCGCCGCGCTGCGCGTCATGGCGACCGACGGCGCCCGCCTGACCTCGATCGACTTCGGCGACACGCGGGGCGAGGTCACGGGGCGCGCGCAGATCGACCGCGCAGGCGCCAACGTGATCGCCTCCGCTCTCGCTCGCCAGCCTGCCGAGGCGTGGGCGACGGTCGAGGTCGACACCTCGCCGACCACGGGCAGGCACGGCGTCGAGGTGCTTTCGGTGCGCGCTGGCGACGCGGCGATCAAGGCCGTGACGAGCGATCAAGGCGCCGGGCAGTTCCCCGACTTTCGCCGCGTGCTGCGGCGCACCTACGCCGGGCGCGCCGTCGTCGAGAAAGGCGCCTTCAAGAGCGCCCTCGCCGGGCTCGGCGTGCTCGCCGAGAAGCGCCAAGGCTTCAACGTGAGGGCGATCGCCCGCGCGCTCGTGCTGTCGGTCGCGCATCCCGAGCGGGGCAGGGCCGAGCAGGCGCTCGCCGCCGAAACCTCGCTCGACGTGCTCGACACGATCGACGCGGGGCACTACAACCGCGCCTTTCTCGCCGCGATCGTCGACGCCTCGCCCGGCAAGACGATCGCCTTCGACCTGTCGAGCGTCGAGGGCGAGCCGTTGCGCTGCGCCTTCGACGTCGAGGGCGGGCGCGTCTCGATCCTCGTCGCCCCTATGCGCGCGTGAATAGGCAAGCCAATCGACAAGGGGGAAGCCTTGGAAGTCAGGAACGCCGCACAAGCTCGCGAGTGGTTGAACGCCTGGGGGAAGGGCGCGTTCGAGTTGAACCGCGCCGCCCGTCTCGCCGACGATATGGACGCCTGTCGGAACCTCTGCCCCGATTGTCGTGGCGAAGAGGCCCGGGGCTATGTCGAAGCCGCCGAGGTCTTGCGGAAAGCCGTGGCGGCGCACGAGGCGGCGCCGGAAGTGATCGTTGACGAAGCCGAGGTCGACCGGGTTCTCGCCTGCGTTGCGGCCGGTCGCTCGCCGTGCTGCGACGCGCCGCTCGATCAAAGTCGGGTGGTCCCGACCGGGCGTTACAAGGGGCACGGGCCGCGCCTGTGCTCGAAGTGCGGCGTCGAGGTCTTCCGGGTCTAGTGCAAACCGCGAGGGGGCAGCCGTGAGTGATTGGAAGTGGGGCCGGGCGCCGTTTTCCTTTAGCGATCAACCCGTGCTGATTCACGGGGCGCACGAGGGGCACGTCTCGCCGGATTGGGACTACGACAACGGCGAAGCCGTTAGCACGGGGAAGTTCCGCGCCAACGTCACGACACGCGCCGACGGGCACAAGACCCCCTATCGCGTGGGGGTCTGTGACACCGAGGAAGACGCGCGCCGGGCAATCGAGACGCTCTTCGAGGCGTGGGGCTTGCGCGCCAACGCCAACCCGAACCATCCCGATCACCCCGACAACGCGGCCGACCACGCCAAGCTGATTCGGCTCGAACGCGGCGCCGACAAGTTGAAGTTCTACCATCCCGACTATCCAAAGCACCGATTCTATTCGGAAATCGACACGATCCGTAACGCGCAGAAGCTCAGGGCCGAAGGGGGAAGGCGAGCCCCTCCCGCCCCTGAAACGTGCTAGACTTCCGCCGCAACCGCGAGGGGGATCGCCCAAGATGAACGAGACGACCCGAACCAAGACACAAGTACACTTCGACGCCGTGCTCGGGAAGGCGAAGGCCGCCGCCCCGCAAAAGCTCGTCGGCGAGGAAGCCCCGCCCGAGCGCACGAAGAAGCGCGCCCGTAAGAAGGGGCTGCCGTCATGAAGCATCCCGACACGCTGACCGCCCGCCCGAACCCGCGCGCACGCCTGCCGCTCGTCGAGTGCCTGAACGACCCGGGCTTCCGCCGAGCCCGAGCCCCCGAGCCCGAGCGGCAGTATATCCCGTGCGTGACCAACGACGCCGAGGCGGCCGCCGCGCCTGTGATCGACTGGCCGAGCGAGCACCTCGCGCACTACCCCGAGACGGTGGTCATGGCCCCCGCCAAGCCCAAGCGCACGAGGAAGCCGCGCTCGACGTCGAGCGCCTTCGAGACGATGGGCGGCGCCCCGGGATTCCCCGACGCCCAAGCTGCCAAGCCCAAGAAGCCGCCACGCGCACGCAAGGGCACCAAGAAGAAGCCGACGACCTAGCCCCGCCCTCGACACCCCGCCCCGCACACCAAGACGCCTTCCCGCGCGCGCCCAAGCGACGCGCCCGACCTCGACGACGTAGAAGGTGCGAACCACGACGAGGGGGCCGCCCGTGACGCGCTACGGTCAAACGATGCTCTGCGCCTTCTGCGCTGCCGTGTCCTATCTCGCGAGCACCAAGACGCCGAGTCTTCTCGCCGGGTCTGCCGTCGTGCTCGCCGCCGCTCTCGTCGGCTTCGTCATAGGGTCGACCGCCACGCCCAAGCGCTAGCCTGCGACCTGCGAGCCTAACCTCACCCGCCCGCGCGTCTACCAATCCAACCCGACCCAACAACCGACCAAGAAACCGCAGGCGCAACCAACACAACGATCGACACCGCAGCGGAGAGGAACGCACACCCAACGCCCGCACTCGCACCCGCCCGTCACGCGCTGCGCCTGCTCGCCCTCCCCGGTGTGCAAGCCCACGGGGGACGCAAGCCCCAACCCGACCGAGGCCCGAGCGCCCGAGCCCGCACTCGTGGGGGGCTGGGGGGCCGGCAAGCGGTAGGGTGGGGCGCTCGCTCGGTAGGGCACACTCGCTCGCGCGAGCACGAGGGGGAAGGCAGGCACTCACCCCCGCAGGTAAGCCAACCCCGCAACCCCGCACCCCGGGCCGGTTTGCTGACGCGCGGGCCTAGTCGTATGGAAATGAGCTTGCGCCCGGGTGAGAGGGGGCAGGGACAATGGGTAAGCGGTAGGATGCACGGGCGCCCCCGGGGCCGCCCTGGGTGCGGGAATGCGAATGCAGGCAGGCCCGGAATGCAGGCAGGGGCACGCGGTCGGGCAAGCATGGGGGAAGGAAGGATCGCTCCAATAACCCCCTGCCCGACCAAAGCCCAAAAGATTACCATGACTTACGCTCGCGCTCCGCTTTCTCGGGCGCCCTTCCCGGTCTATCAATAGGGCTGTGTATAGGTCGACCGGAAAGGGCGCGCCCAAGCACCCCCGGGGGCAGGCGCTCGACCCCGATCGTGCTACTGGCCCGACCCGCAAACTTGCCCGGTCGGAGCTATCTCGGGAGGGGGCGATCCTATCAATAGGGCTGTGTATAGGTCCGAGGATCGAGGGGGATGATTCCCGCGCCCCCGGGGGTGGGGGACTGGCGATCGGATCGGGGGTGGGGGAGGGGGTGTTTTAGCAGTGACCCGCCCGCGCGCTATGCGAAAAAGTGGCGAGGGGGTCTGCCCCCTGACCGGGTGCAAGGCGGCCCCCTGTGCGGGATTGGTTGTTTTCTTGGTGGCCGACCAATGCACGCCAGCACCGAGAGGGTCGTCGGTCCCGCGAGCCCCGAGGCGTGCGCCTGCCCCAAGTGCCCCGGCCGCTTTGCCAGTGGCCCCCGACCCCAATCGCTTGATATATGCACGCCCCCGCGCTCGAACCCGTCAGGGGAACGAGTGCGCTTTGTGAATAGCCCCAACCCCGCGCCCTGGGCTTGTGCGTTCAGGTTCGGGCCGATCCGGGGATCCCGGGTTCGTGCTTTCTTGATTTATAGGTGTCGCGTGGGGCGGGCTAGAGGTCGTCGGGCCAGCCTTCGCCGCCCCGAGGAACCCCGCCCGGCTCGTCTTCGTCGAACGCGGCAGGGGCGGGGCAGCGAGCCCACAACGTGCGCCCGACACTCGGGCTCGGGTCGGCCCGCTTGCCTGCGCTCGCTGCCGCTCGCGTGCGTGAGGCGGGCGCGGTTTCCGGGGTGGAATCACGGGCGCCCGGCGCGGGGGTGGGAACGCCGGGCGATGTCTTCGACGGGGCGCGTCCTATCTTGGGAAGCTCGGGCTCGCGTGCCGTGGTCGCCATAGGGGCGATCTCGTCGGTGTAGAAGGTGTGCGTCGCCCGCTTCGTCAGCGAGTCAACGAGGTTCCGCATTTCGACGAGGCGCTTCCGGTCGACCTTCCCGAGCCCGTCGCAGACGTAGCGCGAGACGACGTCGATCACGTCGCCGAGCGTGCCGACTCGCCCGGCGATCCCCTGCGCGGCGGCGGGGGCCTCGACCTTGACGGTCGCCGGGCGCTTGGCGTCGAACTTGGCGCGCACCCCGTCGAGCTTCACGACGGCGCCCCCTCGGCCGCCTTCGCCTTCTGCCGCTCGGTGTACCAAGGCAGGTCGCGCCCTTGGTAGTCGAGCCCCTGCTTTTCCTCGAAGCCGTGCGGCAGAAAGGGCATATAGACGCGGGGGTTGACCTGCTTGCGCCAGCACGCCGCGACGAGCGCGCGCAGGCCCTCGCCCGGCTTCCGGCGCATGATCTCGACGTCGAGCGGATCCGACACCCACGCGAAGACGAGATAGTCGGGCGCGCGGTTGACCGTGGTGTACGAGGGGTGGGGGTTCGGCGGATAGCTCTTGACGTCGATCTCGGTGCGCGTCAGGCCGCACGCGTGCGCCTCGATCTCGGCAAGCTCGGCGCGGGCCTTGGCATAGGCGCCCGCCCCAAACCCCTGCGTCGAGTAGGTCAAGCCCCAAGCCTCTTCGATCTTCACGCGCTCGCCGCCCGTGGCAGGCGACGCCAGCGGGATCCCCCGGGCTGCCTTGTCGAGCACGGCCTCGATCGTCTTCTTCCGCGCGTCGTGCTGCCGCGAGCGCTCGTCGTAGCGAGCTTGCAGCGGCAGGCGGATCGCCTCGACCGCTTCGGGGCCGAGCTTCCCGCAGACCTTCGCGCGCCAACCGTCGCCGACAAGGTCGAGCTTCGACTTCGGGAAGGCCGCCCGAAAGGCGGCGCGGTGCGCCTCGTCGAGTTCGACGTTCAGCGCGGCGCAGTCTTCGTCGTAGGCGGCGCGCTCTTCCCCGAGCAGATCGAACGCGCGCTTGAACGTCTCACGGTCGGTCATGGCGAACCCCCGGGAAGTTGCGATAGGCGGCGCCGCGAGCGGCCGTGCCCGGCGAGCAGTTCGTCGCCGCCATGCGCCGCAGCGCGAAATCGTAGGCGGCCGGGTCGAGCACCTTCACGCCTTGCTTGCGAAAGGCTGCGAATAGGCGTGCCTTAGTATCGTCGGGGATGAACCGACCGGGGTCGGGATCGTGCGCGAGCCTCGCCTCGTAGAGCTTCACCGCTTCGCCCCTGCGACGTGAACGTCGAACTTCTTCCCGAACGCCTCGAACGCCTCGCGGTCGCCGGGCCGCGCCTTCTCGAAGACGATCTCGATCCGGTAGGTCACGAGCGCCCCGCCCGTCACGGCGGGAACGAAGTCGATCTTCTTGATGCAGCGCGGGAACACCTCGACGACGTGCGCCGCCGTCGCCTTGTTGGGCGCCGTCGTCGGGCGGCCGAAGCGCGTCGACTCGGCGCCGAGCGAGACGTCGACGAAGACCGCGACCGTGCTCTTCGTCTCGCTGCGCAGCGTCGCGGGGTGCCGCCCGTCGTGGAATAGCCCGGGGTTCGCGTCGCGGATCTGCCGCGCGAGGATCGAGTTGACGTGCCCGTCGTCGGGATCGTAGTCGGCCGCCGTCTTCACCGCAGGGGCGACCTCGGTAAAGACCGGCTTCGAGGGCGCCGGGGCGCACTCGTGAACGCCGAACTCGTGCCCGCAGTCGCGGCACTCGGTGAAGACCTCGCCGAACTCGTCGGTCCTCCCGATCGAGAGCGTGCCCGATCCGCACTTCGGGCAGGTCATTTCGGCGAGCGCACCCGGGAAGGTGTAGACGTCGCGCGCCCGCCTCGACTTCCCGACGAGCGTCATGGGCGACGGCTCTTCGTAGGGGTTGGCGAGCGGGATCGGCGCGCCGCCCCTGCGCCCGGCGACTCGGTCTAGGTCGTCGAGCGTCGGGAACGTCGCGCCTGCCGCACCGCCCGACGGCAAGGCCGCCGCCAACGGATCCCGCTCGATCGCCGCGATCGCCCGCTTCACCCGCGCAAGGGCATTGAAGTCGACCCGGCCCTCGGCGACGATCAAGGCCCGCACGCGCTCGAACGTCTCGTCGACCGTGCTCGACGCGAGCCCCGCGACCGCGACCGGCGCCGGGGCTGGCGTGGCGACGGTGCGGGCGAAGCGTGCGCGAACGGCGTCTACCTTCATGCCCCAACCTACGCGCCGGGCTCGGCGAGCGTCGCGACGCTGCGGTGCTTGTCGCAGAACTCGACCCGCCCCGATTGGTGCGCCTTGTCGCACGAGAACTCGGCGAGGCACGTCTCGCAAAGCCCCCGGTCAGGCTTCGGGCGGTGCGAGTGGCAGTCGATCACGGGCCGGGCGCCCGAGGTGCGCGCGAGCTTGCAGGCGGGCGCGTCAATGCACGAGGCGCAGAGGTCGACCGGCGCAGGCGGGCGCCTCACCTTCGAGAACTGCGCGCGGGCGTCGGCGAGCTTCACGGGCGCGCCTTGACGACGAGCACGGGGCACTTGAACCGCCCGCCGTTCCCGTCGCACCCCGCCGCCTTGGCGACGAGCGCTTGCAACCGCGCGACTTCGCCTTGCAACCGCGCGATCTCGTTCATGCTTTCAAGCCAAGCCTTCCGCGACTCGCCGCCGCAGTAGCGCACGTTCGCTTCGTCGCGTGCGTGCTTGGCGGCGCGCGCGACGTCGGCGCACACCGAGGGCGGCACGCCAGCCCAACGGGCGATCCCCGCCTTCATGCCGCCCCGGTTCGCCCGGTCGTCGATCGCTTGTTGTGCCTCGTGCTCGAAGCCTTCGAGAACGCCGCGCAAGTAGAGCGCCTCGCCTTCGAGGTCGTCGCACTTGTTCTCGGCCGCCGCAGCCCGCGCCCCGAGTTCGCGATAGCCGTCTAGCTTCTCGTCGCAGGCGCGCTCTACCATGAAGCGGTAGTCGGCGAGAGCCTTGTCGCGGTCGGCGATCGCCTTGCGCACGAGGTCGAGCAGCGCGCCGATCTCGATCGTGCAAGGCTCGCCGAGCAGCGCGGCGACAACGATCGCGAAGCCTCGCGCGCTCTTCACTGCGGCGAGAACGTGGGGGCGCGGCGCCGACGCGTCGTTGACCGCGAGCGACGCGACTTGCTGTCGGAACTCGCGAAGCGTCGCGGTCGCGTCGGTGATCCCCTGAACGCAGGCACTCGCCCGCGACGGGTCGACCCGCCCGCCCTTGTAGAGCGGATCGAGCTTCCCGATCTGCCTGCCGACCGCGCGCCACGCTTCGAGTTCTTCGTCGATCGTCATGGGCTGCGCCCTCCCGGTTGCGCAAGTTCTACGCCGCGACGGTCGGCGGCGTCGCGTCGTAGAATGGGCGAACGAGGGGGCCGCCATGAAGTCGATCGCCGTCGCGCTGCTCGCGCTGCTCGCCGCCTGCGCCGAGACCTCGGGGCCGTCGCTCGACTACCTGCCCGGGGTGTGCTTCGAGGGCGAGCGCGTCTCGTGCCCGAAGTGCGACTCGGGGTGGGGGACGTGCGTCGACTACCGGGGCGCGTGCGAGTGCAACGTCGAGCCCGTCGACTTCGACGACGTCACGCCCGACGAAACGACCGAAACCGAAGAAGGAATCAGCGAATGAAGAGGCTCGAAGGCCGCGTGCTCGACCTGCTTGCACTGCTCGAAGACGACGAGGCGATCTGCGAGGCGATCAACCGGGGTTACGTCGTGTCGCAGGGCGGGATCACCTCGACTCACAAGGGGCGGGCCGCGCTCGTCACCGCCCGTGCGATCAAGCAGTGGTTCGACGACGGCGCCAAACCGCCCAACCCCGAGCCCATGCGGATCGAGTTCTACGATCCGATGTGGAAACGCGGGCGCTCGGCCGAGGTGTCGACGATCGAGGCGCGCGTCGTGGCGCTCGCGCAGGTCGACGACGAAGCGTTCGCGCTCGAACTCGCCCGCCGCCTGAACGCCATGCTCGCCGAGCCGGGCGGCGAGGCCGCGATCGACGTGCTCTTGAACCTCTCGGCGCCCGTGGCGCCCGAGTTCGCGGCGACGATGCAGCGCGAGCCCCCGGGCGACCGTCTCGGCGTCTTCGCGTTGATCGCCTGCCTGTCGGGGCTGCCGTCGCACTTCGCCGCAGTGGCGGGGGCGCGTGAGTGGGACGCGACCGAGATCCCCTTCAAGGGCTTCTGCCTCGTCGGCTTGAAGAAGCCGCAGCCCGCGCCCAAGCCCGAAGAGGTGCCCGAATGAAACGCGCCGCATTGCAGGCTCGCAAGCTCACCCGCGCGATCTTCAACCTGCACTTGAAGTGGCCCGCTTGGTGGTGGCGCCGTCGCGTCGCCTTCTTCGCCCGCGTGGCCCGCGAGCGCGACGAACGCGACGGCACAACGCGGCACACCGAGCGCTTTCGCAAGGTCTTGTCGCGCGAGCGCCCGTGGTCGACGTGGCGCGCCTTCCGATGGGTCGCGGGCTTCGCGACGATGATCGCGCTCGGGGTGATCCCCCTGTTGCTGGCGATCGTCGGCGCGGTCTTCGAGAAGTTCTTCGAGATCACCGCGCCAAAAATCGAGAAGGCCGTCGAGGTGATTCGGGGAAACTACCCCGATCGCCGCGCGCCTGTCGACGTCAAGTTCGGGAGGGCCGACGAATGAAGCGCGCCCTACGAAGCAACGGCGCTGCGCTGCAAGAGGCGGCGGGCCAGATCCTAGCGCTCGTGCGCGCGTCGTGGTGTGCGACCCCGCTCGACGCCGCGATCTCGCGTGAGTTCGGCGAGGGCTCGGCGGCCCGCGTGCGCGAGGCCCTCGCCTACCTGCTCGACGGCCCGCTTCAAGACGTCTGCGACGGGCGCCCCGTGCTCGTCGCGCTGACGCCGCTCGAAGCGCGCACGCTGTCGAGCGCGGCCGGGCAGACCACCGGGGATCCTGACGCGATCAAAGGTTGGTTCAGCGGGCCGGACGAACGCGCCGCTGTCTTGTCGGCGCACTGTCGCCTTGATCGCGCGGCGTCGCGCGCCCTCACCTACCGGAAGGGATCCCGTCCATGAAGCGCGAGGAACTCACGACGATCCGGTTGAAGGTCGAGACGCTCGGCCGCCCGCTGCGCGTCTTCATTGCCAGCCCTTACGCGGGCGAGGTCGAGCGCAACGTCAGGCGCGCGAAGCGTCTCGTCGTCGACGCGCTCGCGCTTCACTGCGCGCCCTACGCGCCGCACTTGCTCTATGTGAACCACCTCGACGACAACAACCCCGTCGAACGCCAGCGCGGGATCGACGCGGGGCTCGCGTGGTTGGAAGCCTGCGACGAGGTTTGGTCGTGGGGCTTGATCTCTCCCGGGATGCTTCGCGAGATCGAGCACGCGAACTCGCTCGGGATCAAGGTGCGCTTCCCGTGGGGGCTCGACCCTTCGTGCGTCGCGCTCGTCAGGGGGTGCGCATGAAGACCGAGATCGAGATCCGTAAGATAATCGACGAGTTGCGCTTGTCGATCGCGCTCGCGCGCGATCCCGACTGGCGCAGCGACGACAGCCCGCCCCGATTGAACGTGCTCGTCGACGAACTCGAAGCACTGCTCGACGAACTGTGCGCGAGCGACGGCAGGTTGCCCGGTCGCCTCGACGGCACGGGCCGCCTGTGCCTCGCGCTCTACGGGCGCCAAGCTCGCCCCCGCGACTACCTCGGGGGCAGCGAAGCGAGGATGCTTCACGACGCGGCCGACAAGCTCGAAGCCGCCAACACGAGAGGGGGTGCGCCTTGTGGGTCATAACGCGTGAGGGGTTCTTCTCGGTGTGCCGCCGCGACGGGGATCGCCCCGGGCACCTTCGGATCCGCGCCCGGGTGCGCGCCGACTTCGGCAAGCTCGCGGGCTTCGTCGACCTCGTCGACGTCGAGCACAAGCCGCACGCCGATTACAAGTGGCACGCGCAGATCGAAGAGGGCGCGCTCGGGCGCTACTTGGCGCAGGCCGTCGCCCGGATTGACTATGCCGACGTGAAAGACAAGATCACGCGAGGCAACCACGCCCGGCACCGTACCTACATGAACGTTTGGGGCGCGCTGCTCGCAATCGAAGACGAAGAGGGGGCGCGCGGTGTCGCAACTTCCAAGCGTCGTTGACGTCGTCGACGGCTTCGAGATCCTCGGGGCGCCTATGCCCTCACCGAAAGGCAGGTCTAAATTGACGATTCGCGCTCGCTGCTCGAAGTGCGGGGCGGGCCTCACCGCCAAGATCGAGATCAAGCTCGCGACGGGCGGCGAGGATCCCGCCGTCGAGATCAAGGCCGAGCCGTGCCGCGCCTGCCTCGACGCCGCCTACGAGTCGGGGACGCTCGACGAGCGCGCTCTTCACGGCTGCGCGGCGAACGCCGACCCGGCGCGGCCGAGGGGGTGACGCCGTGCCCCGCTTCTTCTCGCTCGGCCCCGACTGCCAGTGTGCGCACCAATTGAAGGCGCACGGCCTACGGCGTGAAGCCGGGCCGTTCGATTGGCTTCTCGTGCCGCGCCTCGCCGACGCCTTCGTGCCCGTGCTCTCGGGCGAGGTCGACCTCTTCGACGGGCTGCGCAAGAACGAGCGCGCCCACGACGAGAACTCGCTCGCGATCGAGTTCACCCACCACGAAGCAACAATCCCCGAGGTGCGCGCCGCGCTCTACCGACGCCTCGATCGCCTACGCGCCGCGCTCACCGATCCCGACGTGCTGCTCTTGCAGCGCTTCAACGTCTTCGACGTTGACCCGCGCGCGATCGACGTCGTGACCGCCAACGTGCGCGCGCTGCGTACCTACCTCGACGGCGTAGGCGCTCGGGCGCGGATCCTCACGGCGATCCGCGTGCCGCAGCGTAGCGGCGTCTCGAACGGGGCGCTCGACTCGATCGCGCTCTCGGCCGTCGCCTGCGCGGCGAAAGGCCCTGACGCCGCCTTCGTCGTCTTCGCCCCTGGAATAGTCGGCTTCGATCCGCCCGAAGCGTGGTCGTTCCTCTCGCACTTCAAGCCCCGCCAGAACTTGACGCCCCCCCTGCCCGATCGGACACTACGGCCTGAACGGATCCCGGGGCGGGAATGCCGCAGAGCGCCGACAGATTGCACCTCGTGACCCTCGTCGGGACCGGCGAAGGCGTTTGGATCGCCCCGCAAGCATATTTGGATATGTCCCAAACGTGGTCGTCGAAGCTAATAGAAATGGACGATTACGCGGTTATAACATACGGGGCGGTTGTGCTAGTTCACGAAATGGTATACCAGTCTGATATTATAAGTCACTACGGGCGCGTTCGTATGGAAAAATTTTCGACAATCAGAGTCAATGCGTTTGTCGGTCCTGGCGTGCATATTGGCCTCGGATCGATCGTTGCCGTTGGGGCTGTGCTAACGGGGCCTTGCGTGATCCCGCCAATGGAAATATGGGGCGGTGTCCCGGCCCGACGCATCGGTAGCGTCTACGATATGCTCGCGAAGCGCCGGGCACTTGTCGTTGAAGGTGCGCAACGAGGCTATGAAGCAATAAAGGCGATACCGCTAGGGCAACGTCTGACGATACAATATAGACCGAATGCAATCCGCAACACCGCTATATTGAACGGCGAATTGAGGAAAATAGGTATGCCGGAAGTGCCCATGCCCCCCGAGGTGCGCCCATGATCGGATTACAAACGACCGCAGTTCTCGACCTGCCCGGTCGGCACTTCGTGATCCGCTGTCACGAGGGCGACCACGTCACGAACCGGATCGAAGCCGACGGGGGCTACGAGCGCGAGCTTCTCGCACGCGTGCTCGCGCTGAACCCCTCGATCCCCGCCGACCGCGTCTTCGTCGACGCAGGCGCCAATATCGGCACTCACTCGATCTTCTTCGCCGTCGTCTGCAAGCGGCGCGTCGTCGCGTTCGAGCCGCAGATCAACAACTACGCGCTCTTGGCAACGAACGTCACGTCGAACGGGCTGCCCGTCGAGACGCACTTCGCCGCCCTCGGCGACGCGCACGGCGTCGGGCACGTCGTCGTCGAAGACCCCGCGAACATGGGGCGTTGTCGGTTCGTCCCGGGCGGCGGGGGCGTCAGCGTCCCCGTGCTGCCGCTCGACGCCGTGCGGTCGTTCGACCGCGTCGCCGTGGGGCTCTTGAAGGTCGACGTCGAAGGAATGGACGCGGCAGTTCTGCGCGGCGCCGCTCGCCTGCTCGCCCGTGATCGCCCGGTCGTGATCGCCGAGGCGCACGAGCCCGCCGACCTCGCCGCGATCGAAGCTGCGCTCGGCCCCGACTACGTGCGCGACCCCGAGCCCTACTGCGCGACGCCTACCTTCGTTTGGCTTCCGCGCGAGCCCCGCCCGTGAAGCTCACCGACGCCCGGGATCGCTTCGCTCACGCCGAGGCCCCGCCGCCAGTAGAGCCGACGACGCTCGCCCTTCGCGGCGCGCAGTTCGACGAGATCTGCGCGGCCGTGCGTGCCCGCCGCATGACCTTCGCCGACGTCGAGCGCCTTCACTCGCCCGACGTGCGGCGCGCCGTCGAGGCTCTCGTCGGGCCGTCGAAGCGATAGGCAAGCCTAAAGGCAATCGAGCCGGGCGATAGTTGACGCCCCGCCGCTCTTGGGGCACTCTCGGCCCGTAACCTGCGGCGACTACGCCGCGAGACTTCCAAGGGGAGGATCGAACGATGCGAAGAGGATCCGTGTTCGTCGTGCTGCTCGCCTGTGCCGCGCTCTTCGGGCTCGTCGCCTGCGACCCGCAGGCCCCGCCCGACAACCCCGTCGCCACGATCGGCGCCCCGCCCGCCGACGTGGTCGCCGCCGAACCCGCCGTCGCCGAGAAGGTGGTCGCCGCGCCCGTCATGACCGCGATCGAAGTCGCGTTCGTCGAATGCAAGGCCGCGCTCGCCGAATGCAACGGGGCCGCCCCGGCGCCCTCGGTGATCGCCGACGACGCCGCGAAGGCTCACTCGCTGCCGCCCTCGATCACGCTCTACGTCACGAACGAGACGGGCAACCCCGACACCCCCGCCGACTACTTCATGCTCGACACGGGGATCTTGAACGAGCACGCGGGCCGGGTGATCGCCGCCTTCTACAACGAGGTCGCGGCGCACTCGCTCTACCAAGCCAACGCCCCCGGCGCCGTTCCCGCGATCACCCTCTCGAAGATGCAGGGCGCGATCGTCGTCTTCACGTCGCCGGGCGGGCAGGGGTATTCGCCGTGCTCCGGTTGCACGCTGGCGACGCTGCTCTCGACCTACTCGGGCACCGCGATCGAGCAGTGGTCTTCCGACGACGCCTGACCCCCTTCCCGCCTCACTCCCCGCCCGCACCGCGACGCCCGACCCCTCCCCGACGTAAACTCGGGCGACTACAACGAGGGGGCCGAAGTGCTCGACGAGTTCAAGGTCGACGTTCCCGAAGGCAAGAGCGGCGAGGTCGAGATCAAGCGCTTCGTCGTCGACGCGGCCGGTTCCGCGTTTACGAAGATGCGGGCCGCCATGAAGGGGCGGGGCTACGTCCCCGAGGGCACCTACACCGAGATCCGGCGCGCTGGCGTGCTTTGGATGAGCGACACGCCCGACGAGATCCGCGATCACCTCGGCTTCATTGGTCGGGCCTCGGGGCGCGTGCTCGTGACCGGGCTCGGCCTCGGAATGGTCGCGGCCGCCTGCCTGCGCAAGCCCGAGGTCGAGAAGGTCGTCGTCGTCGAGATCGACCCCGACGTCGTCGCGCTCGTCGCCCCGCACCTCGTCGAGCAGTTCGGGGATCGCGTCGACGTCGTGCTCGCCGACGCCTACAAGTGGAAACCCGCCGAGGGCTCGCGGGTCTTCGACTGTGCGTGGCATGACGTTTGGCCCGATATCTGCGGCAGCAACGCGCGCAAGATGCGGGCGATCGTGAAGCATTACGCGCCCTTCATGACGGCGCCGGGCTTCTTCGCACGGCAGGCTTGTTGGTGCGAGCGCGAGACGGCGCGCGAGAACCGCCGTCGGTGACGCCGAACTTGACGGCGTATCCCCTGCGGGTGACACTACCGGCAACCGAGGGGGGAAGCCGTGAAGTCGATCGCCGTGATCATCCCCGCCTTCAAGGCCGAGGCGTTCCTCGGCGAGTCACTCGACTCGGTGCTCTCGCAGAAGACCCCCGAGGGGATCGTCGTCGAGGTGCTCGTCGGGATCGACGCCTGCCCCTCGTCGCGTGACGCCGCCCTCGCCTACGTCGCCGCCTGTCACGATCGCCGCCTGCGCCTCTTCTACGCGGCCGAGAACGTGGGCGCCTACGTCGTGCGAAACGCGTTGGCGCGCAAGACGACGGCCGACGTGCTCGTCTTTCACGACGCCGACGACGTCATGCTTCCCGGGCACCTCGCCGAGATCGCCGAGGGGTTCGAGAGGCTCCCCGCGATCGACGTCGTGCGCAACCGTTGGCTTTTAGACGGGCCTAATCCCCGGATCGTCCCGGGCTTCGGCGAGGGGCACTTCGCGATCTCGCGCGCCTCGTTCGAACTCGCAGGCGGCTTCGCCCCGTGGCGCGTGGCGGGCGACACCGAGTTCCGCCTTCGTGGGAACGCCTTCGGCTTCTCGACGCTGCAACTCGCGACCCCGGGCTTCGTCTACCGTCAGCACGCCGCGCAGGCGACACGCGCGATCCCCGGCGCCAAGGGCGACGAGCGCGCCCGCCGCCGCGCCGAGATCAAAGAGCGGGCCGAGAAGTGGGAAGGCGGCGAGGTCGTCGAGCCCGAGAGCTTCGCCGTCGTCGACCTCGATCCGCTCGAATGGGCGTGGTCGTCGCTTGCCCCGGTTCACGTCTGCCTGTGCTCGTTCCCGCCGCGCGCCGCGAGCCTGCGCGAGACGCTGCGATCGCTGCTCGCGCAGTTGCCGTCGAACGGGTGCGTTCACGTCTACCTGAACGACTACGCCGACGGCGAGATCCCGCCCGAGTGCTTCGACCCGCGCGTCGACTGCGTGCGCTCGCAAGACGCCGTCGGCGACTTGGGCGACGTCGGGAAGTTCTACTTCGTCGGGCACGTCGAGGGCTACTACCTCACCGTCGACGACGACTTCGTCTACCCTCGCGACTACGTCGAGCGCGTCGTCGAGGCGATCGAGGCCCGAGGGCGGCGCGCTGCGGTCGGCTTTCACGGCGTCGTCTTCAACCCCGAAGGCACGACGACCCACGGGCAGCGCGACAAGTTCTACCCCGTGCTCTCGAACCAACCCGCGCCGCAGTGGGTCAACATGCTCGGCACGGGCGTTCTCGGCTTTCACACCTCGGCGATCTTGCTATCGCTCGAAGCCTTCCCCGTGCGCAACATGGCCGACGTTTGGTTCGCCCTCACGGCGAAGCGCCAAGGCGTTCCGCTGTGCTGCCTCGCCCACGTCAAGACGTGGTTGACGCTTTGTCCGTCGTGCGATCAAGCCGTCTCGATCTGGCAGTCGAGCGCCAAGCGCGACGGCACGCCGCGCAACACCGCGCAAGTTCAGATCGAAACGATCGCCGCCTGCGCCCCGTGGCCCGTGATCGGGACGAACGAACGGGGCGAGACGTTCGTCGTCTACCGCGTCGACCGTCGAGATCCTGCGGCGCCCAAGACGGCCGCAACGCCCGCGCCCGAGGCCCCGCCCGCCACGACCAAGACGGGCGCGCCCGCCGCCCGCCTGCCGCGCTTCTCACTGCGCGTCGGCGGCGAACGTGCCCGGGGGCAATAGACGATCCCGACTTCTCGTGCTAGGCTTCCCGCCGTGACACGGTCCCGAGGAACACCTTGACCACCAACGAGATCGCGGAAGAACTGACCCGGCTCGAACCGCTCGTCGCCGGGCTCGCGAAGAAGGTCGATCGCGCGACCGCCCGGGGCGTGGGCGAGGCGTTGCTCGAACTGCGCAAGAGCGCGGGGGCCGACGAGCAGATCTCGAAGTTGATCGACTCGCTCTTCGCTTCCGCGCTGGCGTGCTCGAAGGCGGCGTCGGCGTCGCGGCCCGGCATGGCGGCGTCGCACGCGACGGCGCTCGCCCGTCTGCTCGCGAGCACGCTCGAAGTCGTGCGGGGGCAGGCAAGGTCGACGCAAACGTCGCCGCCTGCGGCCGACGTCGTAGCGGCGTGGCCCTCTCGCTTCGACGGGCAAGTGCTCGTCGTGAAGGGGTAGAGCATGGGCGACCAGATCGAGCGACTCACCGCCGAAGACCTCGCCGGATCCGGCGCCGCACGCGAGCACGTTCCCGCGCTGCTCGAACGATTGAACCTGCTCGTCGACCGCGCCAACGCTGGCGGCGACTCGGGGCTCACCTTCGAGACGATCGCCGCGCTGCGCGCGCAGTCAACCGAGGGCTTCCTATCCGGCCGTGCCGCGATCGTGAAGGCGGCGCAGATCGGCGGCGAAGGCCCGGCCGTCGCGGTCGAGTTCCTCTTCGCCGCGACGGTCGACGCGACGCTCTTCGCCGCCACCGACGAGGCGCGCGCCGAGGCCGAGGCGGCGCTCGTCGTGATCCCCAACGCGATCTGGCAAACGACGAAGGTCGGCGCGTGGTTGGGGGCGCTTCCCGCTGCCTACAACGGGGGCGGCGACACGGTCTCTTCGACGGGCAAGCTCGACGAGGCGATCTTCTCGGGGCACGTCTACTTCGGCGGCGAGACGGGCGGCGCGCCTGCCGAGCCGATCCTTCCGATCGACGAGTTCGTCGCCCCGTTTGCGTTCAATCCCGACCGCATTCGCGATCAAGACGGCGTCTACCTAGACGCGTTCCTGTCGGCGGCCGGGAACGGCGCGGGGGCGGAGGGCAACGCCGACTTCCCGAACACGACGCGGCACGTATTCGCGCAGACCCTACGCTTCAAGGTGCGCCTGTGGGCGCTCCGCAACGACGAGTTCGTCGCGCACGACGTCTCGCCCGCGATCGAGATCTCGCCCGTTCAACCGCAGGGGCGTTGGTCGCTGGCGCGCGTGTCGTGGCAGATCACGAAGCAAGACCTGACCCCGCCCGAGGGGTTCTCGGTCGTGGCGTGGGGGCTACAGGGCTACTGCGCCGGGTTGAACGCCGCGATCGTCCCGCACGTCGTTCTGACGATCTCGAACACCCCGGGCGGGCCGCCGTGGGTGAAGCTGTAGCGACGCGGGGCGCCCCGTCTTCGTAGAAGATCGCGAAGGTGGTAGACGTGAAGCTCGCCGACGCCCGCAAGCGGTTCGACAAGACCGAGAGCGCCCCTGCGCCAACGCCCGCCCCGGCGCCCGCGTCGCCGAACCCGTTCACTCTCACGACCTCGACGACGACCCCGGGCGAAGGCGGCACGACCTCGGTCGTGTTGCTCTTCCGCTGCTCGTCGAAGCTCGTCACGCTCGCCAAGAACGACGCCAAGCTCGGCGACGCCCTTCGCGCCTCGCTGCAAGTCGCGACGGCCGAGGCGCACCCGGGCGCCGAGGTGATCTCGTTCGCTTGGGCTCTTCGCCCGCAAGACCGCGATCTCGACTTCGAGGTGCGGGCGATCGTTCGCCCGTTCTAGGTGCGCCTCGTGCGGTGGTCGACGATCGTCAACCGCTTCGTGCGGATCCGCGTGATCGCGGCTTCGCCCATTACTTCGAGCGCGAGCAGCGCGAGCGAACCCGCGACCCTTACGAACTCGCCAGCGACGGCGCCCGTCGAGCCCGCGAAGCTCGCGATCGCCTCGCCCGTTGCCTTCGCCGTGACGACAGCGCCTCGGGCCGTGTCGATCGCTAGCGCGACGCCCGCGCGGTTCACTTCGGCACCTCGGCGGGCTCGGGCTCGGGCGCGACGGGGACGGGCGACGCGTCGCAGGGGCACGACGAGCAGAGGTCGAACTCGTCGGTCTGCCATTCGACGAGGATCACCTCACTCTTCGGCCCGACACACTTCGCGACGACCTTCGTCGTGCCCGGCTCGTCGCCGTCGTAGAGGTCGAGCCTCGTCTTCGGGCACACCGTCGCGCACGACACGAGCAGCGCGAGCGCGAAGAAACCGAACGCGATCCGCTTCATGGAATCCCCCCGGGGAAGTTGCGGGGCGAGTCTCGCGCGCCCGCGTTCCCGCGTCAAGTGCGGCCCGTGTCGCTTTTCTGCAAAAAGTATTGACGCGGGGATTAGGCGAGCCCATACTTTGCGTCAAGGCGGGCATGACGCCCGGCGAAGGGAATCAAGATGCACGGTAACGACGGACACATTCTGGAAACGTTGGTCGGCGGGCAGACGCGCGAGGAGTTCCTCGCCAATAGCACCGAGGGCACCTACGAGGAAATGGTCGACGCCTACCTGCTGACGCCGTGGCTCGTCGAGGCGCTCGCCGACACCGAGAACCCCGCGAGCGAGTGCTACGACCCCGACATCAAGCCGGGCGACGTGCGGCGCGTGCTGCTCACTTGGCTGCGCGGCGCCGAGTAGCGCCAACGCCCCGGTTCGCCGGGCACGCGATCGCACGGGCGGCGCGTCGCTTCGCGCCCGCAACGTCTAGGAAGGTGCCGCCATGACGACCACGACGCCCGCCCCCTACCTCGCAGCCCTCGACCCCGAGACGCGCGCCTTCGTGCTGCGCGAGTTCGTCGACCTGCTCGACCTCGGGGTGCGGGTGTGGCGCGGCCCCCTCGCCGAACTGCTCGCCAGCAACGAGGAACTCGTTGACGAGCTTCCCGCCCTCGTGCGCGACGGCCGCGCGATCGTCGGCGGCGGCGCCTCGCCCCTCTACGAGATCGCGATCTCGACCGCCCTCCCGAACTGACCCCGCGACGCCAGCCCCCGCCACGACGTAGAAGGGCCGAAGCCCCGAGAGGCGCCCGCCATGCTCTACACCGTCGCCCCGCGTTGCATCGTCGAGGATCTCGCCGCCCGTGGCGAGCGCGTCTTCAAGGCGTATCAAGGCGTCGTCTTCGAGCACCGCGACGACGCCGAGCGCGTGCTCGCCCTCGGCTCGGGCCGGGTGCGTGTCGACGTCTCGGGGATCGAGCGCGCCTGCGTCGAAGCCCGCGTCTACGAGGTCAACGCCACGCTCGCCGACACGACGACCCCCGTCTCGCCCGAGCACGCCGAACGGCGCTTGAAGGCGCGCGCCGAGATCGTCGTCGACGTTCCCAAGCAGGAAGCCCCGCCCGACGCGTGACGTTCAACGCTGGCGCGTTTCTACGCGTCGACCCGCCTCTTCGTAGCCCCCGCGATCCCCGAACGCATCCTAGACGATCCTCGCGCGTCACGGCGACGACGGCGCCCCCGCAGGCGTAGAAGGGGCGAGAACCGCAAGCGAGGCGCGATCATGGCCGAGAAGTTGTCGATCGGGATCGTGGGATCCCGTTGGGGGATGAACGTCGCGCAGGGGCTCGCGCTCGACGCGCTCTTCGCCCGCTACACCCCCGCCCGGGTCGTTCACCACGATCGGCACGGGGCGGGGTGTCAAGCGCACTACAAGGCGCTCGCTTGCAAGATCCCGACCCTCGTCTTCCCGGTCGATCCGCCGCACGAGCGCGCCTTCGTGCGGGACGCGACGCGCACCTACAGGCCGATCCCGTGGGATGCGGCGTTGCGCGCGGTTGTTGACAGTTCCGATCTTCTCGTGACGATCCCTTGTAGTGAGACGCAGGCGCACGACGAGCTTTGGATCGCCGTCGACTACGCGCGCGAGGCGGGCGTTCCCGTCGTCGTGGTAGAGCCCGACGGCACAACCCGCAGGGGGTGACGATGATCAACGCGAAAGACCGCTACAAGCGCCTCGGGGGTGTGATCGCGAGCGACCTCGACGCCGACGTCGAGCGTTGGCTTCTGACCGCCGAACCCGTCGAAATCGACGCCGACGATCCGAACCCGCTCGCCCTCGTGCTCGACAACCTGCGCAGGCGTAGGGCGCTCGGGCAGCAAGGCTCGTTCGTCGTGCTCTACGACGTCGCCGAAGAGCTTCTCGTCGAGGTCACGAACGAAAGCGTCGAGCGCGCACGCGTGGCGAAAGGGGCCGGGGCATGAAAGAGAAGATCACCGTCGCCGTCGACGGCTTCGGCGTCTACAAGGGGCACCGCCGCGAAGGGCGCGTCGTCGCGCTGCGCAGCGCCGAGGCGCTCGTCGCGATCCCCTTCTTCGATCCCGACGAGGTGAAGCTCGTTCGGCCCCGCGTCCGCGAGCACGTCGAGGCGTTCCGGCTCACCGACGGGATCGGCGAGTTCGACTGCGAGATCTTCGTCGGCCTCGACGACGGGACGCACGATCTCGTTCATTCCGGTTTTCGCCTCGCCCCCGCCGATCTCGACCGCCTGCGCGCCGCCCTTACCGCCTAGTCCCGACGATCACAAAACCTAGATTGAGCGATAGCTGATTCGCGCGCACGCGCGAGGGCGCGCGATCGCCCTTGCGTTTCATGGGCGCCGCAGTCTATCTATAGGCTTACCTAGATACAGACACGCAAGGCCCCCAAAATCTATCTCTAGGCTTGCCTAGAGATAGGCACGCAAAGCCCCCGAAATGCCCCGTTTCCGGCGTGCGAAAATCGCTAAATTGTGGTGAATGCGTCTCAGGATCGGGATTTTGAGACTGCTCCTTCGATCTTTCGCACTTTGCGCTCGCGGATCTCGGCGCAGTCATTCAAGAACACGACCGGGCGCGGATCGGCTCGGATCGTTGCTGGGATATTCCTTATAAGATCCTGATCTGTTATCTCTAACCAGCAACGATCCGAGCCGGGGAAATTGGGGCGTTCGGCGGGCATGAAAAAGCCCGGCCGAGGGGCCGAGCTTTTGGAACCCCTCGGGCGGGGGTTACGCGGGGGTCTTCGTGCTGAACTTTTCGCGCACTTCGGCGAGCGACTTTTTCGCCTTCTTGGGGGTCGCGGGCTTGACGGTCGGCACGGGCTCGGCCGGGTAGTTCTCGGCGGGCGTGTCGTTCTCGACGACCGGCTCGGCCGCTTCGGGCTCGGGCGCGAAGGTGGGCTCGCTGGCGAAGACGGGCGCCTCGACCGGGGTCGCCTCGTCGCGGCCGTAGAAGTGTTCGACGATCTTCGTCACGAGGGCGGGCTTCGTCTCGTAGGCGCGCAGCGTAACGCCGTTGTCGCTAGCGAAGGCGCGAAGGTTCTTCACCGTGCGGCGGGCGAGATATTCGACGGCACGGGCGCGCTTCATCTTCGGGATCGAGTCGCCGATAATCTCGTCGTCGCGCTCGACCGGGGCGGCCGCGACGACGATCTTCGGGGCCTTGACGGTGACGATCTCGGGGTTGTCGCTGCCGCCTTCGAGCACGGCGAGCGCCTCGCGAACCTGCGTCAAGGCGCGCTTCAACGACGCCTTCAAGTAGGCGAGCCCCTTCGCCGAGTTCGCGATCGACTTGTAGGAATGCGAGAAGCCCTTGCCCCGGCCGAGGCCGATCGCCTCGATCACTTCGAGCGGGTAGGTGCCCGCCGCGTCGAACGCGGGGCGGTGCGCGGTGCGGCCGCAGCACGGGCAGCGCACTTGAACGTTCGCGGTCTTCTTCGTGGTCGTGGCGGGCGCGGTCGTCGTCGTGGTCGTTTCGGGCGTGGTCGTCATGGCCGGGTTCCTTCGTTGTGCGTCATGCACGACCCCATAATAGGCGGGCCTAAAGGCAAGGCAACAAAAAAACGCACGGGAATTTTCTTCGTTTGTAATCCGACGGGATTACAGGCGAATCGGTGTGCTGATTTTCTCGTGCCGTGCGACGATCTGCCGTCGTTGCGCGTAGAATCGCCCAAGAATCGGGGGCGGGGTGGGGCATGGCGCGACGCAGGAAGAGCGAGGATCGGCTTCGTAGCGTGAACGTCGACGGCGTCGGCGCGAACGCGGTCGTGATCCTGCGAGTTCTGCTTGCCCGTGGTCACGAGAAGCGCACGGCCTCGCAGGTCGCCGCCGAAACGGGGATCGTGGTCTTCCGGGTGCGCGAGAGCTTCAAGGCGCTTGCCTCTCGGGGCGTGGTCGACCTCGATGAGCAGGGGCGCGCGTCGGCTGGCGCTGTCGCCGCGTTCGCGCTGCGCGAGATCGAGCACTCGTCGCCCGCCGTCGCGAAACTTGACGGCGTATCCCGCCCGGCTTACGCTGGCAACCGAACGAACCGCCCTTGACGGGGATCCCCATGACGAGAGCCCGGCGCTACCAGATCGCGAAGGCGTGCTCGCACGCCGCTACGACCCCGAAGAAGCCCCTCTCGCTGCGGGACGTGGGCGAGCGTCTCGGCGGCGCTGTCTTCGTGCTCGGTGTCGTCGCGCTGCTCGTCGGCGGGCTTGCCGTTGCAAGCTGACGCCCCGACCCTTCACGACCGAATCGGCGCGCGCCTCGAAGCTCGCTTCGCGACGTTCGCCGATCTCGCCCGAGCGCTCGGCCTCACGAGGCAATCGTTTTGGAAAAAGCTCGTCAGGCGCCCCGACGACCTGCGGTTGCGCGAGATCCGCGCGATCGCGGCGTTCCTCGCCGTCCCGCCCGGGTGGTTGTTCGACGCCGACCCGCTGACGCGCGAGGATCGTCTAGGATGCGTTTCGGGCGACGGGGCGTCGACGGGTGGGGGCGACGCGACCGTCGCGACGCACGGGGGCGCCTAGCTCTTCGGGGAGGCCGTTTCACGGCGATCGGGGGATAGCGTGACGACGAAGCCGAGCGGCGACGACAAGACGATCGTTCGAGCCTTGATCGCAGACGGCAAGACGATCGTCGAGGTCGCCGACGATCTCGGGGGGGAACCGCAGCGCGTCGTCGACGCGTGGGAATCGGTCGTCACCGACGAAGAGCAACACCTCGTCGGGCGGCGAAGCGAAGAGGTTTACGTCGCCTACGTCACCCGCACGAACTCGAACATTCGCAAGCTCGACGAGGCGATCGTCGAGTTGAAGGGCTCGAAGCAAGGCTCGGCGATCGTCGGCGCTATCAAGGCGCGACAAGAACTCTTCGATCGGATCATCGATCGCGGGCAGGAACTCGGCTTCGTGGCGAAGAAGGCCGAGCGCCGCGAGGTCGTGCTCGCGCGCCTCGACGACGCCGCCTTGCAGGAAATGCTCTTCTCGGAAATGAACCGACTGCGCGAGTCAATGCGGGCAGCGGGCGACGTGCGGCTTCTCGAAGTCGCGGCCCCTGCGCTTCCCGCGCTGTCGGGCGACGTGGTAATCGAGGCGAGGCCCGGCGTGCCTGTCGTGGCGCGAACCCCCTACGTGTCGCCGAAGCCCCCGAGCGAGTTCCGCGCGCCGCCGATCCCGGGACGTGCCCCGGTCGACCCCGGGCCGCCGACCGCGAGTCTCGGCGGGATCGTGCGCAGGAAGGCCGTCGCGCCCACGGGAAAGGGCTAGCCTATGGCCCCGCGTGCGACTCGCGCCTCGTTGCACGATCGCCGGGCGGTGATCAAGAAACTCGAAGAGATCCGCGAGACTCGGCGCGATTGGTTGCGGCGCCAGATCCTAGAGAAAGACCGGATCGACCTGCTCGCGACCGAGGTTCTCGGCTTGCAGGTCGAGCCGCATCATTTCGCCATGATCGCGCACCAACACCGCTACTCGCCCGACCCCGGCTGCATGATCCTGTGCTGGCGTGGCGCGGGGAAGACGAGTATCACGAGCGTAGCCCGAACGGTCTTCAAGCTCTTGAAGAACCCCGACGAGCGGATCCTCTTGGCGTCGAAGTCGGGCACGAACGCGGTCGGGATCCTGTCGGAAGTGAAGCGGCGTCTCGTGCTGCCCGAGGTCGAAGAGATCTTCGGGCCGCAGATCGGCGACAAGTGGGACGACGTCGAGATCAACGTCGCGGGCCGCAAGTCGGCGTCGAAAGAGTCGAACGTCACCGCGATCGGCGCCGAGTCGGCCGTCGTCTCGCGGCACTACGACGCGATCAACGCCGACGACCTCGTCGACGAGAAGAACTCGCGAACGCGCTACATGCGCGACCAGATCAAGACGTTCCTCTACAAAACGCTCTTGCCGACGCTCGAACCCGGGGGCGAGTTCTCGGTTCAGGGCACGCGCTACCACGATCAAGACCTCTACGGGCACCTCGTCGAGAACGAACTCGCGGGGCGCGTGCTCGTGATCCCGGCCCTCGTCGGCAGCGAGGAACACGGCTACCGCTCGAACTGGCCCGCGAAGTTCCCGGTCGAGTGGTTGTTGCAGCGTCGCGCGAGCATGGGCTCGATCCTCTTCGACGGGCAATATCGCTGCGATACCGCGAAGATGAAGGGCGGCGGGGTCTTCGATATCGACGACGTCGACACGATCGCGCTCTCGCAAGTTCCGGCCGGGCTGCCGCGCTACCTCGGCGTCGACCTCGCGATCTCGCAGAAGGCGAAGGCCGACCGCTTCTTCGCGGTCGTGATCGCCTACGACGCCGCGACCGATACCGTCTATGTCGTCGACAACGTCTACGGGCGCTTCTCGTTCGTCAAGCAGCGCGAGATCGTGATCGACCTGTGCGACCGTCACTCGATCGTCAGGGGCGCGATCGAAGCGCAGTTCTATCAAGCCGCCTTGTGGCAGGAAGTGAAGCGCGAGCGGCCCGACCTGCCGATCGTGGCGTGGCAACAACGCGTCGACAAGTTGACGAGGGCGCAGCGCTTCTCGGCCCGGTTCGAGGGCGGGAAGGTGCATTTCGTTCACGGGCTAGACACCCTCGTCGAAGAACTGATAGCATTCCCCGACGGGGAGCACGACGACGGCTTCGACGGCCTCGATCTCGCCGTCGCCGCGACGCGAGCCCGTTCTCGCAAACCGGCCCGCGATCGCGAGCCGGGCGTTTTCTGACGGGGAGGGGGCGATCATGGCCGACGAGTTGACGAAGAAGGTCGCGGACGCAGCCCGCGCCGTTCGCTCGCTGACCGCCCGAATCTTCCCCGACTCGTCGCGAATCATGAAGGCCGCCGCGTCTGACTCGACGACGCCAGCCTCGAAGGCGATCTCGACCGACGACCTCTTCGCGTCGGTGAGTGGGCGGATCGTCGACCCGCCCTACGATCCCGCCGTGCTTGTCGAACTCGCGACGCAGTCGAGCGAACTCGGGCAGGCCGTCGAGGCAATGGAAACGAATATCGCGGGCTTCGGCTGGCGCATCGTCCCGACCCACGTCCTACCGAAAGACGCGCCCGCCGACGTCGTCAAGCGGGCGTCGTGGGAAAAGACCTTCGTCAAGAATTTCTTCGACTACTGCTCGATCGGGCAGCGCTTGTCGTTCACGGCGCTACGTCGCCGCGTGCGCAAAGACGCCGAGATCGTGGGCTACGCCTTCGTCGAGATCGTGTGCAACCTGAACGGGCGGATCGTCGAGTTCCGGCACCTCCCGGCGCATACCGTCAGGCTCGGGAAAGAGTCGACCGACCTCGTCGAGTTCAACGAGCCCGTCTTGACGCAGGGCGAAGACGGCTCGGTTGTCTACGAGATTCGGTTGATCCTGCGTCGGGCGCGCCTCTTCGCGCAGGGCGGGGGATCGACGTCAAAGGTGCGTTGGTTCAAAGAGGTCGGCGACGCCCGCGTGATCGACAACGAGACGGGCGAGGTCGTGCCGCCTGAGCAGGTCGCGTCGTTCGGGAACACCAACGAGCCCATGCCCGAGAGCCGCAAGGCGGGCGAACTGCTTTACTTTTCGCTCTACTTCCCGGGAACCCCCTACGGCGTGCCGCGTTGGATCGGCAACACGACGGCGGTTCTCGGGGTGCGTCAGGCCGAAGAGACGTCGTATCATACGATGAAAAACAACATGATCCCTTCGGCTTTCATTACGGTTTCCGACGGTCGGTTGACCCCGACGTCGATTGACCGGATCTCGCAGTTCGTCGACGAGTCGATCAAGGGCGAGTCGAACTATTCGCGCTTCGTGTTGCTCGAAGCCGAAGCCGAGTTCGAGGGCGACACCCCGGGCGCCCCGAAGATCGACGTCAAGCCCATGACCGATATGCAGCGCACCGAAGGGCTTTTCCCCAATTATATCGAGCTTTCCAAAGACTCGATCCGCCGCTCGTTCCGCCTGCCCGGGATCTTCGTGGGCTCGGTAAAAGACGTCAACAAGTCGAACCTCGACGGATCGCGCGCGCTCGCCGACGAGCAGGTCTTCGCCCCCGAGCGCACCGAAGAGGATTGGACTTGGAACGTCGTCGTCTTGGCGCGCCTCGGGATCCTGCACTACCGGATCGCGAGCCGCACGCCGAACGTCACCGACAACCAAGAGTTGATCTCCATGCTCTCGGTCGTCGAGCGCACGGGCGGGCTCACCCCGAGGATTGCGCGAAGCGTCGTCGAAGACGTCTTCCCGAGCGCGGCCGAGGCGCCGCCGCTCGACTCGGAGAAGTTCGATCCCGACGTGCCGTTCTCGCTGACGTTGGCCGAGCGCATGAAGAACCTTGCCGACCCGACCGAACCAAACCAAACGACCGCCCCGGTCATGGGCGCGCGAGGCGACGCCGTCACGCAGCGCGCCGACCCCGAGCCGAAGGCCGACGAGGGCGATCTCTTCGGGGTTCACCTTCGCCGGTTGATCGACGTCTCGGGGCGCGCCAATGCCGAATTGAAGAGGGCGATCGGTGTGCCTTCCCACGACCCCGACTGACCTTGCCCTCGCGAGGATCTATGCCGCGACGTCGCTTGCTGCGCTCGCCAAGGCGAGCCCGGCCCTTCGCGACTTCGTCGCCGCCGAGTCGGCCCTCGAAGCCGCCCTCTTCGACGCCAACGAGCAGGCCGCGAAGGTCGCGATCGCTGCGTCGCTGCGCGCGCTGAATGCGGGCGCGAGCCCCGACGAGATCGGGGCCGTCGCTGGCGCCGCCTTCTCGCCCGCCTTCGCGCCCCTCGCCTCGCGGGCGATTGACGCCGCGACGCCGCTCTTCTACGTGATCGGCAAGGCCGACGGCTACGCCCGCGCCACGGGGAAGAGCGTAGGCGTCGCGACCGTCAACACGCCGCAGATCGCGAAGGTCGATCCCGCCAAGCTCGCGGCAGGCTTCAACGTCGATTGGAACCTCGCCGACAACGAGGCGATCGCCGCGTTGAAGACGCACCGCACCTTTTGGGTGAACGGCGCCGACGAGGTGCTCTATACGGGCATGGCGACGGCAAGCGTCGCCCGCGACGTCATGGTTCGCGACGGGCTCTCGGGCTTCGAGGCCGCGAAGGCGCTCGAAGCTCGATTGAAGGTTCTCTCGGGCGGGGTCGATCCCGACGTCCCCGGGCATTGGTTGGGCGCCTCGGGGCGCGCTTCCTACTTCCGGGGCGTCGCGACGAATGCCGCGACGGTCGGGCGCACGCTTGGGTCGGTGAAGGCGATCGGCGACGCTGGCGTTCAAGAAATCCAGATCAACGCCGTGCTCGACGAGCGAACGTGCTCGCGCTGCCGAATGATGGACGGCCGCAGGATCGCGATCGGCGACGCGCTCGCCGCACGTTCGGCGCTGCTCACCTCGAAGAGCAGGGTCGACGTTCAGACCGCGCACCCGTGGCGCGGTGAAAAGTGGTTCGGCGCGAACGTCGGACACGGCGACGAGTCGCGCGAGAAGCTCGACCCCGCCTTCTCGGCGAAGTTACGGGCGGCCGGTGTCGCTATTCCGCCTTGGCATATGTTTTGCAGATGCGCCGCCGACGTGCCTATAAACGCGCGCCTCGCGCCCCCGGGGCGGCCGCGTGCTCTCGGTCGAGCCTGACGGCGACGATCTCGTCGTGAAGCTCGAACGCGACGAGACGATCCTCGCGCTGACGCTCTCGCCGCTCTACCCCGACGACTTCGCCGCGTTCGACGACGCCGCCGCGCAAGACGTCGCGACGCGCTCGCCCGAGGCCGCCCCCGGCAGGCAGACCGTCGCGAGCGCCGCCGCCATGCGCGACGAGCCCACGCCCCCGGCCGCCGCCTCGCACCCGTTCAGCGCGATCGAGGTCGGCGTCAGGCTGCCCGACGGGACGCAGATCCCGATCGCCGCGATCGCCTACGACGGGAAGACCTGCGACGCCGCCGTTGCCTACGGCTTCGACTTCGCCGCCGCCCGCGTGGTTGGGTGGGTGCAATGCGTCGCGCAGGGGTCGGCGACCGTGCCCGAATTGCTCGAACGGATCGCCGAGCAGGGGGCGCAGGCCGCCGAGACGTTCAGCGCGCCCGCGAAGCTCTCGGCCCCGACGGCGCGCGCCGCCGCGATCGATCGCCTCGTCGCCTCTCTCGTCGCCGCGAAGCTCCCGGCTTGACCCCTCGTTGACGCTTTTCGTGCTCTAGGCTAGTCTTTCCCCCGAAGAC